CCAGGCATGGTCAACTTCTTGGTGATCTCGGCCCCTAGGGCGGCGTCGAGTGTGATGACCGCATTTCCGCCGCTATCCTTCACCGTCAGGATGCCAGCCGAGGTAAGCCCTATCCGTTCTTGCGAATCTGCCCATAGTCCAAGGGAACTGCTCGTGGCTTTGAGGTAATTGTTTGTACTACCTCTGAGATAGACGCTCGTGCCGTCATACAGAAGCTGAGTACCATTAGCCACACCTACACGGAACTTGTACGTAGCAGGATCTCCATGCCTGCCCATCCAGACACCGTTGCCGCTTTGAATGGCAGTAGCTGAACCTACCGCCAGATAAGGTGTCGTCGGCTCAAGGTGTATTCGAAGATTAGCCCCGTCGTAGACTTTCACTTGAAGGTTGAATATATCAAAGCCTTCGGAACTAAGACGCATATACTGGTCGCCACTGGCTTCGTCGTGACCTTCGCCCGCGAAGAGCCCGTATTCATTCGGTGTACCAAAGATGCCATTTAGGTTGCCAGTCCGAGTCCGTACTATTCGATCATACCAGGGATGCTCGTCCCACGTTACAACCTGCGCATAGGGACTGTTTACACCCATTAACCCATCAATAGCATTGACCTCGTGGTAGCCCATACCAGTAGTGCCAAAATCAAGTGCCAATGCGCCTCGCTTAACAACGGTGCTTGTGCTCATATAGCCAGCCGCAGGGTGACCATTAACTGTGCCACTCAGCCTAGTAAAAGTCCATCGTTGTTCGGGCGGATCGCTCTGAGGAGACGGAAAGTACGGGGCACTGACGGTGCCGAAACAATTGGTGATGTCCAGTCCGCCGCCAGACCGAGAAAAGTTGCGAACCATCACTGTATCCCCGGTTACAAAAACCTCAGCGGCGGGGAATCCTAAGAAACATTCCACCCAGAGATATGCTGTGTTACCTGCTGCTGGGGCTGTGAAATCCCGCGAAAGCGGTGCTACGCTCTTGGATATAATCTGCCCACCCGCCAAAGCCTGTTCTAGGTCAGCGATAAATGCCTTGGCGTGCATCTCGTCCACGTAGAGGTAGCGAAGGTCGGCTGCGCCTCCATAGGTGATGTGCCATCCCGTGGTTTGGCTGGCATAGCTCTCTGATTGTATCGTTACACTTTCCTGGAACTTAAGGAGATTGCCTGTGGCTGAAATGTTTACATCATCAGTACCTTCGATCTCTATACACAAATACTTGGCCGCGTCATATCCCAGACGCAACTGCTCGTCAGTCCTAATTACATGTATACCAGCGCTTGGCGATGCAACACCGATGCCAAGTATTGCGCCCATAACGGCAATGTAACCGGCAGTATAAAACTCTATTCTCTCATCGGAGCTACCAATGCCAATACTCTTGCTATTAGCCAATCGAATTTCACCCGTACCAGAACCGGTAGCCGTACCCATATTAAGTCCAATAGATATAGTAAGTGAATCATCGGTTTTAAGAATATTCACTGCACCACGATATAGGTTTACATCAGACCATAAAATCTTATAAGCATCACCAATTGTTACATCAGCATTAAAAGTCCAAGACCCAGTAATAGTCTCTGTATCACCATAGTTGGGATATACGGCACCGTGATCGTCGTCGTCTAATGAATCAGAGTTAAGGTTCCCGTGATCTATATTGGCTTCGATAATAGTAAGCTTAAGCTGATTAGTTTCAGCAATAGACGTGAGGATATTATTACCACTATATATCTTAATATAGTCTGTGGCACTAGGCGTGATAGTAGTATCGCTGCCATCGCGTAGCCCAATAAAACCAGTGTGGTGCTGATCGGCACTGACACTACCTATATTACTGTGAGGAATCTCTCTACCATCCCCACCGCCCCCATGTCTGTGTCCTAAGGTGGAGCTTAGAACGTCATCGCGTAGGTTATTATATTGGGCGATAACTGCTTCATCGCCAACGTTAATTGGTGAAGATTGTGCCATTAGGCCCTCGGAAGAACTGTAACTGTCAGTGTTCGCGCTGTAATATAGCGTGTATTAACACGGTCGGCCGGCCGACGGAATTGTACTTTAACAGTGGCAGTACCAGCAGAAACAGCACTATGAAACCAAGTTGCAGATTTTAGCGGCATGTATGTATCGTGTCCGCGCAATTCATAAGTGATACTGCTCGCTGCACCTACTAGAGACTTTAACTCACCAAGATCGCCAGTGCTAAAAAGATCGTCAAAGTTGAATGAGAAACTCACTATCATATCACAGGTTGCACCTGTTGCTATAGATAGCGACATTCCGCCCACATCATTCCAGTTGGAATTATCGGGCATAGCCCAGTTATTAACTCCAGTACCACAAGCCGTTCCGGCACTAGCTGCTACATCACGCACGTCAGCACGCAAGTTATTATACTGGCTAGCATATAGATTATTACCAACTGCAACATCACTTGATAACATATCTCTACCTCATATAGGTTACTAAGAGAGATGCGTCACTGCCTACTTTTACGCCACGGAAGTTAATGAGGTTATTAACACCATAAACAGTAATCACATCACCAATAGCCAGTAGGTGTCCGACACTTGAAGATGGGTCGCTACCATCAACGCGAAAGCGTACTGTAGCAGTCTCTACGGAAAACATCGCCGCAGCGCCAGGTAAGCTATCTGTGGGAACGACTACGCTTCTAGTAAAACCTATAGGTGTGCCTGAAACAGTAATAGCTTCATAAGCAAATGCCTCAAGCGGAACCTCCCAAATTGCCATTTCATTCTCCTTCTAATCCCAAAAGTTACAGGGCTATCTTAATTAGTATCAAACTGGAGGTACCAGTAAGACCAACGTACCTCCCCATACTGTTTCTCTATAGTGTGGGTAAAAGCATTGTATTCCCATAGCGTACCATTCTCCTTGAAAATCCTAATTTTGTCAAGGCATTCTGTAGTAGCAGCTGACTTTGTTACTTGCGCTTGAAAGCTAACAATGTTATTAACATTTGCTACGCCTACTTTGCTGTTATAGGTATTGACCACTTTAGAGAACCAGTTCCACCCATCAACTAATGAGCTAATGGGAACATCGTAGCGGTAGCTGTCGCTTGTAGGCGTTGTAGCATTGCTGCTAAAGTAGAAGCTTATATTAGTACCTGTGAGTCTACTTACATCATCAATGTAGTACCAGAACTGAAACTTATCGGTCTCGGCAAATACATTAGTGTAGGCATCAAAATGGTTAGTGTTCTTAAAGGATACAGTAGCTGTACCACCATAAGCCGAAACTGAAGCATCGCCCGCACGAACAATAACGGTTTCGGCCTTAACACTTGGTTGCTCTGATGTCCAGCCAGCCGTACCATCACAATTATCGAGAGTTGATACTATAGCATCATCATAAAACAACCCAATCTCGGTCCAATCACCAACGCCAACCTTCGTATTGAACTTAGCCGAGTATCGAACTTTAGCTGTACCATATCCCCAGTCATATGTAAAGATTACAGGTACGCGTTCGAGTTCGTCAACAAGCGCTGTCGGCGTGCCACCAGCCGAACCAAGGCCAACAGCAATGTAAGTGGGCCAAGTCGCGCCCCACTTTCCATACACTGTCCCAGGTGCGCCCCACTTAGTATTCTTTGTTGCCGTCCAATCACCAGATTCAGCCCACTTATATGGGTAGTCGTATGTTGGCTCATCCGCAACAATAACCCACTTTTGGACGGTACGGTGTGCTGATTGTGGTTGTACTCTTTGTGTACGATCATATATCCGAGCTAGAAAATCCTCGATGCCCCGCATTATTCTCGTAGCCTCGTAGAGAACTCTATGTTCGTCATAAGAATAGTACCGCCATCAGTAACTTGAATGATCTTCTTAGTAACAGATGTTATAAAAACCGTTACAGCAATTTTATCACCGCTATCCCAGTCGCCACGCCCGCTTATCACCCAGTGACGAATATCATAAATGTCGCGGACTTTCGACTTGATCTTAAAGTATTGTCCGCTTCGCCAACCCGTCATAGTAGTAGTGTTAGAGGGTTCGTAGATGCTAAAGCCCCCTGAAATTAGTGGCCACGCATGAGAATCAAGCAGCATATTGCCATAGAACTCTATGGGGTCATAGCCGGTATCTGACGGGCTATCTATACGATAATCAGGGAGACTAATCATTACTTGGTGTTCACCGTCAGAGCCTTCACGCCTTGCCATTTCATTAATCGAATCAGGGTCCATAAAGACGGCAACACGGTCGGGAATTGCGTAATCGAAGGATACTTTAACGTAGTCACCACTTGCTGGCATATCAGTAGTGGGAAAGCGTACTCCCCAATTCATCACGCATACATAGGCGTAATTTGCTTGACCCTCAATAGACTCTGCACTTCCATCCAGCGGGTCAAGCGCTAGAGTTTTTGTTACCCATTCATCCTCACCATGTTTAGTTTCCACCGTCATATCAACTTCATTCATTGGTGGCATGGGGAGCTTAAAGAATGACTGTGCGCCATCAGCGAGAACATTATGTTCATATGCATTATCACTCTGTTGCGCATAGTCTTTTATGATTACTACATTAAAGAGACTAGAGACGTCTTCTGTTACCGTTACACCACCTATCTCAAGGTTTGCATCAAGGTCGAGTATGTTGCTATATGTTCCATTATTCAGCGGCGAAGCATTGGCGGATACATCACTATCAGGAAAGAAATAAATCTTTGGTCGCCCTGCTACAGATGCGTCGAAACCTACATACCATGCATATCCAGTAGCTTCTGATAAACGGTCAAAGATACCTGACGCGGGCTCGTAGTCATAACCTTCTTTGGGAACGTCAAGACCAGTTGCAATATTATCATCCCAGTTACTATAGTCTGTAAAGTCCGGTGCAAACTCCTGAAGAATGGTCTTGATTCGCGTGCCGGCTGCACCCTCAGCATATTCCTGTTTAGCGACGAGTCGGCGATCAAGAAAAGCTGTATAATCCGAAACAATAACATTTACAAGCATAGTCTCGGGATTCTGAAAAGAATCATCAGTTGTAGCAACAACACCTTCAAACTCTCGAGTACTATCTATAATCAAAACCACTACATTGCCAGGCTTGGGCTTTGCCACAGTTTCCGCATCCAAATCAGCCCAGGGAATATACATATCGAACTCTAGGCTATCCCCCATAGAAGCAGCGCCATCCTGAATAGATATAGTCGGAATGTTAACGTAGGCTGTTACATCAACGTTATCAAGCTCTATAGCTACACCCATCTACCTAACTCCTGAAACTGCATGTCGTCTGCGCAGCTTACGCATAAGTTCAACTGAGACTAGGTCAGCCACTTCACGTATTCCCCCAGCACCTACAATAGTATTTCCAGTTACGAAAACATTAACTTCTTGCCCGGCAGCCCGTGTATTCTGTAGCGGACTAAATGTGAAGGCCTCCGCACCTCTTTCGCCTGCCAAGAAGAGTGTCGGCTTACGAACAATACCACTGCCACCGCGTTGCATTGGCGTTATAGGGATTACCTCGCCAGTTGTGTCAATCTTAGCTTTAATAACTATATCACCAATACCTTTTAGGAGAGCTTTTCTAATTTTCTTGCCTACTTCTTCCAAGCTTGTTAGCAAGCTTTCAAGGTTCGTTTCTATACCGGCTTGAAGCTCAGACATTAGATTCACACCCCATGCATTAGAATCAAGGGCTGTAGTAAATAATCCTATTATGTCATCACGAATTCCTGTTAGAACAGGGTATAATGATTGCTCTGCGTAACCAGCTTTGACACCTTTTTCATAGGCATTCATAAGACCCTCGCCCCAAGATGATGCATCTAAGTCAGAAGATAACGAAGATTCTATTCCATCCTCTACTTTTGCTAAACCGAGTATTTGTCTCACCGCAAGTGTAGGAAGAACACCTAGCGGGAACTCCCATATGAATGCTATGGGAATTTTTAATAGGTTTGCCGGTGTTATTTCACTCAAAAACTCATTCCACGCCTCCTTGACTTTCTCCCAGGTATCCGCAAAATCAGATTTAAGTGCTTCACGATAATCCTCGTCAAGGGCGAATCTAATAGTAGCATATATTGTTAGTGCTGCCTCAAGGGTAAGGACGAGGGCAAGGAGGGCAACGGGAGCTTTTAGTAGAACGGGAGTTCCAGCAAAGGCTGCTATAAGAGCATCTTTTATACTTGTAAGGAGATTTGCGGTAAGAGCTATTGGGTACGACATAGCAATTCTAAGTAATATTAACGATAGAACGGTCTCTATAGGGTGCTCGTCAATCCAGGCCCAAATTTCTTCTTCAACAAACTTATTCCAAGTCTCCTGCATCTTCTTAGGCGCGAACGCATTAATGAGAACATGAACAACACCAAGGACAATGGCAGCACCTATAGCACCTATAATAGCGGCTTTAATTGCAACACCAGCAGCATAAATAACAAAGTGTGCAGCACGCATAATAAGGTGAAATGTTCCACTGGCAAGCTTTAAGGACCACTCAAGCCCAGCCTTAGCTAAGGTAATTGCAGATTGTACAGCCCACCATAGCCCGGCAATTGTTGCAATAGCCGTTGCAGTAATAGCAATTGAGGTTAGAACGGGATGTTCTTCCATCCATGCCTTTGTCTCGGGAGAGTTTAACCACTCTGAAGCTGAGTTCCAAAGAGATTGTACTAGGCCCTTTAGAAAGTTCCATACGAAAGCAAGAAAAATACCAATAGGGTTTTCCTCAAAGAACTCTTTAAGCGCTGGCTTTACTGTCTCATTCCACCACTTCTTAATAGCCGGACCAATATTTAAGATAAAGCCCTTGATACTAACCCAGGCATTGCGAAAAGCATCTAAAAGTTCTTTAGGGATAAGCTTACGCAACATATCACTGATTGGCTTGAGTAATCTACCGAACCATGCAAAGACCTTGCCAAGACTGCGTACTAACCCAAGCATCCATCGCAATCCATGCACACAAAGACGCATGAACTTAAGGAAAAGCCAGAGAGCTGCCACTACACTCTTGCGTATAATGTCGGCTAGCATTTGAATCTCAGGCGCAAACTCCTTTAGTGTATCATCCATTAACTTAAGGGTGCCGCGCCAGTGCGAAAGTACATCCTCAGACGCCCAAAGAGCGCGCGCAAGCGTAACTAGTGTTGTTGCAAAGTTAGCCAACTTTACCAGCAGTGGTCCAAAGAACTGCTTCCAAATCGGATAGAGCATGATACGCGTAGTGGCCAGTAGGCTCTCGCGAATCCTGCGAAGGGAAAATGTTGTACTTTGAGATACATCCTCGTAAACTTTCCCGTAGCGCTGCATAATTTTCATTTGAATGAATTGTGCTACGGCAGTACGGTTCGTAGTATCTACCATACTTTTATTAACGTGAATGCCGATACGGTGTAGTGACTTCAGGCTAGCACTCTCAGCGCCCACAGCGCCGGTAAAAATCCGCGAAGCCTCCTCAACTTTAACGCCGAGTGCTGTAGCCAAAACTCCCATGGTATCAACAACTTCATTAGAGCCAAGGCCGGCCTTAGTTAGAATATCCATCGACTTAGTAAGGTCATCAAGCGTTGTTCCGTACTTAATTGCCTTCATCTGCGCATAGACAAACATCTTTCCAGCTTCAGCTAGATTGGTAGAAAGTCCACGAAGTTTGTTGATTGCCTCCTCTACAGTAGTGCCGGTATCGCGTATAGCTTTACTTAGGCCCAAGAAAGCTTTTGTCAAACCACCTACAGTGATAGCGAGTGCTGCTGTAACCAGGGCAATTTTCGGTATGCTAAATCCGAGAAAAGCAAAAGAGTAAAGCAGTCCACGAATATTACCCTGAAGTGCGTTCATTGACAAGATGAGACCTTGCATAACCGACGACATCGGTCGCAACCTTGCAACTGTTTCCCAAATCTGGTTCTTAATATAACGGAATCCACGCGCACTATTACCAACAGCACCACTAAGGTCTGAAGTGGCTTTCGTGCTAGTTACAGCGGCTCTCGTAGATTCGTCTAGTGCCTGTGAGTGTTCAAGGATTGTACGTATTGTACCTTGTAGGGACTTACGAAATGCCTCGGTTCGCGTTGCATTCGCTTGTGTGGCTGTCCCCAATTGCATAGTATTGGCCGCCGCACCTAATCCCTGTTTTCCCAGGCCCTCCAATTGTGGCAAAAGCGCAGCAATTTCATAAGCCATTTTATTTAGTGCGGCTGGCGTAATTCGCGCTGTAGTGGCACCCATCTTTTCCATAGAACTCGCTACTGCTTCTAATGACGCTTTATACAACTTGCCGGCATCAGTAGCATTTTGCATATTTGCTGCATTTGCCTTAAAGCCTTCACCGACCTGACTAATGGTTTGGCCAATTCTATGACGAAGCTCAGCAATACCTATCAGTGCATAAGTGGCTTTACCAAGCTGGTCTAAACCTTGTATGCTGACTTGCGTAGCTCGGTTAAGACCAAGATATGTTTTTGCCAGTTCTAGGTTGGCACGATTGGCAGCACGCGCAAATAGTGCGTCCTGCTGTTTCTTCTGTGTAGCTAATTGGGCAATTGGTGCATATTGGCCAAGCACATAAGACATTTTATCTGTCAAGTTCAACCATCGCTCAACAGTCGGTATACCACCCTTTACCTGCCCAACAAACCCTTGTCGCCCTCCACCAATCGCCCCACGCATAACCGCATTAGTTTTTATGAGTGTTTGCATTGATGGTATAAGCTTATCAACTTCCTGCTTTAAGAGTTTGTACTCTACGCCTAAAGTTGTTGCGGGTTTTCGTCGCGATAGCTCAGTGATTTTATCCGCGACCATAGAGATATGAGGCACAGCCACTCTTGCCTCTTTAGCTGTGTCGGCAAACTGTTTACTTATAGACGTTATACCACCAGTGGGGGCGCGTCCAATAGCAGAATCTATAGTTTCTCTTAGCTGACTACCAACCCGCTTGAGTACATTTTGGCCGGTTGCAGCTATATCTATGATTAGTCCAAGCCTAGACGCCATGCGCTTCTCTCTCTATTCGACTAATAATAAGATCGGTAGTGCTATCGGCACTCTGCTGTGCATATAGGATAGCCTCTGTTACTCCACGTTCACTCCAAAAGTAAGCATCAAATCCTTCCTCGCGTACATGCTCTAAAAGTAAGTTAAAGTACTTTATATTTCTATCATACGCCCAAACTTTTAAGCGGTATTCGTAAGCATCGTCAATGTCCTCATAACCACCGAAGTCTAGCCTTTCCGCATAATCAATGGGACTCACGCCCTGTAAACCACTGGCCGGCCCCACCCTTGGGTCTACACGGGTTGTAATCCAAGTTCCCTCGGGAATAGACGGCACTCCCTTGGGATGTGGATGTAGCAAGCCTGGACTTATTGTAACTCTAAGAGACGATGCTAGTGCACCTGTGTATTTATTCTTCTCTAAGTCTTCCCGCCACATATCGCGGCATAGTTCGCCAATGTCTCTGCAGTACTCAAATATATGATCATTTGTAAGTTGGTATCCTCGATCAGATAGGACCTGAGACATTCGTCTCCAAATTGGCTGAAACTTAAAGACTACCCTATAATTACCGCTGCGTATGTCTATGTGTTCGCTTCCCACGTGTTTTCCCTTGCTGCTCTCTTACCTTATCTACTCGCCCTTTAGCACTAAAGTACTCCTTAATCTGTAGATACCTCTTCAGCGAGACCTCCTCGTAAAGCTGTTTCTCAGTCCAACCAAAATGCTCCATAACCTGTATTTCAGAGAACCAAGATGGTACGGTTTCACCCGTTCCCATTAGGGCGTTGAAGAGGAGTTCTCGCTCTCGGGAGGGACATCAATAGTCTTTGCCTCCTGCTTAAGCCACTCACTAATCTTGCCAAGAAACTCAGTGGGTAGCTTATCAATTACGCTAGGGTCTTGTGAAGGAAGAGGCATCGGCTTATCATCGTCCTTTTCAGGATCAGTAATGTTCCAATCTACGATTAGTTGACACATAAGCGCACTGGAAATCTCGAAGGTTTCCTCGTTAGTAAGCTCATCCTCATCCATGCCCATTTTTTCTTTGGCCATACCAACACTTATGGTATCTACGGAACGCATGATAATCCAAAAGTCAGGAATACCTAGATCATCAAAGTTAAACGTTTTAGTCTTATTAGCAAAGTATTTCGCCCACACTCCCATTACTTATCTCCTCTTGGTTTGATATTTAGTATTATTGTATTGCCACTTCTACGCATTCTGTAACGATACTTAGATGAGTTCCAAACCTGCTCGGCCACATCTTTCATTTCTGCAATACTCTTTCTCCGCAGCGATTCAATTATACGCAGTCGTTCTAATAGGCTTACGGGATAATGTGCGCGACGACTAATAATTATCGGCTTGGGAATAAGTCCACGACCAGCCCAAAACTTTAGCGTGCGTTCCGTAATATTCATCCCGCTTTGGTTTGCTAGTTCTGCAAGTTGGCCACGACTTACTAATACTGTCTCTGACACACTACTGTTAGCTTTCGTTGAACTGAAAAAGGAACCTTTAGAGTATTCTTCCAGTTCCTTATTCAGATTAGGCTACATAACTATCTTCGGCGTTCTTCATGGTAAACTGACAGTTACCAACATCAGTCGTGTTGTAAAGCGCACGCATAGTGTATGCAAGAGTTAGGTTGGGACCGCTGCGATCAATCTCAGCAGCACCGTCACCAAAGTCCATATTGGTAGCTGTAAATACCATTTCTTTCTCAGCCGTACCAGAGCCATAGCCCCAAGTCAACCGGAACTGTTCTTGATCCTTATTCAAGTATCTGTTATAGTCGTCATTAGAATCAAAGAGCAACGTTACGCGTCCAGTGCACTCAAGCGGACCGGCAACAGCAGTGCCGGGGTCCTGTGTGTCACCATCAACCCAAACTAGGTTAACTTCACGACTTAGCGTCAACTCACCTTCAATGATCTTGCCAAAAGCCGCAGTTCCCGAACCCACTATAGCACTAACATGCCAGCCTCGGAACGGAGACGTGGTTGCCTCAGCGTCAATTGTACCAGCGCCAGGATCAGTCTTGCTTTTACCCACTACTGACGTTGAATATCGTAGCAATCCTTCAGCAGCATTGAAAGTAAGCGAAAGCTCAGAAACCATACAGCCACCATAACGGTAAGTCTGAATAGCATTCTCGTCTTGGAAAGAAAACGAAGGCGGGTATGAGCCAACGCGAAAAGTGTGGCTATACGGCGCGGCAGTGCCTGAAACTCCGGCGCTACCCATAATGCCATAAAGTAGGTAACCAAACTCTTCGGGATAGACATTACCCTCAAAAGAACCCTCAACATGCGTAACACCCTGATAAGCAGCATAATCAAGGACAGGCGCACCACGCATGTCCTGATCTAGCAACTGCTCATAAGCAACAGTAAAAGAAGGCGGCGCAACGGGCAATAGAAAAGATGGCGTAACAGTACCACCCCAACTAGACTCTCGCCCAAAACCAATTTTAGTCAGGTACGAAATTGTCATTTCATTACCCCTTCTAGGAAACCGCTAAAGAGTAGTTTCCTCATTTCCCCGGTTGTAATATAATATCATAGTTTGCTAGTGAAGTCAACTGACCACTGTTAACTAGCGGTTACTTCAAAAATACAGGGGCCAGCATCATCGGCATCATAAAGTGCACGCGCGCTATAAGTAAGACGTATTTCTGTACTTGTTCGTTCTATCTCAACGGGACCATCACCGAAGTCCATATTTTTCGCTTGGAAGTATAGGGTATGCACACCCCTTGTCCACGTAACCTCAAACTCTTCTTGAGTTTTATTAAGGTAACGATTTAGATCAGAATCACTATCCCAAAGAATAGTGATAAGACAAGTAATGCCTAATAGTCCTGAGTGAATAGTTGATGGTGCATCATAAAGGTTACCGAACTGTAACGCTGACTCACGTGTAAGAACTATTTCAACGTCAGTTACTTTATTAAGAGTGGCTGGGTCACCAAACTTTGCTGCTGCTGACCAGCCCAAAAATGGACTACCAAGGTCAGGCATTGCCCCCCAACCACCACCACTACCACCGCCACCGGTAGCCGGTCCCCACCGCGCACCATCACTCCACTTAAAGTGGCCTTCTTCAGCATCCCACTCTTCGACGCTACTAGCCCACTTTATTACGTCAACGGCTATCGCCCCCCAAGTCATATCTTGACCCAAAAGCCCAGCACTCCAAACAAGTACGCCGCTCTCAGATGAGTAAGATAACTGGAGTTCATTTACTAAGCAACCACGATACCGCTGAATATCATCGCCCGCGGTAATATCTAAGTCCTGAACTTGGAAGGATAATGAAGGTACAGAGGTGCTAAGTCCATACCGAGTTCCACCGCCAATAACTTCTGCTGACCCCATAATACCTTGAACAAGAGAGTCAATAGATGTTGGATATACCATACCGCCAACTTCTATGGCTGCGTGCTGTGGTCCGGCATAAGACGCAAAATCGAAAGCCGCAATTCCTCTTACGCCTTGATCTAGCTCAACACTCTTCTGAATATATAAATTAGCACTAGATACAGGCGTTCTTGCCGATGGTGGATTGAAGATGCCAAAGTCATCTTCTATCTTCCAGCCCACAATTGACCGCATTATGCTAAGTATGTTACGCTATCATGGCGGCGAACAGTTATGCGAATACGGCAGAAGTGACAGGGAATACCAAACCAATCAACATCTGCAATACTTTGAGTGTGCGCGGGACCAGCAATGTATCCTTGCTCGACCTGACCAAGTGTTATCTCGGCCATAAACTTAGCGTGAATTCCTTCTATGATATTGTTAAAAGCTATCAGACTATCACGATCTACATAATTATAAAATCCAGTAATCTCAAACGTGTCTTCACGATTATACTCATTCATGGCTAGCGTAGCCGGACGGTCACCACCACGCGTGTCTCGAATTGCAATCCTTAAGAGAAACCAAATGTTGACACGCTTCTGTGGAACTTGACCTGGTATACTTGTAAGGTACTCGTCTAGCTGAGCCCTAGTTCTGATATTAGGCTGCCAGTCTAAAACCGTCCCTATACCAGAGACGGCCTCCAATCGTTCCTTAACGTAGTCGCGAATGTCTTCCCACTCCATATTTACATATCCCGAAAAATAGCATTATAACGTGTTACTGTTGACCTAACAGCGGCAGCGGGTACAGAACTCTTAGCATCAATACCCATCAGCATTTTAAAGTTGAGAAGGAAATGCCGAGAGATACCACGCCACTCATCACTCTTTGCGCGGTAGTTAACCATGTTAGCTTCATAGGTAGACTTACGAGTTCCACCATAGAGACTAGCAAGTTCTGATGCTAACATAGATGCGGCCAGTTGACAAATAGCCTCGAAATCAGCAGAAGGTACAGTGTCAGTTGTATTATCTACGGTATGCGGAGCCGTGTAGGACATACGTGCTGTATATCCAGTAGCGGGAGTTTGCAAGAGTCTTAGTTGAAAGTTGCCAGCAGTACCACCATAGAGCATAAATAAGTTAGTGTCTAAATACGTAGGCGTTTGTTCACCTTGCGGATACTCTACTCCTTCAACAATTGACCAATCATATATGAATGTACTTGGAAGGTCAAAGGAGTACGTAGCACTATCACCAGCATAGTCATATGCAAGGTGTCGCGGCTTTAGACGAGAGTAGGTACGCACTGCCGCTATCACAGCAGAACGAGTTGCAGAAGTGTCATCTAACTCATCTTCTGCATTTGGTATAAGTGAACGAAGTCTATCTTGATACTCATTGATAGTTGACATAGTAAAAGCCTTGCAGGGGCGCAAGTTAAGTTATTAACCAACGCCCCTAACGGTTATTTCTAACGGCCTTCATACTCAACACGAACGCGGATCGAACCAACATTCACCCCATTACCAACTTTCTCACGCTCCAGGCTAAGCTTCTGCCCTATAGCTAGTGCAGTACCAGCTGTTACGGCATAGAGAGAAAGCGGAGCCCACGCTGCCTGATCAGTGCCAGCGCCGTAATCCTTGTTAGCAAGTTCTGTGCTACTGCCACCGGCTGTGCCACGGTCAACTACGTTATAGTTGACAGTGTGTGATGCATCGCCGGCATGAGCCGAACCAAAGGTCAGTTCAACTGCACGAAGCTGACACCTAAACGGAGCTTCAAAGATCGGGTAAAGCGTAGAGGCGGTTGCTGAACCAACAGGGTCAAGAGTAGTTGAATCCCAGTTACGTCCCGGAACATCACGCCTTGACATAGGCATTTTAATTTCTCCCCTTTATCAGTCTGCCACTATCCCGCCGTACATGCCGCGATGGTCAATAATCGCGCCGCCAAAGACGAAGCGAATCTTCATCACAACCTTATCAGCTGAGAAGTGAGAACCAGTATTCGGAGCCTCAATAAACAATTCGGGCTCGCGCTTACCACCCAGGAATCCGAGTTCAATAGTCGGCACCAGGCTTGGGTCAGCAATAACATACCAGTTAGTAGGGTCGGTCCAGTAGTCTACGATGATAACGTCAAAGGTCTGATAGTGCGGGTTAGCGCGACGCGTATCTGTAATATCATCGTACTCAGAGTTGCGCAGTCGAAGAGCCTCGGACTCAAGCTCATTAGGAATGAGTACGAACTTGGGTCGAACAGCCATCGTGGTAATTGAGGAACCAAGCGCAGTCTGCGACCTCATAGTATACTTTGCGACAGACAGCGGATCAGTTGCAAACGCTGTAGTTGCTGTATTACTATGGTTGGCATGGAACAATGCAGTTGTATCGTAAGTGCACTCGCTATTATCCTTGATGAAGTCAAAGACAAACTGATACAGAGTAATCTTGGCAGCCAAAGCAAGCCTCTTAGGAATAGCTCGCAACGCCCCAAGGTTATCATTCAATGCATCTTCCCAAGTCCACTCATCAAGCATACCTCTCTTTGACGGCGTGAATTGGGGTTCCTCTTCTGTCGGCGAAGTAGTGAACTGATAAGGTCCACCAGCTGCGACAGTAGGAAGTGCACCGTAGTAACCGATTCTCTCAGTCCTCTGTGCCTTCATATCACTCAGAGGGCGAATACTCGAAACAATCTGCTCCCACTCATTAAAGACGGGAAGCTGATAGTCCTTTACTAGAATTCGGTTCATAGTTGCACCAAGTACAGTACTCCATGAGATTGCCTCACGAAGTGGACTCAGGCCAGGGTCATAGCCAAACGACTCACGGATGATACCATCTGCCAGTGCGCGACGGCTCGTTGCCATTGGGTCAAAGCCATTAAACATACAGTAGGCTCGCTGAATTGAGCCAAGCGGTGCCTGACCTTCGTATTCCTCGTCAAGAACCGTTGCGGTTAGAACATCAGAGAATTTATCTTTCTCATCCACCACGACTCTAACGGGATTCTTGGGCATTGTATCCAAGATAGCTGCGTAGACGGTCTGCTCCTCAACAATCATCTCGTCTAGTTCAGTTGCCTCAAATACTCGCCCGCTAAACCGAGTAACCAATCGATCCTTGATAACTTTGGGAAGAGCAGTAGCGTCAATCTTATCCTTGGCAAGTATTGTGCACTTACCAATCTCTACGCTCTCCTTCAGGCTATCAATTTCATCACGCATTGCCACAAGAGCCTTATCCGGCTCCCTGGTTACTACAGGCTCAGTTACTACCACTGTGGGTGCCACAACAACAGGTGTCGGTATAGACTCAACAACAGGCTCAGCCGCAACGGGTTCGTCATTCGTTACTTCATCATCTGTGTCATCTACGTCCGGCACTACTACATCCTTGGCATCCCAAAGTGCCTTGAGGTCCGGCCTGGCCTCAAGAATTTCCTCCAAAGTGAGTTCCTCAAGCATGGCGATTTCACCCTCCCTTCGTAGGCTAGCCATAAGCTCTACAACTCTGCCGCCAGCAGCTCCAAAAGTAACCAAATCAACACTACGTATTGCCTTGATTACCTCTACATCCCAGTATGATTCACTACCCTCTCCTACAAATTTCTGATCACCACCACCAAAGATGGATAATTGGGCAAAGTCGGATTTGTTACGCTCGTATGTTTCTTGCACAACCGGGGTTATAGGACTCGACTTTAGCAAGTGCAACATACCAACGACAGCACCAGTACTTCCTACACTAACATCCCAAACAGGATCAGTAATCCACCCAGCAGCGTCTCGGAGCGAACGCTCGGGCCGCTCATGTTCTTGTCGAACTGTAGGGTGGTCAATGAATACTTTTGCGCCCTCAAATAACGGAATGCTGGCTTGCAGTACTTCAGGTTTGTACATCCGCTTATTCAAGGAAAGACCAGCCTCGATAAGAACAGCCTTCCACATGAGGCCTTCAGAACCTTCAACAGCCTCAACAAGTCGTCCCGACTCAATGAAAAGCGATTCTCTCACGCTAGGAGTAGGTAACACTTTTCCCTCAGTTACCATATAACACCTCCTCGAAGTAGATTATATACATAATGTCTGTGTTGTCAAGTTTACTATTTGAGCGTCTGAACAGTAAAGACTTGCTTTTTTACATCTTGGTTTGGCAAACTAAAGTTAGATATGATAAGTTCATTCCGTAGACTCGTTCTTTGGCCACGCTTATAGTTTACTAACAGCGTGATGTGATAAGACAAGAATGCTGCCCGTACTTCTGGTGTATCTAAAGTTGTAAGTATAAATCTCGCCTTAAGACTATCTAAAACATTTAACAATTCGCCAATACGAATAGTCATGGACTTATGTGAAATACTGGCACTAGGAAAGGCTGGGTCGCAGTAAAAGAAAGTTGTGTCAGAATCGTTAGAGAGAAGACAACTATAGGCATCATCACGCGTAATAGTAACAGTTTGCAAGCGGTCGCGTGCATGTTCCAAGCGCGCGATGCGTGATTCTATATTAAAGTTTACTGGTTCCCTGTAAGATAAACCAAGGCCACCCCAAGAAAACCAGTTGATATAGAGATAACGATATAGGCGATCTATACTTTTCTGCGGCCTCCACAACCGTAGGCGCTGAAGTCTAAACTTTGAGCCACCCCAGGATTGCCGTCGAAGAATATCTATGTTGCTCGGCGTAAGTTTCTTAATGGCGCGAAACATATGAATGAGGTCTGGATCGAGATCATTTATAATTTCAACATCAGACACAGGCTTTGCAAACAGAACTGCTGCGGCACCACACCATGGTTCGCAATAAGTAGTATGTGTGGGAATTTGTTGTACTATAAAAGGGGCGATGCGATAACGACCTTGTGGGTGCCCAATAGGTGGCAGTCGAATAGCTTGTGATTGATAAAGTGCTTTAGTAAGCCTGCTAATCCAAGCATCCCTATCTAGGCCAGGCAGTAATGGACACGAACTTGATTCATCGCTAGCTAGCAGTATTATTGCTGCTAAGTGCTCTATGGCAGTATCGAAGTTTACGAAAGCCTCGCGTGATTTATTCACGACACTCTTGGCTATACGAATGGCGCGACCATCACAAATCTTCTCGGCAACACCAGAATTTACGCAACGTTTACGCACGTCATTCGCAGTGCGTACAAAGAGTTCCTTTTCTTTCTTGCTTAAACCTTTATAGAATCTCTCCACATCTGACTGAGTCCAAGGCATTATGAATCCTCGTTATTAAACAAGGGTTCAGTGATAAAGTTAAGGTGATGGAGAATGTCTGTATAGATTTTGGCAGCTTGGCTTTGATCCAGCCAGCCTTTTTCTTGCGCGTGTACTAAAGACTCTGTAATGCGAACTATTGCACCAGCAGAACGCTGAATATCACGAACGCCCAAACGCGGAGCCAAGCAGTAAATTTTATACTCACCCGGCCTAAGCACGCCTTTTACAATAGCCTCTTGTATAGCATATCTTCCCATAAATAGGAAAATATCTTTAATCTCTTCTTGGCGAACGATAAGGCCACGGACGGTGGGATTGAGCATTTCACCAGATTCAGGCTGGTCGGGTGATATGTTCAAGAGTCCTGCTGTGCTTGTAATAAACTCTTCAGCTAGTTTAGCATCACGCGAAAGTCCAATGCCAATACTTCGCGGCTGCACCATATTCCACTCGACGCCCTCATTATGCGCCTGAATAGTGCCGGGACCCGGTACATTATCTCTTTGTTCCTTAAGCCATAACTTTATATCTTCAGCGGTTTTCCCACGTAACATAACATCAAACCAGACGCCACTAAACTGAGCATCGCGTTCAATCTTATTGTATAGGAAAGTCTCCCAAACATTTATCCAGTCAAGAAGCGCGAGAAGAACTGGGTAGCCGCGTACATGACCACCAAGGCGGTCAGTACGAAAGAAAAAACAGTCGCCATCATAACGTCCTAGACCATTTCGCCAGCGAATAACATTATAGGTTGACTCAGATTTTAGAACGATGTTGGCAGCCTCGCCCGGCTCACCATCTACTTCCGTAACAGACTCAATTTGAGTACTAGGGATAAAGTTTAGACCGACGAAACCAGATATGTCATTAACTTTGGCGAGTAGAGCCAGTTCGCCATAGACGTATAACTCTTGAATATAACGCCAGGTATTTTTTGCTAGGTCATTGACAGGCGAATTCCAAAACGTATTTAGAACTTTATTTGCTTCTGCATCGGGTGAGTGGAGGGTAAAGCCTGTTCCCACAACAAAGTCTATCATCCAGCGAGTAAGGCGCTTGGCAAGAGGAGAAGCTAGGTAAAATGATTCAATACCTCTAATGGCTTCATCACGGCGCGTGGTATCTAGGTCAATGGAGCCTTGCTTAAACTTACGATACTTCCAATCATCAGAATCAAGTGTAGCGGGAGTATCTAAAAGACTAGCGCCCTCTAAGAATGTTGCGCTTTGTGGTTGTATCCTGTATTTAGTATCTAGTACTGGCATAATTTACTCCTATCGCGCATAGAAATCATAAGCTATTTCTCTAGCTATTCCAGTAACTTGCTGTACTGTTATTCGCGTACCGGCAGGTACAAGCCTCTCGGTAATAACATATGCTGGGATTCTCTGCGCATGTTCTATAACCCAGTGTTCAACTACCTGCTCTTTTCCTACTACTGGACTATAAAGTTTAATGTCTAACTGGTCACCATTACCCAAGTACGACAAGTCCATTATTCCCCAAATGTAAGATGTACGACGAGTTGTAAAGATTTCATACTCGATCTTCAACTTCATTGGTAGAGTTTCGGAGCGGGCCTGCGTATACTTATTGGCTCGACTTAACTTGCGGTTCAGGCTGGGCCAAATCGTTTCTAGTATTACCTTTTTAACTTCAGGAACTTGTAATAGATTCACTAACGTTTTGACAGCAAACTTTTGCATACTTTCCTTTTCCTAGTGGAATAAACCAAATGAGTGACGAAGCTTAGATTGCATTCCCAACCGCCGTCGGTATCTCTCGCCTTCAGTCTCGCGCGTTACAGTTGGAATTGAAACTACACTTGCGGGAATCACGCCAATGTTTAGAGCCGTACTAACACCAAGTTCAGTTGCGTCGAGAATATCGGCGTCAGGACTTGGGAAACTAATCCACTGCTTAACGAACTCTGTTACTTTAGGATGTGGCTTAATACTCTCGCCTTGGACAACACCCGGTAAAAGTATTTTCTGCGACTTAAATAATGAAGCCATACTAGCAAAGCGGATACTTTTGGGCAGCTGCGTTTGTATGCCACGAATTGGTAGCGCTACATCCTTTAGTATATCATCCATGATGTATTGTTGTGCTGAGTTAGTCTCTATCCCAATCAGAACTGGTTTCCATAATTTTGCAGCTGCTACTATATGATACTTATGGTCAGTTGTAGATGCCTGTATTTGCTGAACATCCAAAATATAACCAGTATTATTAACGTCGAAACCAATGACAGATATAGCAAGGTAGTTCGTACCATGTTTATCGCGCGCGCAAGGGTCAACGCCAATGTAGACACGTAGGTTTGACGGCGGTTCAAGGTAATAGAAAAGCCAATCCTCCTTAAGGAAGTTTCGTGTAAAGTCCACGGGAGTCTGAAGGTACTGGCCAACATAAGAGAAGTAGTCCTCTTCTTCAGCACGCGCAATATCCTCTGATGTAAACCGCTCGGGCCAAAGAGGTTCCTCGGGCGTAGCAACCATCTCGATGGTTTTTGATGAACTTAAGTCCTTAATAGCACCATAGAGGTCTTGCTTGTAAAACCGCGCACCAAATATACGAATTCTTCCACCGGGGTCTAGGCGCTTATCTAGGGACGAGAAGTACCAGTGGTGAACGTGGCCGCGCATGACTTGTGTTAAGCTATTAGCATAAGAAACTAAGTCATCCCCAATGATTAGGTCGCAACGATAGCCGATAGTGCTTGAGCCAACGCTAAGAGCAAGTAGGCTGGGGTCCTTAAGGCGATAATCCGAACGCAGTATGGTTTTCTGCTTCTGTGTCCAAGTCGAAGCAAGGGAGCGTTGTGGAATGAGATTACCAAATATACGTTTCGACTCTGGGTGTGCCAGTAGCGTAGTGATAAAGTTAAGAATACGCTCGGAATAGGTCTCGGTATGTGTAGCTATGATGACACGGGTATTAGGATTATTTCCTAAAGTCCAAGCCGCGAACGCCGAGAGAAGAACGGTCTTTCCGTGTCCCGGCGGAAGCAAAAAAACAGCTGTTCTTACACTGTTATCGCATAGCGTTTCTACTAGCGGGTGAAGGTGATGAGGAAATTCCCATTCAAGAACGGCACGATAGTAGAGTGTAAAGTCATCACGCTCTGGAATTGGCTTGTCCGGCTTCATACGTGCTGTAAAAGTTTGAACAAGCTGCGAGACCATAGAATCAGGATTAACGTAGTCCATTACTCTTCTTCAAGTACAGTGTACTCGCCATCTACAGTGCTAGGAATAAGATTCTCAGCAGCAATTGCACGAGCACTTGAGGCACGAATTGACTTACGAATGCTTCCCACCATCTCCTTCTCAAACTCAGCGCGAACAGCATCGTCGGTAATATACTTTTTACCAAGGTCAGCAAATGCTGAAACGATTGTACCCGTAACGGATATATGCAAGTAGTGTTGTTTTCCTCTTTCTATTTCATTAATGGTACGTGCCGTACTAGTGATTGAGCCTGCAAGTCGCGCTAGAGTTGAATAGTAATGTGTAATGTTCTCAAAGTCATCAATATCTAACATTTGTAGCTCGGCACGCAGCATCGCTAACTCGCGCCGGCAATCTAGTATTTTCGTATCATCAAGTAGCGTTTCTACTAGAGGTCGTAGGCGCGGCGATATAGATGATACAAGGTATCGACCTGCCTCTGATTGCCCCGAGCTACCCCCGTGATACTTGCATCGCCCCGTACCAAAATGATGAGTCCCAAAGCCAGCCGGCTGCTTACAAATAGTACCCGTTCTAGTTTTTGCGCCACATATTTTATCTGCTGGTTTTCTTGACATAGCGACCTATTATAGCATGTTTTTATACTTGTGTCAAGGTGATGGTGTTGGTACTAGTTCAAACTGGGTTATATCGACTTCATCTGGCCAGGTGTGTAATGGTTGATTACCTAAGTCAAGTGATGCCCACACTACATTATTAGAGTGTAGTCCATGCTCGCCAATTCCGCGCGCACGATTTACCACAAATCGTATACGAATAAAGTTTTCCATCTCTATACATCGCAGAAGGGCCGTATCACTCGACGGTTCTAATATAGAACTACCAATACTCTGTGCCCAATTTGCAACCTCGGCACTCCGCTGTTCCAAGTTTCGATAGGGCACATCACTAATACACTCATAATATTTACGATACCAACACCAAAGCGTCCGCCATTTATCCGTCCACCAACCCTCACACCAGAAGTGACCTGCGGCACTACACACTTTATCCCTGTACTCGTGCGTGGGCAAGGTGATTGTTCTGAATCCTAACGATATACTACCAATGCGTTCATCATCCCTATATTGCTCAAAAAGGGTGCGCATATGATGTAGAGCAAATGGGGATAGTAGAATATCGTTATCCATACAAATGAACTGTTCATAGTGGTTAGCCATCCACGGCATGACTTGAAGGCGCATGGCGGCACAGCACATATTACTCTCGTTACGATGAACTGTTTTGCGTGGTAAATCAGCGCCTTCAAAAACTTGCACGCTTTTTTCTACAGCTGATTCCGCATCTTCGTCAAGCGCCCCATCTTGCCACAAGTGTATGTCTGTGTCAGTTAGGTCGTTCTCGCCCAAAGTCTCTAACTCACGTTGTAGATAGTGCGGGCGATTATAAGACATGATTGCTAACCCTGTAATCATATCTACTTCACCCTCATATCCCGCCAGTGCTCTTGATACCAGGCTACAGTCTTGGCCATGCCCGCTACTAATGATATGCGTGGGTAATAGCTAAGGAGTTGAACTATCTTAGTTGGGTCAGCCAACTGCACCCCGCCACGCTCTGGCTCACCGGGACGCATGGGAACATGTAGAATTTGACTGGGACTATTTGCGGCGTTAACAATTACTCGCGCCAAGGCATTAACCGTGGTCGGAATACCAGTGCCCGCATCTATTACCTCTCCCCATACACCGCGTTCCCACGCACGAATTAGTATCTCGCACATATCGCTTACATGTATTTGATCAGTGATTTGCTCGCCATCACCATAAACTATTAGGGGTTGTCCCGTAATTGCCCGCACAATAAAAGTTGGTACAGCCTTCTGTACCTTTCCCCACTTTTGCCTGGAACCATAAACATTCAATCCGCGCACTACAACGACTGGTAGGTTGTAATTTTCGTACCACGCCAAACAAAACTCATTAGCCGCCCGCTTAGTTATACAGTATGGGTTATGCCAGGCTGTTTTTAGACTTAGATATATCAGTGGAGTTTTAGCGTGTTGACATGCACGAAGCACAGCAATTGTACCCTTAATGTTGACATCTATAGTTTTTTCAATGTACCTAAAGGTTTCAGCTGAACCCAGAATGCCAGCACAATCAAATACAACATCCGCCCCGCCTACGCTTTGCTGTAACTTACCAGCATCTAGTATGTCTAAACCATCCACTAAATCATATGACAGAGCATCATGCCCACACTCACGCAGTGTATTAATTAGATGCCCACCAATAAATCCACGCCCACCTGTAACAAGTGCTCTCACTCTACCTCTGCTTTATAGCGTCTAGGATAATACTTGTGTAACCAATCTTGCCAACTCTATTACGCGCATCTAAACACAGCGACCGTGATATAATGCCAAATTCTGGCGACCACGGACGATAATGAAACACAGATTGTTCATCCCACCACTCAAGCAACTCTACATTGTAACCTGCTTCCGCAAATACATTCGTTAGTGTTTTGTAGTTATAAAGCGCCTGATGATCCCCAGGACACTCGCCCAGTATAGCACGCTCCACATAGGCCGCGTCAGGGAAAAATCCGTCTGGCGTAGCTACCCGCAATCGTGGCACAAACTTGAAGCATTGGCGTGCAGCTTCGCGCCCCTCTTCTAATGTCAAGTGTTCCCAAATGTGTTCCGCCAATGCCATATCAACCGGCATATATTTTACCCAAGTATCGGGTCGTAGGAGATTCAACTCCCCTATATTAGTTGATACCCAACCATCTTGACTGGTATTCGCCGCGCCTATAATAACTTTCATAGTACTACCCGCGACGGTCTCGTTCGCGCCAACGCCGCCGCCTTAATACAACTCGCCTTATACGCCTGCGAAATGGGAATCCGACACATCTCCCCATTCCTCTTCCCGTTAGCGGCCCACGACCGTCAGGTCCCGTTCCATCTCTATACGGCATCTAATTCTCCTCTCTACTCTATTAGAACATATGTTCACCTAGATCAATCTCGATGTTTAGATGAATGTTTCCGTGGTGATTAATAGTATAGTACTTAAGTAGTAGTTATTATAGCTAATACGCTTGTGGTGTCAAGTGGAGTTTTGTAAATTTTGCGTAAATAATTTTCCCCAAAAGTTGAGAATTTTGATGGGAGAGGGTGTCCCTACGTTACAGTAAAGCTGACCCCCGTGAAACTTGTAAATAGCACAAGACAGCACAAGGCTGCCCTACGTAGGCGTATACAGCATAGAACCATGGCTTGACACACGCCGGGCGCTATGCTATCCTATAGCCAAGTTTGGACAATGAGAGCCAAACAACACACACGAGGGAGAAACATGAAAACCGTATCGGGAACCGACGCGGACACCAGCCCCACAAACCCCACGGATCAGGAGCCCGTGGAAGAAGAGAAGAGTGCGGAAGAGCTGTATTGGGAGAGCCTAGATGCTGGCCAGCAGTCCGTATTCACGGACGTTATGCGGATGACACCCAAACAGGCATACGTGCAAAAACTCGCATCGGACCGTGTTACAGCACGGCTTGCCGTTGTGGAGACGGCGTTGGCCGAAACAGAACTCGCATCAGCCGCCGCGGTAGAAACCATTATCGCGGCGTTGATCGCGGCCGGCAAAACCCACGACTGCAAAGTGGTTTGCATCATTCACAACACGGGTGCAAGTTTTGCAGAAGACATAACACGCCGCCGACGCAAAACGTCGGGACGCGCAACACCCGCCGGCGGCAAACGTGATCCGCGTGTTATCGTTGGCGGCGTAACGTACGCCAACAACAAAGCGGCTTGCCAAGCCCTGAACCTGGAACCGTTCGTCGGGATTGACAAGCGGCAAACCGACGGCGTGTTTGACGACTGGCGATCCGCCATTGACGCACACGCGGCCAACAACGCGCTAGACCTGGTTCGCCCAGGCAAGCTCAAGGCATAGGCCGACAACGGACACCGCCTGGGCTGGGAAACCAGCCCAGGTTTCTTTGCGTCCCGGGCCGAGTGAAAACCGCTGGGAACTGGCGAGTAGGGCGGGTTCCGCACAGTAGTTAGCGCCACAGTAGTAGTCGCCAGAACGTCAGGGTTCGGGAGATAACTTCCCACTTTGCGGGTTCGAGTCCCGCACTGGCGATTATAGCAGTGGAGTAATCGCAGTAGTTCACGCGGCTAACTGAGGCTATAATCAGTTAGCCCAAGCTAGGGGAGGGGAGTTGTGGCAACCAGCAGGCCGAGAGTGCGTGTGTAGTTGCGGGACGGCACGATAGTCGATGGGTTGGTAATGGGTACGGAGCATCTCGTTACTACGCGGCGAACCGTGCAGGTTTTAGGTGTCCACACCGAGGCCGGGCGCATGGACAGACGAGAAGCAACCATGCGAGTGAGTGAGCGAACTCTAGCATCACTCACCGAGGCCGACCGCGTGGTAATAGAAGAAGTTGTGGAAGTGGCATCGCGCGATGGGTGTATCGCACTGCCGCACTGACTTCCAACTACTGACCCTGAGCGCGAGTTCAGAGTCAGTGGTGGGCAGTCAGTTTACAGTTAGGGGAGAGAGTAATGGCGGGAAAGAGAAAGTTAGTATGTAACAAGTGTGACTGCACCATACCCATCCGTGGGTTCGTGTGGCGAGAGCGGGCGCGCACTGCGCAGTACGACGAGCAGGGTGTGAGTAGAGACTACTACTGCGACCCCTGCGCGGACACCCGCGAGAGTGGTGGGTGGCACTAACGAGTACCAAGTAATCGGGGAGGGAGTAATGAAGTATCCTGAGTTCAACTACGAGGTGCACGGCGCGAACGTAGGTAGTTACTGTCCTGCTCTCGGGGCACCATGTGCATTCGAGGATGAGAGCCGCGACGGTAACGACTGTCCGTTCCCCGGGGATGATGATTGTCCCGGCGAAACTCTACTGGGTAGCATCATCCTGACGGAGAGCGGGCAGGTCGTTCACTTGACCTGGTAAGGGGAGGAAGTAATCATGAACGGCTGTCCAAGTTGCGGTAAGTCGCACGGCGTATGCGAGAAGTTTATTCGCGTCCGGGACCACAGTAGAATCCGGGCAGACGAGAGTATGCGGGATGTTGAGATACTATACGTGTGCAAGTGTGGCACGATATGGTGTCCTCAGAACCCGGTGTGGCCTGGGTACATCTGGTATCCCCGGGAGACCTGGTCATCGTCGTCGAACCCGCAGGGTGACGCGGAGTTCTACTCAGAGGAGCCAATGACATGAACCCACCGAGTGGATGAAGACAAGTTGAGAGGGTGAAGCGCGGGTATCAGTGCGGCCCTGGACTCAATAAAGTAGCAACGGGCAGGTCCATGCGGTACCCGCGCCACCACACAGCCTAACCGGTACTATAGTAGTAGGCTCTGTGGATATGTGGATAACATCAAGAAGAACACAACCCGTAGGGCATTAGTGCGTGCTAACCACAAGGGGTTGTGTTTGGTTATCCACAGGGGTTGTGGATAACTTTTACGCGCATGATGTGAGGAAGACAGGTTATGGCACCAAGATGCAAGCAATGCCAGAGAGTAATGACTCGCCGGCGCGATGACACAGGTAAGCGAGTCTGGTGTTGTGAGTTCTGTGAGTTCCGTGCACTGGCAAACGCTATCATGCGAAAGGGGAAGAAGTAATAACTCGGCTGTCTACAGGTGGGCCGAACAAAAGAGAGTCCCATTATGAGGGATGGTTTACTCTGCCCTTTACGGCACTGTTCGGTTCACCTGTGGGTAGCTGAGTCTATCTAGTTACGGGAGGTAGTTCATGGACTACACACGCTGCCCTAAGTGCGGGGGCGAGGTGGAGTACGGTGAGATGAGAATATATCTCGGCGAGTTGATGTGCTGTTACTGCGTCACTCGTGCCATTGCGAGTGCGAGTGCTTACCACGCGGTAAGCCATGGTGGTCCAATCCCGGAGGCTCAGTAATGCCAGTATTGAAGAGTCGGTGGGTGGACCCACAGACCGGTGAAGTTCTCCGGGAGAAAGGAGAGCGGGTCGGGGTTAGAGAGTTATTGGCTCTTCGGAAACTCGGTGTTGTTCAAGAGGAATACCTCAAAGGGGGTATGACAGCAATGGTAGCCGGGCAAAGAGTTAGCACCGCATCCTTACTCAGCGGTTCAACGCACTCAGTCCCGAGCACGCACTGAACCGTGCAATGGGCAGAGGTGCCGCGAGGCCTCCCGAGTACAGAGGAAAGGGGCGGTATGATTACTGTGAGGGGGGTAACGCCTACATCATACTAGACGTTACCGCTATGCCGGTATCTCAATCAGGATTGGGGTGAAACCATGCCAGTAACATTCGATCTCTGTATGGTGCGAATATGCGCCGAGATACTACTGTATCTGGCTCTCGCGGCAGCGGCTTTCGTCTTCGCAGTCAGCTACCGCGGGTAGCTAACAACTGAATAGAAGTTACCTGGGGAGCTACATCTCCTACTCGACTCCCCGCTCCTCTACTCCCCCGAGATGTAGCTCCCTAATACTAAGGAGTTTAGTCGACGAGTGGTTATCAAACATGGTAGCTACTCGTGGGCCAAACTCCACACCATGAGGTAAGTACATGGATAACACGGTGATTGGGAGTTTTCGCCGGCGTAGGTCTATTGGTATAGACTTACGTCTCACAGTAGGGGGAGGCAGTAAAGTGCTATCGCCATGTCCGAAGTGTGGAGAAGAAGTAGAGTATTGGGAGCTTGTGGTCTGCGCGCGGTCAGCGTTTGCTCTCTGTGTGGGTGAGAATGAAGACACCACTATGTGTGTCACTTGCGCCAACGCGCACATCCAGAGTAAGTACCGCAAGCAAACAGCCGAGATTCTCCGGCTTGCTATAGCGAAGTTGAGTATGCTGGAGATCAAGGACCGACTACGACCACACTGGTTTGGTGGCTGGGTTGGTGGAAATGAAGTAGGCGCGAGGGGCTTGGACTACATTGACGCCGCAGAGAAAAAGTTACAAGAAGCGGTTGACGCACTCAATACCGCTCTCGCACTCAACAAACCGCCAGGACCCACGCGAGATAACAGGAGGGCACTATGAAGTGGCGGTAATCTACGAGCCAAGACCAAGTTTCAGTAAGGGGGATTACTGTGGAGTGCACATTCTGTAGTAGGGATATTCCCGAGGACGAACTGACGGATGTAGGTAACGGAGAGGTTATGTGTACTACTTGCATAGCCGGTAGCGTGGCACAGTTACCAGAAGTTACAGAGTTACCGAGTATCACACTACCGCTACACTTGGTAGCAGTGTGGTCCTGAGTCGCACGGGGAGAGTGAGATAACTTACTCTCCCCATCAGTTCTGCCTGGAGGTAAGTTATGGCTCAAAGTAGTGGTGGAATGGCCTGGCCAAGCAGCGATGAGAGTAGTAGCAGGAGTAGTAGTAGCTATGAAAATTGGCGTCGCTTCCTCCATCGCTTTCTCGTTATCGCTACTGGCCATGGTATGGTCAAGGCCACTCAGGTAATAGCTAGTACTTATGCCGAGGCTCTAGAGACGGTGGCGGGTTGGGAGCCGAGACGGGTAAAGCGGGAGTGTGCTGGACTGTACGAGTGTTGGGATGGGAATGTGAAGCATACAGTGTTCCGCCTCGACGCACTACCTATTGGTCGAACTTTCATCATCAAGGGTGGTGAACAATGATCCGCTGTCCAGTCTGTAAAGCAGAAGTTCGTTGGCGTTGGGGAGATTTCACTGCGCCCGATCCCAACCGCAGGTTCATCGCCGAGAGTTGCGAGCATCTACGCGCAACTTCCGGGTACGCACTAAATGCCAGTGCAGTTGAGTTGTGTTTGGAAAGTTCCGATGCGTGGACGTATCCACCAGGTTGGGACTGGCCAAGTAAGTACACGTCTGACTACGCTTGCCCTGCATGTGGCGTGTATCCAGTTTGGCGGTGGGTTTGCCAGGCACCGGACGGGAGTCCGGTTTGGTCCGTCGAAGGATGCGAGCACCTAGTACTTCTCGGTGGGTGTTGTAGTAACTATGGTACCGAGAGAGAGGAGGTGGAACAAGCCATCAGAGCAGTTTCTTCGTGGAAGTTCTAACCCCAAGGTTTCACTAACCTGAAGGAGGTAGTGCGATGAGTGATGTGCAAGGTATCTCAACCGTACTTATGGCCGAGAAAGAGACCAAGAATACCGTTCGGTTCGCCGAGGTCGAGAGCGACAGCGCGCCGCTCTTGAACACCATCTACGTGCCCAAGTGGGTGGTCAACTCGATGGGCAATCCCACCAAGATTCAAGTGACGGTGGAGCCCGTCCAGTAACACCGGGTGATGGGGAGTGTTGGAAGGCTCCCTATCTCTGCTTATTACTATTTCAGTAATCGGTAGAGATGGCGAGCCTTCAAGGAGAGAAGACATGCGTGCAATTATTGCGCGAGGAGGGTAAAGACATGGAGGAACTTTTCGAGGCTATCTATCTTTGCGAGATGACGGTCGAGAACCAGCATGGCTGTGCCATTCCCCTCACTGTCTGGCTAGACCCCACAACTGGCGGGGTATTCGCAGTGGAGAGACAGCGTTGCTCTCATAACCAAGTAGTGTCGCCGTACTCTGACAAGTCTCTATGCCTGATAATATAGGCATACATGAAGTAGGAGGTGACAAGTGCAGCAAAGCAACAAGAGGGTTAGACTTGGCACTAACAACTGGCCATGTTGTACCAGTTGTGGCAGGTCAATGACGCCTGCTGATTACCTTGTGAACTCCGTGTGTCGAAAGTGCTGTCGCACTCAACACAAGAAAGTAGCGAGGCAGACGAGGTGAAGAGAGTCTTGTTAGTGCCAGAGCCCGGTTATCGTGCGGAGCGCACGGACTGGGAGGTGGTGCAGAATGCGGTGGCTTGCCTATCTCGATGTGTGGGTGAGCTTCGTCAGTTACATGCTCTACTTGACTCAGATTATACCGAACTAGATCAACATGTAGTGGCGCAATTGATAACAAGTGTGGCGGTATTGCGCGAGCGAACTTGTGGAGTAGCGCGCGATCTTGGCTTTAGAGGTGAGTTATAACGTAGTGCGAGTACGACTGTGCATAACCTTTGGGTGCCGTACCTCCTTTGGGCAAACTGTCTGTAACTGTCTGTTTGTAAACTAATTATATTTACCAAGGGTTATGTGCAGTCGTGGTTGCACTACTCAACACGAGGGGAGGGAATTATGCCGCGCAATACTCATCGCTACACGCCACCACATATCTCGCCCGAGCTTTACCACGTTGCTAAGGTTGCAGATATAACCAACCCAAGCGTTCCGGGTTTTTACACTCTACACGGAGTGTACTGGCACAAGGCGACCATGCCCAAAACTTGGGTTTTTGGTCCACCTGAGTGCCAGGGTGGGTGTAAGCACACTGATGGTCATGCGTGTGTGCAAGTAATGCACCGGGGTGAATTATGCACTATTAGCCATGACAACGTGCACTCCTACTACGTGCGGGAGAAAGAATGCTAAAACCTATCGCGCTACCCGAGACCGAGCTGGTTGCGTGGGCGCATAACCTTGCAGTGAGTGTAGTAAGAAGTGAAGAGAACGAGCCCGATCCAAGTGCTCGCGCAGTAGTTATTCACTTCGCCGATGCTGGACCAGTTGCCGCCGAGGTTATCTTTGCCAAGCCTCACCCACTCACCCTCCTCCTGGCACCACACGTACCAACACCGATCATCAACAAGGCTCGGTGTAGTGGTGATAGGAGAATGCAGGACCTCATACTAACGCAAAATGAGGTTGTGCGGTACAGAACCTACTTTGAAGTAGCCAGTGGTGACTGGAGCTTTCAACTAGAACGACCTTGGAGGTAAGTATGTGTCTACTATGTGGCAGTAATCATGTAGCTGGTCCTGATGAGCAGCATGGAGTTTCTGTCTGTCGAGTCTGTGGGGCATGGTGGGGTGGCAATAGTCTACCATTTGACCCAGATGACCGAGACTGTCAGATTGTTGCCGCAATCAACCGTGGCGCAATACCAGTACGTGTTGACTCGGTAAAGTATCCGGAGGTGCCAGTATGACGCGCGAGAAGGATGGACACTCACCTATCGTGGGACACGTGGGCAAAACCTGTCGTCAGTGTTTTCATGCGCGTGTACCATATCGTATGGTAAACACCGGGATAATATGTTGTCGGAATGAACTAAGTGACCACTACTGTCATGTTATGTATTATGGTCACCCAACTTGCTCCGCCCGTATACTCAAGTCAACAAAAGAGTAGGTGGATGTCGGAGCAATACTAAGGGAGCTTAGAAATGAGTAAGACAAGAGCGGCACTAACAGTCATTGCAGTTTTTCTTGGTTTACTTGCGATTGGGTGGGGGTACTGCTGGCTATGCGAGCACTTCTTGCCCGGCAATATTCTCCTTAGTTTCTTTGCTCTCTGTATACTGGGAGCATGTCTCGGTATTCTTTGCATTGAACTAAGAAACTGTTAGAGCATGACAAGAAATGAGGAAAAGGGAGGAAACTGAATGGGTATAAAACTCAAATCATCCCTCATTGCCACAGTAGTATCGCTGGTGTTCGCAGTAATACTGGCTGGTATGATGCGCTGTGTTAGGTGGGAAGAGATGATCGCAGCTGAGGTTATCAGTATTAGCAAACTTTACATCAGTCTTGTCGTGTGTGGAGTTTGCTTCTGGTTTATTATCAGGTCGGCTATACTGGTCGACTATAATGATGCTGAGTACTGGAGGCAATGCAGAGGTGAGTGGGGCAACACAGAAAGTTATTCAGTAACACAAGTTATCATCAGTTAGACCGATACAGTACCATTAGAAGGGACAGTATGATACCGGCAAGTGATTGGAACAACCCATTTATTGTTTACGCCTACCTCCTTACAGAGGAGATTGTTGTACGAGAGTGTGATTATCCCGTTGTGATAAAGATAAGTAACAACCGTTTTTCATGTCATTATGACTTTCTCCTCCCTGAGGGTTATCATGTGATTACTCTCAGTAGACGAGACATACGTGTTTGTGTGACAGCTGGTTTCTATGACTATGATTGCGTTATGAAAGTAGTTCGGCAGTGGTATGGCGATACAAGACCTACCCATCTTCTAGCCAACTACCTCATGGTAATTCATGAGTGCGCACATGCTGTTCAAGTAGAGAGTGGTGATCGTCGTCCCGGTTACTGTCATAATACATCATCACGTTTTCCACTGCACTTTGCGAGACTACTCACTACATATCCGTTTGCACGCTATGAACGTAAGTTTCTGAATGCCAAACTTCAAGACCTAGCAAGACCTCCATACACACATAATGACTATGGAGACTACTGTGCACACTGTCTGAAGTTAAATACCGTGGAAGATGTAGCCAGTGGCTACTGCTCACATTGCGGTAGTTTTTGGGAGGAGGGTTATGTTGAAGAAGGTGAAGGCTATAGTAGCGTCCGGGCCATATGAGGGTCAAGCCGTTACTATAACCCGCGCAGGTACAACTCTTTGCGTCCGTGGTCTCTTTGTCCAAGGTTGGTTGGGCAAGAAGAAAAAACCTGACCTACTTATACCAATTACAACGTTACGCATTGAGTATTGCTCTGCAAACGAGCCACGAAGTCCTGGCAGTATCGCTGCGGGCGGTATGGCTGGGACACTTCTCGGTGGTCCAGTAGTGGGGATTTTACTTGCATCTGGACTGGCTGCACAGCGTATCAAGAGAGACTTTGTATTACTTCTCTACGATACAGTTGGGCCGGAGGCAGGAAAACTATGTCTGAGTAGTAAGAATCCCAAACGGTTCTATCAGCAACTCATGGAGGTGGTACAGTGAGTACAGCACAAGTTATCATTCTGGTTGTAGTAGCGATCTACATCATCGGTAACTTTGTTGCGACGACAATACCCAGACAACCACCAGAGAGTATCAGTGGAAATGGATGACAGAGAACTAGACGATGTATGGTCAGCAGTTGTAGTAATATTCTTTGTAGTAGTTGTTGTGTGTCTGAGAGTAGACGATGTACTAAACAGTAATAGTACTATTGCAATTGCCTGGCTTGTTTCGCGAGTATGTGTAGTCGCTCTTGGCTTACTAGTTGTCTGGAAACTCATAAGGCGGTGATGATGCTTGATCCAGGAAATCTTCCTCCTCTTCAAAAGGGTGTAATTTACATTTTACCGGGTGGACCGTGGGAGTTCGGAATGGGCAAGCGTTACTGCCTACGATATGTTGATACAAAGATGTTGGTAATTGGTCCATTATGTATAGTAGCCGGTGATCGCTACCTAGAAGAAATGAAAAGATACTGGCATAACGGTCGGCGAACCGGCTCGATAGGTGAACACCGCCTTTGGTTTTACCGAACTACTCCGGGTGCTCGTAGAAGACTTATTGACTTGCTTCACGAGAGCCGAGGGATACGTTATGCCGTTGTAGAGCGAGTGAAGATGTTACAGCAGCGTAAAGATGCCAGAAGAATAGTGGAGGAAATCTAGTGAAGATCAGGCTGTATGACACTCGTACAAAGAATATACTCTGGTCTGGCAACACCAAGACTTTTCCAGTTCCCAGTGTCGGTGACCTAATACAGGTGCCTGATGAGAGTAAGCGAGTGGATGGTACGGTGCCATCAATGGGCTTAGTAGTAAAGGCCAGAATGTTCATTCTGAATAACCAAGACATCACTGGAATGAAGATTCTAGTTCAGGAAAAGTTAGCTGATACATTTATCCTAGACGAGGGCCTGTACTGTGCCGAGTGCGGTATGCCCGAGATACTGTCAAGTGATTGGCGACCAGACCCGGACTCCGAGGGTGGCTTTGCACGCACTGGAATCTGCGTGAGTTGCCTCACTGCGTGGACAGAGGTATTTCGTTTGGTAGACTACCATAGTGTCCGTAAAATCCCGAGGACACAGGTTGATGCATATGTAAAGGGGAGTATGCTACCAGAAGACCAGGAGGGAAGTCTCGATGAGGAGGTTGAAAACCTTTGGGGTGGCTAGTGGCAGACCAAAAGAGCTACTGGCACTATCTGCCGTTGCAACAGTCGCCATAGGTCTTGTCCTGCGATTTACCGTAAGTCATCCTCTACCAGTTGTGGTTGGCCTCGGGTTTGGTATAGTATTTCTGGCGGGAATGGCATACGGAATAGCCGTCACTTACTACACAGGGAGGTAAGCCTTGTACTTTGTACGATCACTCGAAGAAGATCGGGAGATTTGGGGTGATGATAGTGCAGCTACAGATGAGGCTACATGGATAAACCTCATCACGCAGCAACTCAACAGCCGGCGAGAAGCAATTTTATCAGATGAGCGCAATCATCGCGCTAGACTAGAGCAGTTGATGGTCACTACGCGCGACCTGGTAAATAATCTCTCCAATAACCCGGCACTCTATGTAACCGCTGCCGGCATAAGTGATCTGGCCGAGAGTGAAGTAGCACTGCTAAGACGAGTTGGTATCAACCACTTGCTTGACATCACTCTGAGTGGTTCACACATGATTATGCGTCCGCTAGAGAATATGGGGTGGCAGACTACGAACTTTCGCAATAGAATGCGAGCGCATAGTGCATCAGTCGACCTATTTACTGGTCGGGTCTACATTGGTGACACACCCCTTGTGCATTGCAATGAGGAGCTACAAAACGTCGTACTTGCGCTGATTCTTTCAGGGCACTTGGCCATTGTACCTTATCTGGTAATGGGAATCATAGAGTTAGCAGCCGCACAGTGCCTTGAGGAACCAATAGCTGAAGATATTGGTGATAGCTCCGGATATACCGAAGATGTTGTCGCTGGTATTCATAGTAGCGACTTCACGCACAGAGATGAAAGTATGTCCAGGTTTCATGAGGTTATCAGTACGACAACCACGACGCAACGTCGGTTACGCGAGAGTGCAATTGCGCTGGCTAATTTAGAGGCGCAGGCCAATAACGGTGAAGGACTCAGAGAAGAGCTTCAGAGACTGATTAGATTACCTAGTATACACAAGATATTGGTACGACCACATCCACGGCGAAACACTCCACGCGTGGTGGTTTATACCGAACCCCTCACTATCGCTGAGTGGGAAATTGGCCGGTACGTTATTGATATAGAGATGGGTGACTGGATACTGATACGCAACCTAGACTATGCGTTTCAGCAACAGTTTCCGCATCCACACGTACACGAGAATGGTAAACCGTGCTTTGGCCGACTAAGTGAGAGAATGCGTGAGGCGATGGCGCAAGGTAATATGCGCTCACTGATAATTGGTTCAGTGCGTTTGGTAGAATCTTACAATGCCAGAGACGCGTACTGCCCCATGCGACGCATTGCAGAACTCACGGAAGAAGACATCGGGCGAATCTACTGGACAAGGAGTTACTACTAAGATGACGAAGGAGAAGTTTACCCCGGTACCCACCAGCAATACTAGCGTGCCAACAGTCAAGCACAAGAAGGTAGTGGTCGCCAAGAAGAAAATTACAGTTACCCAAGATAGTCGGCCAACGAAGTTTGAGAACCCTATGCTGGCAATGCTACCAGACTTCAAAACGAGACTTGATGCAATAGTTGACCAAGCACCAGTTGAAGTAAGTGGGTTTGGCAGCATGACTATTCATGAGAGCCGAGCAAGTAATGGTTCGGCACAGCATCTCATTGTGCCGCGCGAGTTGTTTGTTCTCGATCAAACTACAACATCTGGTTCAGCTGACATAGAACAAGATGCTGTCGGTAACTTCTTCGAGGACTGGGTAACCGAGGGTCGAGATGTAAAAGAGTTACGTGTGTGGTGGCACAGTCATGGTAGAGGGGCAAAGCCAGTACCTTCGGCCACAGACTGGTCTACAATTACTCGCTCCTTTGGTCGTGTGCCCTGGTATATTATGCTTATTACCAACAAGGACCGTCAATATACAGCATACCTCGTCTTGACTAAGCCGTTTCGGGTAAAGGTTGAGATTGAAGTTGGTTTGTTTGTTGACGCGGCAATACGCGACTGGGCAAAAAACGAAGTAGAAAAGCATGTTACAACCACAGCTGGATACAAGTATCCAACGGGCAGAAGGTGGGATGGTCGCTTGGCACGTTTTGTTGACGTTGAAGAGCCTGGTGCGAAACAGGCACAAAGTAAACAGGGAGTTTTGCTACCCAAGGGATCACCTGCGGATAACGAGTGGGAGCGGTGGTCATGGTAGATGACACCCGACAGTTAGATATTCTTTCGCCCAAGTTTCTACAGGATCGCCATGTTGACCTAATTGGTTGCGGTAGTGTTGGTAGTATGACTGCCTTTGTCCTCTCAAAAATGGTAGCAGGCGAGGAGGACTTCTCGGTTAGGCTGATTGATGGTGATATAGTAGGGGATGTCAACATTCGACCAAGCCTGTATACACCTGTTGATATAGGTATATGTAAGGTCCTTGCGTTACAGCGCCTACTCCTCTACCTATCCAATCTTTCTACCACAGTCTGTAGTGAGTTTGTTGGTCCCGACAACTACCCTAGTCTCAAAGACATTGTAGTTGTTTCAGTAGATACTATGGCTGTGCGGAAAGATATATGGGAAAACTGTATCGGGCTATACAACCCTCACTGGCTGATAGATGCCAGAATGGGTGCCGAGATTTGCACTATCGTTACCGTTGATCTTAGTAGTGATGAGCAACGCGAGCGGTACGACGACGAGTTGTTTACTGACGATGAGGCTAGGCAGTTACCCTGCACTGCACGAGCAATTGCCTACAACACCGCATACATCGCGGCACTCATCGTTAGAACTATAAAGCGTATTCTAGTCGGAGAGGAGGTGGACTATCAAGTAGATTCAAGTCTAAAGAATCTTGTTATGTTACTTACTTAGCAAATCGTTGATTGTAAAGCTATTCCTAACCTACAAAAGGAGAGTACAGTGTCAGCTGACAAGAGAACTATCCAGCTCAACCCGGACGATGAAGTTGAAGTTCTTGTTCCTTCGGGAGCCAAGGTCACCATCATCACCATGGACGACACCCGCGAAGTCGACCCCGGCATCACCGTCGCCGAGGCACTCAACGCGGCCGGTATCGAAGTGCAGTCCGATGAGGTCGTGCGAGTCAACAAGCAGGCGTGCAGTGACGCGGATCTCACCCTCGACGCCGGTGATGTTCTGTCCGTGGTCCCTCGCGTTCGCGCGGGGTAGTCCTGTAGTAGCTTAGTCTTGGCTAAGTTAGAGCAGTAGGTCGCGGGGTGGTGCAGCCAAGGTTCTGCATCACCCCTTAGACACCCTGGAGGAGTAGAAGTGACTGAGAAAGAAGTCTACACTTTTCATTTCCGTGCCAACATAGAGGGGTTTCAGGTTGTGTAGGCTGACTCCGAAGAAAGTGCACGACGAAAAATCCTTGATAGTGCTCCGGGTGTCGAGGAACAACAAGGCGAGTATGACAATTTAGTCTTGACACTGGTAGATGTACGCGAACCACCACGTGATAGACTGGTCTCTCTAGTGTATAGTGACAGTAGAATACGTCTCACGGGTGATGAGAGTCGCCCTGTACTCATACAGGTTGCAAAGGGTTATGGTCAGCTCTTCCAACCAATCTGCACTACCATCCCACACTCCTATCTCAACTCTTATCACAAGTACCTTCACCAAGGTCTTGGTATTGACTGGTTGGACTGTCAACACACCTCTGATTGCATCCAGCGACTACAAGTCGCAGTCGTATAACTAGGAGTTGATCGGAGTGAGCCATACATCGCACCAACACCCGGTAACCTTGGATATACCCTTGCTATCCTACTGCGATGGGCGCAACAATGGACTAATACACAGTTTAGAGTAAGAAAGGTGACTGGGTGAGTAAGTTAGGCAGGGTGGCCTTGACGATGTTCCTGTTATTTACCGTAGTAACTCCATTAGTTATAGTAGTATTTTGGTAAGCAGAGGGAGAGTCGTGTGAGTTATGGTGTCAGTATCAAGGATGTAGAGCAGTATGTGGCAGTGTCGGAGTCTGGCGATGAAATCCAGTGTGTGGTAACTACACCGCGCGTATGGATAAGTATACCGTCGGACTATAACACTGTATATCGTAAGTACTTGGACGAGAAGGATGGAATCTTCTGGTTGCACCATAAGCGTGGCCAAGATTGTGTAGTAAAGCTGGAAGAGGTATTGGCAATTCTTGGCACTATTCGTACCCATGTTTACTGGCAGGGGAGTCGTGGAAATGCTGGCCACACCCTGGCGGTAATACTACGATGGGCATTATTGTATCCACTTGCAGTATTTGAAGTAACCGAGCACAAAACAGAGGAGGTTAGTACGTGGCCACCACCTGGCTTGCATCTGGTGTAACGGCTTGGGGCACTTTACCAGTTTGGGGTGTGTCCAAGAGTATAGCTGATGAGTGGATTATATCTTGCGATAATACTTACTAAAGGTACCTATGGACCCCTACCGCCAACCGAACCGCAAAACTCTGATTGGATTCGGTTACTGCGGTATCAGTGCGTCTTTGACTTCTGTAGAGCGTATTGTTTACATGACTGGTTGGCCGAGGAACTACGAAGTAACACGGAGTAATAACATGACAGAGTTCTCTATGTCATTCACTAAGCACTGTGATTATTGCGGTGAAGAGATAGTTAGAGAAGTAGCTCAACCAACCAATCCTGTAAGCTGGTTTCAAGTACGACTACCTATTCAGGTATCAATGCCTGACCGCTTACATAACTTCTGTAGAGTCTCGTGTTTACTTCAGTGGGTTGCACAACAGCTAAGTAATGAGAATAGGAAAGCAAGCAGTAGTGAAGATAAGCAGTTGAATAACCTAGCAATAGACTTGCTTGAGATGGCAAAGTATGCAGCACACCATGCAATCCATAACGATATAGGTGATGGATACTGTCTACTTAGTTATTGCCCACTTCACTACCCGGCACAGCGGCGTTACCGTGGCTCACTTCTACTGGAGGGCAGTAAAGATGGCTAACTACTACACTGAGTTCTCACAGATCATCGAGTGTCAAAGTGACGAGCAGCGAGCGTTTCTTCGAGATGCCTTCGATCAGTTAAGTCAGAATGGCAGCGATACTAGCGTTGCTTATGCAGTAGACAGAGACGAAGGTGGGCACCCTAAAGATATTTGGGTTTACTCAGATACCGTTGACTATAGTAGTATAGAATCGGTAGTTGATGTGGTTTGTAGGTTTCAGAGGAAGTTTGCCATCCCAACACCTTGGCGACTAACTTGGGCTTTTACGTGCGAGAAACCGCGCGTCGGTGCGTTTAGTGGTGGTGGTGTGCTTTGCTTGAAAGGTGAGAGCTACTGGGTAAATGCCGATACTTGGCTCAATAACAAGTTGAAAGAACTTGTAAGAGCCTCTATGGAATACCGCACACTTTCTGTAGAATCGAAGAGAATGCTCGTCAATCTTTGCCCGGAAGATAGTATAGTTGAGTTGCGATTAGGTACTGTGGAAGAAGGTTCTTGGTGTTACCAAGCAGGTTCACAAGGTGTAATATGTCCTCATAGACATACAGTACGTTACCTTATAGAACACCAACTTCTCCAACAGGTTTTCCGCTGTGTAGGAATGCCCATTGGGTATACACTGACACCCTTAGGTAGATTGTTAGCCAATTGCCTACCGTCACCACACTATCGAGGATGAGGAGATTCCTAATGTCTCTAAGATTTCTCGCAAGTTTATGTTCACAACGAGTGTACTGTGAGTATGACGGTCGCATTATAGGTAAGGTTTCACCGGGGCATATCATGCCTAACTCACAGAACCTTTCAGTAGTAGCAATAGTCTACCAAGATGCCTTCAGAACACGTTACTTCTGTCACCCTGGATGTCTCAAGAAGTGGCTGGCAGACTCGAAGGTTGGTGTATACAGAACTCCCAGTGATGAGGGGTGATATGATAATAATTACTTTGTTTGTTTTACTGGTAGTACTGGTGATTGCGTTTGCACTTGCAGACGATATAGGAGTGCAGGCAAGAAGGCGTGAACTACGCAAGCGCATCAGTGAGATTGACACTCAACTTGACTATATTGATAGTGAGATTGAATCGCGTGCGAAAGAAATTGAAGCGTGCAAAAGAGAGCAAGAGAGAGCACTTGAGTATCTTGAGCGTATGCTTGACTACTGAGTATAGGAGGTTCAGGAGTGGATGGGCACTTGGAAATTCGTGAAGCAGATGCACTTGCGGGTAGTTGTAACTTCTGCTCTAGGATGGCAGCTAGAGTAGTTTCAGTGATGGGGAGACATTCGGGACCCAATATGCTAGTTCGGTTCTGCCAGAAGTGCTTGGATGAACTGGTTGCTTATAGTAATACTCCTGTACCAGTAAGTCCTATTTTCCAGAGGATCAGTTCAAAGAGGGTGGCTCAGTTGAAAGCCGCAGCTGAGGAGATTCACGAACACTTCTTAGCCTTGAAAGAAGAGGAGGCAAGTATGGCAAGGAAAGAGTTGAAAGGGTACTTGGTCAAGGTTAGACTCAATGTTATGGTGTTTACCAATGACGAGAAAGGGGCTGCAAGAATAGCCCTAACCAAGTTCAAAGAACAGATGACCTACAACGGGTGGGATAACCACCCACTAGCTACGAGTGCTATCCCCGGCACATTCTACGAGGATGGCGAGGACACCTTTGTTGACAGTGTTGAGGAACTGGTTATATCATCAGAGTGGCAAGGTATCAATGGTGTTTGGGCTAAACGAGAAGAAGAGGAACAAGGAGGAAGTCGTGAGGAGTAACTCCGTCGCCCCGAGTTTGAGGAACTGATGAATAGGTGATTATTTTACTTCTCCCCATTCTTGGTATGTTAGCGATACTGGTAGTTGAGGATGTGAGGCGGTGTATACGCCAGAAGAACAGTCACAGTATTATTAGCAACCTAAGGAGAAGAAACAGGTGAGTCAATCTATACCCGTGCGTGATGTAACTGGTTCGACGCTAGAGGATTTACTTCTTAGTGCAAAGGAAGTTTTATTCAGGTGGGTAAAAGATGCGGAGCAAGATGAGTGGGGTAATGCAGCAAATACTGCGATAGACCAGATTACCAGGGCAGTTGCACCCACAGAAACCAACCACATTCTACGCATTTTAGTTGCCAACCCAACACTGGCATGTCGAGGAGCTATATGGTATGAACACAAGGGAATGCCAACAGTACACGACTTAGCCAGAGTAGTAATCTATGAATACATCGCGGAGATGTTGTGGGCTGAATACCATAAAGCGGTAGAGGAGAGAATATTATGACATCGCGTTTCGTGGCCACGGTACAAATTCTACTTGATGCAGAGAACTCTGACGATGCCCTGCGCCAAGTAACAAATCTCCTAACTCACATTGATGCGAAGTCACCGCCTCTCGACTGGCAGTTTCTACGACTTGGCGGACAAGTACTATTTCCTACTGCAAGAACAGGACTTCGTGGTATCTACCGACATGGCGACTTCTCTATTCAATGGTAGCACTCATCATATTGACCATGATTTGGGTTCCAATTAGTGGTGTCCGGGAGCACGTATGCACTTGGTATGGTAATGAGTTTCTAGGCCGCAAACCAAGTGCGGCATGGCACGGAGTAGCAGACGTTGTAGTTGATGAAGTTACTTACGGTATTGCCGCGCCAATTGAGATACCACTTGGTAGTTACGTTCGTGTATGTCGTACAGGCACCTGTTCTGACTCAACAAGGTTACTCAGCACCGACTATAACGGTCGGTGTGTTGTCGCACGTGTACTTGATCGTCGCGCGCGCTCTATACCGGGCTACTGGGATTTATGGCCAGCTACTGCCGAGGCCCTTGGTTTTGGACCATCATGGGCACACCGTGGGTTAGACGCTGGTTGTATTCAGGCCACAGTAGAAATTCGCAGAATAGGGAGGATACAGTGGGACTTGATATCTACCTTTACAAAGTAAATGATCTTGATAAAACAGCCCGTGTTGAGTCTCAGTATAAACGTGATGCTGACAGTTTGTGGGCGGATGGCATACGAGAGTTTGGCGCGTCCTCGTACCAAGGTCTGAGTGAAGAGCAGCAAGATACTGTAGCGGCACGAGTCAGAGTAATGGGTAGTGAACTTGGCGTTGACGAATTTGGCCAAGATACTGCCGGCAAAGAACCCATTGAAATAGACTCATTATCTTTTCCCGATCACCTCTTCAAAATTGGGAACTTCCATAGTTCTTACAACAACAGTGGGCTTGATAGTATTCTTCGCAATGTGGTGGATACTTCTCTGTGGGATATTTTCGCAATTGATACACGCAATCCCGGCGAGGGTGATCGTGCCGAGAGATGTGGCACCTACTACATCCCTGATTGGAAAGCATCACTGGCACGCGCTGAAGATGCAGCCACACAACTTGCACTTGCTGGTGATTATAATGTAATGAGAGTGCGTCCCAGCATGATGCTACCACAACTGTCGCCACCACCACGAAGTGCTCGAGAAGCACTGTTGGCATTTCAGGAAGTAAAAGAAAAGTATAAAACAACACTGGATTTTCATTGCAGATATGGTGAGTTTCACTTAGGAGTCCCACTGCAATGCACTGCCATTATTCCTGGTACATTCGACAACGTGCCTACGGCCCATATAGTTTACCAAAACAGTCTTGATTGGTATAGAGAGGCTTTGCATATTGTAATTGAGACTTGTAGTTTAGTTCTTTCTATACCTTCGGATTATATCGGTAAGTACGTGCTTCAGTGGTCGCATTAGAGTGCCTTTGGATAACCTACAAGAAATCCTTGCGAACCTAGCAATAGCACAAGGGACCTCAGAACCCAAGCCCAAAGTTGTATCTATCCGTGCCAGAAAGGTATTTCGTCCGGCTGGCTGGTCTGAGTTTGTTGGTCATAAAGATGTAGTGCGCATACTACGTCAGGCACGACAGTCAGCAGAGTCAAGAATGGAAACACTTCGACCCGTACTGCTTTGGGGACCACCCGGTTGTGGCAAGACTACAGTTGCTCGTCTACTGGCAGGTAGTGCGGGGCTACGGGAACTATCAGGCCCCACTATTGACCCAATAGAACTAGCCAATGCTCTCCAAGAGTTGTATGGTGCGAGATTTGTTCTTATTGATGAGATACATGGGTTGGCTAGACCCGCCCAAGAAGTTCTTTACCCCGTTCTGGATGACGGTATAGTTCACTGGGCAGGTCTAGCTACAGAGATAACCACTTCCCTCATTGGTGCTACAACCGAGCTTGGAAAGTTAGTCAAACCTCTTCGCGATAGATTCTCTCTATCACTCTACATTGGTCATTATAACGATGAAGAGATGACGAAGATTGCTGGACTCATGGCAAGGTCTCTCAAGCTGACTATACAACAACATGGTGCAAGAACAGTAGTAAAGTGGGCGCGAGGAACGCCGCGGTGGGCTTTACGAATCATAGAGCGTGTTCGTGACTTTTCAACTTCTATGAGTAGACGGTCGGTAAGAAAAGCAGTTGAGGACTTAGGGTTTGATACTACTGGTCTACTGCCCGAAGAGCGGGTATATCTAACAGCACTATATCTACTTGGTGGTCGCTCGGGTATATCAAACCTTTCTGCATCCATGCAACAAGATAACAACTCAGTTAGAATAGTAGAGGCCTACCTGATTCGTGCTGGTTACGTTACAATTACATCACGCGGACGAACACTCACCGATAAAGGTGTTAGATACATTGACAAGTAACTACTCGCTCATCCTGCTTGCAAGTCCTAACCGTAGACTACACCACGCCATGGTGCGGTCTGCGGTTTTTTTTGTACCGTTCTTTTTTTTGGTGTTCACTATTAGATATATTTGTAACTTCATAGTAACCGCGAATTGACATGCAGAGAAACTTCTCATTCATTGCCAACTCAAATACTTTAGAGTTTCTAGCGCGTGTAGTAGCGGTTATTCGAGAGGATGACGCCTGGATTAGTAAGCGCAGAAAGCGCGAAGTGATACCCTGGGCTACAGTCACTGCCGACCGCGCAATGCGTTATACAGGAGTACTATTCCCTCATGACTGGGACCTTGCTTGGCAAGCTATCTCATGGTGTCGCGAGGTAATGGGAAAGAGAGAAGATGTTAATGACTATGAAGTGAACCTACTCTTTTCTGTTATGGATGATAACTTTCCACATGAACAGCGCGCACTTCTGGCCAGCCTCATTCCTAAGTTTTACCGCGAGGGTGGCAGCACTGACAGTATACATCTTGGCTCCGTTGCTATACGACAGTACTTCGACTACCTAAAACTAGAATGCACGCTGCCTATAGATACGGTTTGGGGTCATGGATATGTATACCGATTCTCTGACTCTGATAGTAATGTACTCATTTGGTCAACAAGTAGTAAAAAACTGGATACTGGTTTAGTTTATGCCGGCAGATGTACCGTTAAAGCACATCGAGAAGTGCATGGTATTTGCAGTACTATTTTGACGCGATGCGCAATATCTGAATGTGGCAGCGATATAGTCCGAGCTTGACCAATTATCCTTATCGTCTTTTGCTGTCTTTTACGGCCTACCACTGCGGGTTGGGATTTGACAAGACGTAGAATCTATGCTACAATTTTCGGCGCATAATTGCGTGTGCAGGTGAAACTCCTACGGAAAACACAAATCCAGGAGGCAGTAATGAAGTTCAATAATTTTTCCCTTAGAGTTATCGGAGGGCGCGAGAAAGCAAGTGGTTATGTTGAGATAACGCATGGCCAGCAATACTCGCTATCCATGCGTAACTTCGATAGTTTACCATGTGATGCAAAAGTAGTAATAGGTGATGTGCATATCGGCACCTGGCGTATTAGAGGCAATCGCTCCATCATCATTGAGCGGCCAGTAAATGACCAGGGTCGGTTCACCTTCTATAAGGTTGGTTCGAGTGAAGCTGAGAAGATAGGTGCTACACCGGGTGCGTCCCGTAACGGCCTAATCACGGTTACATTCACGCCAGAAATACCAAAGCCCGTACAACTTATCTACCCCCATCATTCATATAACGACCCTTGGCGATGGCGGCCACGATATGATAGTAATTGGCTCTTTTCCTGTGGTTCGAGTACAGGTGGTGGTAGCGTACAGTCGCAGCTGCGGGGCAGCCCTGTCAGCTTTGGTGATACTCCCGTTACTGCTGATTCGTATGAAGAGGGTGTTTCTGGTCTTTCAGGATATAGTGATCAAAGATTCACCCGCGTTGCACCACTTGACTACGATCTAACACGACAGACAACAATATCTTTGCGACTAGTCTGTAGTGACATCAGGGGGGAACCACGACCGCTAGTTTCTTGCGGTAATCCAGTCCCTCCGCCAGTATAGATATTCTTTAGTTTCTACTGCACACGCAACACGTCTGGGTCGCCGATTGCTGGTTACCACTTAAATGTTCCAGTAATCACGAACTTATCCGGCGCTTACTTTAAACACCACACCGAGCTAGTATTTCTAAAGAAACCGTGCGATCTTTGATTCTAAGATCAAAGATTCTACAACTTCTAAGTGACAGTCTTGGTGTTGGTACGGGTTGGGTCGAAGTATGTCGGTTATCATACATAGTAATAGCATGGGTAAGAGTACGGCTCTACCATGCCCAAACTCGACATACATTCCCTTATCCAATCCATAATACTTAAATTGTTGGCTAGGTCGAAGTATGCTGGTTATCCTCTATGATCCCGGCTACAATCCTTATCTAGCCTTTAGGTAAATAGCTCAGTTGGTAGAGCACTTCTTTTACAAAGAAGAGATCGCAGGTTCGAGTCCTGCTTTGCCTACTAAAACTTAATAGATTAGGTCGAAGAGTATCGGTTATCAAGGCAAGCCGAGAGGTTGGTCTGGTGAGCCAGACTTAACATCGGTTATGAAAACGATCTCACAAACTTATCTAATCTACATGGGGGCGTAGCTTAACGGGAAAGCACCTCTTTTGCAAGGAGGGTACTGGAGGTTCAATTCCTCCCGTCTCCACCTCTTGGGTCGAATGCATTGGGTTATTCAAGGTGAAAACTTCCCAACGCAGTTAACTTATCCAAGTAATAATATGCGGGAGTAGCTCAGTTGGTAGAGCATCGCCTTGCCAGGGCGAGGGTCACGAGTTCGAGTCTCGTTTTCCGCTTATGTTGTTAAGCCGGGTCGAGTTCAGTGGGTTATTGTGTATAATAATCCTTGTGTGTGTTTTCCCACTGGAAAAGTTAACCTGGCTTTTATCTCTCTGGGACGCTTTTCCATCCACCACTACTAGGAGGTTATAATGAGCAATTACGGCCAACACTTCTCTACACAGCAAACCGTCCAGACCGAGCCCATCCCAGGAAAAGATATGGGAGAAAACTTGGCTGGTGGTTATGCATTCAAGATTGATAAGTGGGCAAGACTTCAGCGTTTTCTTATCCTCGGCGCGGAAGGCACCTACTATGCTAGCGGTCAAGCAATGACCATTGATAATGCTAACGTAGTAGTGGATTGTATTCGGGAAGATGGCCGGCGAGTGGTAGATAGTATTGTTACTACCTCACAAGAGGGTCGTGCGCCCAAGAATGACTCAGCACTATTTGCCCTTCTCATGTGTATGACACCAGACTTTGCCAATCTTGCAACTCGCCAAGCAGCATTTGCTGCTCTTCCTGCAGTTGCACGAATTGGTACGCACCTATTTAAGTTCTGCTCTGAGGTTGACTCAATGCGGGGTTGGGGACGTGGGCTACGACGCGCACTCTCTAGGTGGTACAACTCTAAAGCTCCTGCTCGCCTTGCATACCAAGTTGTAAAGTATCAGCAGCGGCATGGCTGGACCCACAGAGATGTATTGCGCAAGGCTCACCCAGTCCCCTTATCGGATGCGCACAAGATTATCTATCACTACATAACTCAAAAGGAGCTACCATGTAGTCTCGCGCAGACAGAGGGTGGTGTGGATATGTTGTATGCCTTCGAGTCTATCAAACGGGCCGAGAGTGTTAATCAGGCCACACAACTAATCCGTGAATTCAGACTTCCTCGCGAGGCAGTGCCAACTCGATTCTTGAATGATAGTGCTATTTGGCAAGCACTACTAGAATCTATGCCTATGACCGCCATGATTCGCAACCTTGCCAAGATGACCAGTATTGGTCTACTTGCTCCCTTGTCGTTCGCAGCTAACTTTGTAGTAAAGCAATTAGGTAATGCAGATTATCTGAGACGCGCACGCGTTCACCCATTCTCTGTATTTCTTGCGTTGCGAACCTACGCGATGGGTTGCGGTATTCGTGGTAAGCTTCGGTGGGAACCAGTACCTGCCATAGTAGATGCGCTTGACAAGGCTTTTTACTTGTGTTTTGATAATGTTGAGCCAACTGGAAAGCGTATAGTAATCGGCGTTGATGTCTCGGGTAGCATGAGTGCGCCGATACTCGCTGATCCTAATACACAATTCATGGTACCGGGGCCACCATCAGTCCTGGAGGCCGCTGCTGCAATTGCGTTAGTTACTAACGCTGTGGAACCCAATAGTACTATAGTAGCATTCTCGCATGATATAGTACCAATCACTATTACACCGCGCCAGCGGATTGATAACCTTTGCAACGAGCTACGCGGCCTACCAATGGGCAATACAGACTGTGCTCTACCCATGCTTTGGGCGCTAGGTTATGCGCCCGATGTACGTGGTGGTATTCACAGATGGTTCCGTCACCCCTGCGATTATAAGAAAGTTAGGGACAACGTTATCGAGGCTGATGTTTTCATAGTAATTACCGACAACGAGACTTGGTTTGGCAAGATACACCCTGTGCAGGCACTAAACAAGTATCGAAAGCAAACAGGTATTGACGCCAAGCTAGTTGTTCTCGCTATGACCTCTACCGGATTTTCTATAGCTGACCCCAATGATTCTGGAATGCTTGATATTTGTGGTATGGATAGCGCTGTTCCCACACTTATCTCTGACTTTATAAGTGGCAGAGTTTAGCATGAGCGAGGCGGAAAGACTTGAGGCTCTAATAGATCAGTTAGCAGAGCTAAGAGATATGGTGCACTTTCTTCAAAGTGCCGAAGACGATGCGAAAGCAACGCTAGAGCAAGTACAAGAATACCAAATCTATAACAATATAGTAGATGGGCGCAAAAAGCTAAAGCGACAGGTTAAAGAACACGAAGTAGTAATACGTAACTTAGTTGTTAAAGTCTTTAGTGAAACAGGCATAAGGTATCCGGGGACAGGTCGTGCATATATTCAAATGGTTAAGACTTGTGTCTACGACGAAACCAATATTCATGCCTGGTGTGTCGAACGCGCCCCCGGCTTTCTCAATCTTAATACTAGAGCAATTGAGAAAGCAGCAAAGTCGGGTGCAAATGGTATGCCTATAGAAGTTACTGTAGTTCCGCGCGGTTATATCAAGGGCAAGCTAGATGTCCCGGCCTAATACACCAAGCTTTTGGACAACAACACATACTACCAGTGAAAAGGACGAGTGGGAAACACCGCGAAGTCTCGTTAGCTACTTAGCACAGTACTTTTCCTGGGACCTTGATGTGTGTGCGAGTCGAGCAAATGTCTGCGAGACCTTTCTTACTAAGGCCGATAACGCCCTAAGTTGTAGTTGGACGGGACTGTGCTGGAATAACCCACCATACGGAAAAGAGATGCGTCGGTGGATTGCTAAAGCAAAACACGCTGCGCAGTCCCCCGGCACTACAGTAGTCTGTCTAGTGCCGGCTCGCACCGATACTAAGTGGTGGCATCACAACGTTCCTGAAGCAAGCTTGGTAGTTTTCTTAAAGGGTCGACTTAGCTTTGAACTAGATAACATTGGGCAACCCGCACCATTCCCATCAGCTATAATAGTGTTTGGTCCACTAAGTGAACTACAGAAAAATGTTCTAAAACACATGGGCTGGTCACCACTAGGATAGGAGAGAGATGTTACTTAGTAAAAAGGAAACTAAACAACTGTTGCGCGCACTCTGTGAAGTCACCGACATTGAGCAATGTCAACCTTATACAATGGTGCGAGTAGTTATACCTAAGCTTCCCAACGTCTTAGGGGCGCATCCCGAGGCAATAACCGCTGCTGGATTCTCTAAAGTTGTATGGCCCGATAAGTGGTCGCCCACGATTGGTATTCGTATTGCTAAAGTACGCGCTGCCGACCGTATATTTAACGGGCTATGGGATGTTAACTTTCGCGTTACAGTAGAGTGTGCGCAGAAGTGGCGGGAGCAAGTTAAGGCAGCCCGACCAGAGCTACACACTGATGAGGTAGAACTTCTTCCCGCGAGTGTTCCTGCGTGAAGAAAACACGGTTAGCATTCAATCACTACACGAGTATAGGGTGGTTACTACGACACCCCAAGGAACTCTTTCAGGAACTAAAGTGGTTTATTCAGCGTGGTCTTTATGGGTATTCTGATAGAGATGTTTGGGGTATATGTGACTACCTCGTAGCGTGGATGCCGTCTGCAATTGACCAACTAAGGAAAAATTCCCATAGTTTTCCCACTGAACTATCACATTTTGACTGGCATGTTATTCTTGCCGAGATAAAGAATGGTTGGCAAGCAGGTGAAAAGTGGCTAGCTTGTGAATATACTAGCGATGACGAGCGTGAAGAGATAGAGAAGACTTTCTACAAAGGCTTTGCTCTCTTCTATGCGTGGTTCTGGCACCTTTGGGATTGACAACGTGATTACTAAAGTAGTAAGTATTCAATTGGGATGCGAGAAATAAAAGGCGATTTGTGGCGTTACTACGCAGCCGGCGTACCATGCTGTATTACAGTGAATGGTTTTGTAAAGGCTAATGGTTGTGCTGTGATGGGGCGTGGTAGCGTGTATTCCTACTGCGTCCCCATTTGTTTTCTTTTCCAGTTAAAAGAGATCGGGCTACCTGCGTTAGTAATCGTAGTAATGTAGTGCGACACATGCGAAGGAAATTTAGGCCCGGTATGGGCACTAAAGGCTGAGCCACTTGTTATCAGGGCAAGCCTTTCATATCTCGATCACATTCGTATAGCAATGGATTGGCGTGTAGTAATACTACCAAGGCCAGGATGTGGTGCTGGTGAACTTGACTGGGAAGAAGATGTACGCCCTATTTGTAATAAGTATAAGGAATGGTTATGGATAATCTCGAAGTGATATTAACTATATCGGTGCTTGACAATTTTACCAGTACTTTAGGTGAATCCAAGCTAGCATTGGACGCACTGGTTATTGCTATCCAAAGCTGTAAGCGCACTCAACTAGAAGTTACCCTTCTACATTGGCACTTTCCTTATGTGCTAGCAGGTTTCATAGCGGATTACTGCCCAACAAAATGGCTATTTTTATTGTAAATTGGAATACTGAGTTAACACGTACTGAGATACTGGCAAGTACGAAGTCACAACTAGGCAATATTGATTTTAGTTATAGCGGCACACATGATGCCCTGTATATAGGTTTTGGTGATTTTTGTTGCGGCACAAGGAGTTTTGACGACTACTGTGGTAAACACTTCGCCTGTGGATGATACAGATAAACTTATTCGTCACCTTTATGTAGAGCAAGAACTTAGCTTAGGTACTGTAAGTAAGAACGTGGGTCATAGTAAGTACCAGGTTGAGAAAAGACTTACTCGCATGGGGGTAAAAATTCGTAGTCCTGAAGAAGGTGTAAGAATCAGGGAAGAGCGGAAAAAAGAAAGAGTAAAACAAATACTGCGTACAATACCGCAAGATATTCCCGTTGAGCAACAAGTCAGGTTAATGCACAAAGCATCTCTGTCGAGAACGATTATTAGTCAACACTCAGGCTTAAGTACCCACTACGTTCATAAAATCATTAACAATATTAATGGTTATATTCCAGCCGATGATGACCGACAACGCTGCAAACACTGCACTATTATTCTGGCAGAGTGTGATGATATAGTTCGTGAGCACGAGCGCGATGGTTATTGTGGGTATTGTGTTAGCGAAGGTATTCCCGAGAGAGTTCTGGCCAAGGAGGATACATGGACCCCCAACAGATCACTGAACCACAACAGATAGATAAAGGGAGATAGAATAGATGCATCATTGGGGACAAGAAGGTGTTGAGTTACCAGTACCGGCGACTAAGCTGGTTAGTGCCGAGGCCAGTACACCAAAACTGACTGTAGAAACAGTAGATAATCACGTGTACTTTTATGCTACTGTTAACAGTGATCGCTGTTTAGCCTTAGTTCGTACCATTCGCGAACTTGATGGAAAACTTAGGAACGAACATGCCTCACGTGCATTGCCGGCAGAGCACCCATTAACACCTATTTGGTTGCATGTGAATAGCGATGGGGGCAGTGTGTTTGACGCGCTTGGTGTTGCCGATCAACTGAAAAGTATTAAGACACCAATATTCTCTGTAGTAGAGGGGTGTGCAGCAAGCTCTGCGACTCTCCTCAGTGTCCCTTGTACGAAGCGGTTTATTACTTCATCTTCTTTCATGCTTATTCATCAAGTTTCCAGCATTATGTGGGGAACATACGAGCAGTTTAAAGATCAGATGAAGGTACTTGACATGATCATGCGTCAACTTGTCAACTTTTACTCGACTCACACAAAGCTGGAGCCATTAAAGCTCGAGGAGCTTCTCAAGCGTGATTCGTGGTTTGCCGCACAGCAATGTGTGGATATAGGGTTAGTGGACGCTATTCTATAGGAGGCGTAAAAATGGGTAGATACAGTGTGAAACCGAAAGATAGTGATATTGACGACGTTCTAAATATCTGTACTGAGCGTGCGAACTCGGGAAATTCGCCGCTTTGGGGTATGACTTATGAGGAAGGTGTAGAGGCGGGAATTAGGTGGGTTCTTGGTCAAACTGATGATTCTCCACTAGATTAAATAAAGGAGAGAAATGAGTAAGGCAGGTACTTATCTTTGCGGCGTACCATTCGAGCACTGTATGGCTCCAATGAAAGATTGTTCCGCGTCTCTTCGTGATAGGCATTATCGAACTGGTGCGCTTAAAGCGCACTCATCTCGCGACGAATCATTCCGATGCTGTGTTCACTACCTAACTAAAGTGTTAGGATACAAGCGAGTAGGTGGTCGTGAGTTCTCTCCTCCAGACGGTGGACCAATTAGGGTGCTGACTAAAAAGATACGGTTCGGTGGACGCCTGCGTGGTGGCAAACAAGAAAGAGCAATGCCGTCAGGAATACATACTGGCGGAATGGTCTTTTCAGCCTAGTGACTTGGTTAGCCCAGGAGGCTGGCTAGTGAATGTTGAGCGCGTAAACCCTTATGACTTAAATGCAATAGCAGAGGTGAATCTCGCACGCCGACAATCACGTTCTCGAAACCCAAATCCATACAGTCTTGACGGTGAAAGAAACCTTCTCTATACTGCAGGAAAGAGTACAATGCTTACTCAGACGAATGATGCGCTAAACCGCTGGGCAGCCCAAGTGGTAGAAGAGTCCCAAGAAACCTGTGATTCAGAGGGGCTAGAGCCACTCGACTACGTTTGTGATGCTAACGCTTGTCTGCAATTAATGAAAAAGGTGGGTGAACGTGGACGGCTTTGGTGGGAGTCAATATGTCAGCGATGGATATACGAGCTACTAGATACAGTAATAGGTACAATTTGGTTTCATTCATCTGAACAAGAACCTGGTCGTTGCGTTATCGAGGCGCTGATGTATATAAAAGGTGATACTGATGATGATGGCTGAGCTACCTTGTTCTATGAACTCTCTCTCGGATGAACAAAGATATGAAGATGCCGTGCGACGGGATGCTATTGAACTCGAAGGCGAAATGTTACTAACTGCAGAGCTGTCGGGAATGAGTGCTGCTGACGCAGCAAAGTTTGCAATGCAATTAGTTGGTTCAGCAAGTGGCGAAACACCTGGCAAAACTAACGCACAACTGAACCGCTGGGCGGCGGAGCTGGTGGGGTGGAAAGAGGCATGGCGTGGTTTGTGGTTTTGGCCTGGCACATCGTCACGAGAACAACATGAGCCCATAGAGCCTCCCGACCCCGTCTACGACCTCGGTGCCTGCCCGCCGCTGTTCCAGATGCTGGGTACGCAAGCCCGCTTTTGGTGGGACGAGGAGGAGGAGACTTGGATATGTGATGTAGACGGTATGCCACACAAGCCCTATGGTATATTCTATTCCCCCGAGTCCGAGCCTGGCCGCTGCATCGTCGAGGCGGCGATGTATGTGTTTGGGAAGAAGAGCGATGAGTGAGACATTCCACACTTTCGAGGAGTACCGACAACGCTTCTTTCCAGAGGAGTGCGAGCAGGAACGCTGAGAGAAGCTGACCGTGGAGGAGCGGGTGCGTGAGTGGGCGGAGAAGCACGCCGCCAGGATATTCGGGAAGGAGCGCGATGAAGCCGCTGACGGATGAGAACGAATTAGACGAGTTGGAAACCTACCAGTTACGCCAGTTAGATGATTGGGAAGTCAAGGAGCTTCGGACATACCTCATCCGCGCCGTGGCGACGATTCGGGCGCTGAAGTCGCAACTCGATGAAATGGCTGAGGCGGCAATCAGATTGGCAAATGCGCTTTGGGAAGTCGGCGCAACCCATCTGCTTACCAATTACGATGACTACGTTGCTCTCGCCGAATCCACGAGAGCGCGGCTGGAGAAGCTGATGGAGGGAAGCGATGATTGACGACGCGACGCTGGCCAAGCTGGAGGAAGTCGAAAAGAAGGCGACGGATGGGCCGTGGGATTATGATGGTCAGCACAACGAGATCATCGCGCCCACGACCGACGCTGAACAATACTGGCTCATCGTATCTGAGTGCCGGAGTGCTCCTGACCAAACCGCTGAACGAGATCGCTGGGGACACCACTACGACGCGAACTATGATCTCATAGTCCGCAGCCGCAACGCCATGCCCGACCTCCTGGAGACGATTCGGGTGCTGAGGGCGGCGCTGGAAAATGTAGCAATAGGTTGCGATGAGGCGTTGAAGAACCTGAGAAAAGGGAATCTCACTGACGTTGGTCGGAACCTGGCAGCGACGCAAACCATCTTACGCGCCGCCCTTCAGGAAGAGGAGGCAGAGCGTAGTGAACCTACTGACGGATGAGAAGGAGCTGGCCGAGATCGAGGCGCTGTGCGAGGCGGCAACGCCGGGTCCGTGGGTGATTGGCATTCAGATAGCTGCCCGAAGCTGGCCCGTCTTCTCGTTGCGAGACATGGAGACTGCTACTGAAGATGAGGCGCGGCGAGACGCAGCATTGATTGAACGCTGCCGCACCGACTTTCCTCGCGCCGTGGCGACGATTCGGAAGTTGACGGCGGCGCTGGAGCGACTCACAAAACTGGCCTCAGAGAGTTTGCCAGTAGCTCAAGGAGGGGTCTCTGCCCGCCTAGATTGGGAGCTAGGAGTTGATGCTGGTCGCTACGAGGCTGCCGAGATTGCGCAAACCGTCCTTCGCAGCGAGGAGGCCCCATGAGCCACGAATACAAACCTGGCAGCCCTTACGGTAGACCAGTTGATCCTAAGCGATGCAAAGCATCCGTTTCCGAGAGTGGACGCTCACTATGGTATAACCAGTGTAGCCGCAAGCCCTGGAAGGATGGCTGGTGCAAGCAACACCACCCCGATACTACAGCGGCACGGCGGGCGCAGGCCCAAGAGCGCTATGAGACAAAGCACCGAAACAGCCCATCAGTACAACTGCGGCGAGCCAATGCAGAGATTGTTCAACTGAAGGAACGTGTAGCGGAGTTGGAACAAATACATAATGTTCCTTCAAACTGCCGTGTGATGATTGTGCCACTTGGAGGCCATGATGTTGAAGAGTTCTATAAGGAGGATACCTCGTGCCTGAATTGACCGATACAGAACTACTCACTCTAGCAATAAATGTGCTAGAGGGAACACAGATGGCAGTATCGCCGCAATCAACAATAGACCGACTAGAGCAGTTAGGCTGGGTACATTGTCCCTTTTGTGGAAACTGGACATCGGACGATGAACTTAGGCTGAGTGGCGAGAACGATGGCTGCAACTGGTGTCTGTAAGGAGGCCGTATGACCAAGCGAGTGACGTGGGACGAAACAAAAGAGCTTAAGGATCATATTCGTACACTGCGAGCACAAATCTCAGTCTGGCAAGGCATAGAACTTATTTGGACTAAGCAGAAGGCAGAGCTACAAGAGGAACTTGCCACTACAGCAGCACGCATTGAAGAGTTGGAATCTGAGGCGGCTGCCATTCGTGGTTCTCTCGGTGCAGTTGTCTTAGCCGGCTCTATTATTCAGGAAGCTCGGGCCTCAGTTAGGCTCGATAAGAATAAGGATGGGTCATCAGTAACACAATCTGCATGGGACTTGCCTGAAAAAGAAGATGAGTGGGGTCAGAGTTATGGACGCTGCGATATTTGCGGAACCCCCATTAATATTGTACGCCCGGGGAAGGGACAACTAGCATGTGATTGTCAACAAGAGGGTGCCATATGCCCGGACTATTAATGACTCAGGTGAATGTTAGGGATAGGCTAAAGTTTTGGGCTAAACTTCCCTACCATCTTCGCCAAGGTACATAGGAACGTTTAAATGCTCTTCATACCGCCGACGTTCTCTATAACCGTGTTACCGCATTTAATGATTGGGCCTGGGAGTACCTTCTCAGTACGCGGCGTAGGATGTTTGACCGTAATTACGGTAGGATAGTATGGCGCTGCGTTAGATGTTGGGCATTGGTTGACTGTAACCCAAACCCAGAATTGCACGCACCTGGATGTTATGTAGGTCGTTTAGAGAGACTGATGGGTAAGGTTTCTAATGCCAGTCCTTAACACAATCAACGCTAAGATAGCATTGGCGAAGGGGTGGAAAGTTGATATTTTCCCCGCTATTAACCTGCTAACTGGCGAGCGCATCACTAAGGAAGGCAAGCCGGTCCAGCAATGTTTTTGGTATTCGCCCAGTGGTCAATTTTACGACGAGTATCCTCCCGACTGGGTGGGTACGCTGACGGGAGTAATGGAACTACTGTGGGACTTACTACCCACATGGAGTTTAGAACGAACAGTTAATGAGTGGGGTCTAGTTGATGGCACTAGGTTGCCACGATAGTTCTTCTATGCACCACACGACAAGTTAGGTGAGTGTGTAGGTAGAGCCTGGTTAAGTGAATTTGGTGGAGAATAATATGGTACAACAGAATCCTGTTACGAATGATCGTTCTAGAGATGTTACACCTGTCGCAGAGCAAGAGTTTGTGAAGGCCATTCGCGAGAGAGAGCAAGTGGGAATAGCAACTTATGGAGTCTCCCTCCAGACTCATAACGGAAGGGATGCTATTCAAGACGCGATGGAGGAAGTAGTTGATTTGTGGCAGTATATCGTACAGATCAAAATGGAAGCAGCTGACTTAAAACAACAGTTATCAATTGACCGCGACGAGTTGGTTGAACAGATTATGGGTGTAGTAAAGGCTATGACACAGGCCCATCCCACACTTATTGATACGACTGCATGGAGAACAATACTTCGGCAGCGTATTGAAGCAATTTGGGAGAAGGTTCCATGACCGAGCGAATGATGACGCGGAACGAATTGCATGTGGCATTACTATGCAAGGATGCTCCCCTTACAGAGAGTTTCCTATACCCTGTGATGAGCAAAGACGCAGCCCAACTTGCTCTAGCTCGTTACAAGAAAGCACTCCATACTGCCCTCGCCCTCTATGAGCGCGTGGAGGCCTTCAAAGAGTGGGGGCGGGAGTATCTGGCTATACCTACTAGGAGTGGCGCGGTTATTTCCTCTCTCTACGGATCTCTATTTTGCAGCTTATGTGGCAGTGCCCTTCACAAAGATGAGCCACACACACCTGACTGCCTCGTGGGACGCCTGAAGGAGATAGTAGAGGAGGTTTCTAATGCCAATTCCTGTAGCGCTGACCGGGGGGTGAAAGGACGAGATACAAGAACTATTTCTCGGACGCCGGAGGAGCGGCAAAGCCTGCGCGAGTGGATCGACAGTATAATGGGTCCCCGGCGCCGGGCGCGCGAGGAGGAGAATCGCAGAACGCGGCGACCGAACCCCGGGGTTTTCAATCAACCAATGACATACTAGCGAGATGGGGAAATGAGCATTAGCGGGGCGCTGGCTGATGCGCGGCGATATGTGATGATAGCGGCTGATACACTACAATGCTATGTTGATAATTACCGTTCAGCTACTGATCATGGTGTGCCCTGGCGCTACGTTAGAGAAGTGGCAACGGACCTGTATATCATTACGGAGACCCTTGATGCAAACCCTTAAACGCATTGCCTGGTTCATCGTTCTCGCTTTGTGGATATTAGTACTCATGCTAATCACAAGTCAATTATTCCTAGCGACGAAATTATAATGAGTACTACTAAGCGCAGTCGACTACTTGAGATTGCTGGAATGCCCACGATTGTAGGGGCACAACACACTACATATAGGATAGGCGAGAAGTCTTCCGTTTACTTCCTAGAGCATAATGGTGCGCAAGTATACGAAAGTGTCTGTCGTGCTTATCATATCCTAGAGCAGGTGAAGGATTGGCTCAAGCGCGGCGTGCCCCTAGAGACTATCCTAGAACTGGTAGAGTTCATGGAATCAGGATGACAAGAGGGGTAAAAGTAATGCTAGCACAATTTATTCGGTGGATAGGCTGTACGTCTGGTCTCTTTCACTTACGGTGTCTCTGGAAAGAAGAAGGTATCTATTGTGTAGACTGCGAGTTTTTTAAGAGCAAGGCAGCGCATCTAGCAGATTTGCACGCAGGCGGTGGGTGGTAAAGGCCGCAAAATGACAATCACTGAGAAATCAGTACTTCTAGGATTCGCCATAACTTATCGTTTTGAGAATCAAGGATTCAACGAACACGGTAAAAAAGTCTATACACACTCTGCTATCCGTCTTGCGCCACGGATAATTCAGGCAAATGCGCTACCGAAAGAGTTGGTCGTTTCTATTGCGCGTTTTCTACAAGAGCATATCGAGCAAATAGACGAGTAAGAGGAGGTATAAAGTGTCTATTAGCTATCTCGTACTCTTAATGATTGGAGCTATTAATAATGGTGTTTAAGCAAGGGAGGTGATGTGGAGTGCCAGACGGTTATCACTATGTTTATAGTCCTAGCGGTCGAGAATTAGTGCTAGTTGCGGTCGAGGGGTCGATAACGAGCGTATAGACAGAAACTTGACCCTACGGAATGACGCGCTGACCGCAACTTAGACATTCAATGACAGGCTATTCGACTCAGCCACAAGGTAAAAGAAATGCCATTGCCGAATACTATTGATCCTGAATGCATAATCCCATGTAGGGCAATGAATCGCCTACCCGGAATCACAACCGTAGAATCATGTTGTGACCATAACAAACGGGCATTCAAGATATGGTTTGTTGTTGATAACCTAGCAGCCCTACCACCTCTTTTGTACTGGATTGATTCTTGACATTCCGGCATTCCCGGATGGTCGGTGACCGTTCTAACGGACTGTGCGATGTATCCAACCTTCTTTCGTCTGACTGGCGGCTTAGGTGAAGTAGCCTATGATGGTGCCAGGCAGATTGCCAAAGCAATAGATGAATACTTAGATACTATTCAATGATGGGAGGTATTAATGCGTTATCCAGATGTTACAGTACCGGTATGTCTGGCCGGGCCAGAGGGCAATGCTATGGCCATTATGGGTTTAGTAGCACAGTCATTGAGACGAGCAGGCGTACCACGAGCCGAGATAGATGAGTTCTACAAAGATGCAACAAGTGGTGATTACGAGCATTTGCGCGCTGTGTGTGATGAGTGAGTAGATATGGAGTGGGAGTACTAGAAAGATGTCAAAGTTTCGCAAGAAACCAGTAGTAGTTGAGGCAGTGCAGTTAACACATCGCGTTGTTATTCGGACCCTTGAGGGTGAAATGGTGGGAGAGCCTGGGGATTGGCTTATCACTGGCCTTAGAGGTGAGCAATATCCCTGTAAGGATGATATTTTTCAAGCGACGTATGAACCAGTGGGAGAAATAACACCTATAACACCCTTTCTTGGGCCTTGTAGGTACTAAGCAATAACGCCGGAGTAGCTTAATGGAAAGCGGTGCTCTTGTAAAGCACAAGTAGTGGGTTCGAATCCCATCCTCGGCTCTGGTGCGCTCCGCGTGAGGGGCGCATGGCATGGATCACAGTAGAAAGGAGAGCATCATGGAAAAGCTGTGGACTTGGGTGTCGTGGAAGTTGCCCAGGAAGCTGGTGTACTGGGCTTCCGTGCGTCTCATGGCTTATGCAACCACGGGTGAGCACGCCAGCAAAGAAGCACCGAAAGTTACTATACTCGACGCGCTTCAAGCCTGGTAAGGCGCACGGCATGACAGCGGGAAAAGACCCGCGTGGCTGGATAGGAGGTTATGACGGGCCGTTCGACTCGGCCACCAGCCATTGGAGGGAGCAGATGGTTGTGCAATCGTTCGTGGGGGGACTGCCCCCACACATTCGGGCTATTTAGGACAATGCTACGAGACACGAAAACAAAACGCCTTCACTAGCAATGCTTTTGGAGGAAGTCGCTGAACTTGCAGCCGCGCTTGAAGGGAAGCATGAGCACTCTCCAGAAATCGAACTGGTACAAATTGGTGGTATCGCCGCGAACTGGCTAAGGCTTCAGGCGGCGGGGCGAGACTAACAAAGAAAGGAGCAAGGATATGTTCGACCTATGCGCAGAAATGTGGAGAGCTGTCGGCGGAGAGCCGTCCGTTGTGGTCGCCAGGTTGACGGATGAGGAAGCTCAGCAACTAATCGCTCAATCCGAGCGAGACCTCAAGAGAGACATAGAGAAAATGCGAGCGAGAGTCGAGCCGACTGCTGAATCCTGGATTCGTCTGTACTGACCTACGGGCGGCGGGGCGCAACATCTAGCGACGGGAGGAATCATGCGCGAAATTGCATCTGATGAAATGTATAAAGCTCTGAGTGATCTTCTTGCAGAAGAAAAGGAGACTGAAGAACTACCCGACGATCTAGAAGAAGCAGTCAAACGCATCAAGGAGAGCCTTGAGAAACCGGACGTGGAGGCAGTGTTGGTATTTCCTACGTCCCGACGACACTTTCCAATCCCACCACGTAAGTTATAATGTGTGCTACAGCAACACGCAACCGAACCGGAGGATAGGTGTGGAAAGCCGATAGGCTCTCGCTGAGGCAGGGTTTTGACAGGCCACACCATGTGTTGCTTAATCTCTGACTACGAGTTTGATTCCGAACCCGGTTATACAATCAGTTAGGAGGGTCGCGTGGGAGCTTGGCTTGTAGTATCTCTTGGGATTATATTGGCGTGCAGGCTAGTGAAGCTGGTGGTTTGGTTGCGTGGTTTCTCCGAACCATACTCAGGAGCTTGCTAAGGAAACCAAGCAAAGCCCTGATGACATCTCGGAAAGACGAGAAGAATGGTGCGGCGTGGAGGACACGCTAGGTTGGGGTTATCTGACTAGGCACTAGTAGGTACTGGAGTTCTAGAGTGACAGCCGAATAGCTAATAGTCCCTGGTTTAAGGTCAGAAGCGGGTTCAAATCCCGCCACCATTCTTGGACGGTGCGGCATAGTGCGATGAAAGGAGAGTGAATATGCAAACTGACAAGAACAACAAAGATTGTCCAGCCACACTCGGAGAGTATCGGCGTCTTTGCATAGCCTTATCACCATATCGCGAGAATTGTGAGGCAGTCGCCCTTCTCGACCGCAAGATTGCAAATTCCCCAATCGGTGCTGACGACTTAGTGATAGCGCCAGACAGTCAGATGAGAATACTGCTTATGCCTATGTTGACACGCGAGCATTGCTCACAGCCTACCGAGACTTCGGCGTCAGAGGTAGGTTCTTGTCCCAAGTGCGGATACAAGGGCCTAACTAAAAAAGGGGGAGTTCTTACGCAACGGCTGGGAGAATTTGGTGACGGACGAATAAAGCAGTGCCCCACTTGCGACGCTTGGCTCTTCATTGGTCCAAGTGGTACTGTAGAAGAGAGCAATGCCGGAGTATGTATTGGCGGTATGTTACGTGGCGAGCAAGCACTGTACTCGTTAGATAGCGGGCTAAACCGAGTTGATGCTCACATTGAGGAACTTAGCACTAATCGTGATGTTGTCAGACGGGAGATAGAAAGGCGTGGCATAGCATAATGCACAAGAAACCTCGTCGCTGGGCGGTTCGTACAGTTAAGAATGGACGAGTTCTAATCTTCGGCTACTGGTATAGGCCATCCAATACTCATCTAAAGTATGATGGTAGGTTTGAAAACTGGCGACTAATCTTTGGTCTATACGCAAGGTATGATGAGGATGGCTGGTGTGGTTACGAACCTTTTGTCTACCTCTGGGGAACTGAACACCGGTTCCGTGAACGAAATCCTCATGCTGTAGACACTACCGCTGTAAATGGAACGCTACCATGGAGTTTCTGGAGACGTGATGATAACTAAACGTATCGGCTTTACTGGTACACGTCAAGGTATGACGGCACGGCAAAAGGCAGAACTTACACTCATCTTGTCTGAGGTTGAAGGCGGCCACAGCGAGCACCAATTTATTCACGGCGACTGTATTGGTGCCGATGCGCGAGCACATAATATTGCCCTAGCATTAGGTTATCATATAGTGATATATCCCTGTACTATTCATAAGCAACGCGCTTACTGTCAGGATGCGGACAAAGTTCACCGCCCTCAAAACCCTCTTGCTCGGAATAGAGACATTGTAAATGCGGCACAACAACTTATAGCCGCTCCCGGCATGGTATATGAGGTTGTTCGCTCTGGAACATGGTACACGGTTCGGTACGCTCGGCGAGTTGGCGTGCCAATGACTATTCTAAAACCATGGTAACGTGTCATTTATAATTATAGTTGTGTTAATAGTTATAATAGTAGTTATCTTTCACGATGAAGAACTCTAACTGTGCTATACGGCGGTAGCTTAACAGGCTAGAGCAACGATCTCCAAAATCGTAAGGTGTAGGTTCAACCCCTACCCGCCGTGTATAGGAGGAAAAGAATGAGTCGCTTTATAGTTGCAGTATCGGATAATGATGTTGAGAACTTGCTAGACGAGTGTATAGAGCAAGATATAATTGGTGGGTCCAGGTTCGCGCAAATGACCTACGAGCAGGGTGTTGATGCGGCCTTGCGTTGGGTTATAGGGCTTGCTGATGAGCACCCTCTACACCCTCTATCAAACACGTAGGTAGCAAGCTCGGGTAGCTGGTGCTACTGTAGCTCACTTTCTCAGTCGGCTTCATTAAAGTACGACGACTTAACGAGACACGGGGGGATGTGAGACCGTAAAATGGCACCAAGCGTCGTGAACAGGTGTCAAGCTGGTTCGATTCCGGCCCCGGGCTATAGCATAAAGGAGGAGTGATGTGGCAGAACTACTTATCAACACTGATGAGGTTAGTGCAGCATTTCTTGACTGTCTTTACAGTATGGAAGAAACAGGTAATTATATGCCGGCCGATGCTGTTGTCGTGAAGGGAATCTTAGGTAAATATGGGTTTCATCCTGCTCGCTTAGAGGCGAATCGTGCGCGAGTTGCAGAATGGTTAGTTACTCTTCCCAATGCCTTTCGATCAAGTGCAAGCGATGGGTGGGGTTGGACTTTTCTAAAAGCCTGTTATCAAGAGAATGGTGTACAGTGGACGAGCTTTCACCGCCACATGGAGCAACTCTTTTGCCTCGGGCTTGGCCTCGGCCCAGTTCGCTCTACTATAGAACGCCGATACTGGCCTTATCTCGCCGGCGGAATGCCATACTATGTGATTAATCTATAATGATTAAGTTTATACGGTTTAGAACTACGCGACTATTTACCATCGGCGTCACCTGGTATAAGCGCGCAAACTATTGGGATAAAGGGAATCTAACTTTAGCCCTTGGGCACTTACGACTGGGTATTCAATATGGTCACACCTTTTTCCCCACTTTCCCTTGGGGGTTTGACCACTTTAGATAAGGAGATAGAGTGTGAAGGTTACGCTTCTTCATATTACTGCAAATGCTACAGAGTTAATTGAGGATGCCGGACGAACAGCATGGGCATCATCCGGCCGAAAATCCGAGGGAAGTGATAGTGTCTTTATAGGAAGGCTGATACATCTGGGGCATCTTAGTGTTTTGGAACATGCAACAGCCACGTTTAGAATTGAGGATATCTCACGAGCATGTTCGCATCAAGTCGTCCGTCATAGACTTTGTTCATGCACTCAGCGTTCACAACGATATGTTAACGAGCAGTCATTTGAATATGTTATGCCCGCGAGTATAGCATCTCATCTGACGGCCTGTACTAGTTTTACACGGGCAATGAATTATGCGAGGATGATGTATCGCGAACTACGTCGTATGGGGATTCCCAAGGAGGACGCTCGATTTGTTTTACCAAATGCAACACGTACTGAGATTGTAATAACTGCCAACCTTCGACAGTGGCGACACATGATTGAGCTACGAACCAGCAAACACGCACAGTGGGAGATTAGAGAAGTTATGATGGCAGTGTTGCGGATACTAAAAGATGAAGTTCCTGCTGTCTTTCTTGACTTTGGAATAGTGTAGCCATCGCGGGAGGATTTCTACCAAAATGACAACAGTAATAACACGCAGAGAGCTTGAAGTGATAATGGCAGAATCAGATTCATACTCTATTGGGGAACGCGCTACTTGGATGGAATCTCTCATTCATACAGTATCAGTACTGTATGAACAGCTGAAAAAACTAGAGTGGTCTAGCCAGACAGGTTTCATATATTTTTGCCCTGTATGCAACCGCTTACCTTCCTCTGGACACAGTAAACATTGCGGACTAGGAAAGCTGCTGGCGTGAATGGGTAGAACATTAAATACCTTTAAGGAATACCTGCAGTGCTGTCGTTGCGAGGAACGTGCAGGGGCGCACGCCAGAGCTTTGCGCGAGAACTCTTGGCGGACTGACCGAGCAGTAGAGTGGGTGTGCTATACAATACGAATACCACATCTCATCTCTATATGGGCAGAGAACGAATTGGATGCTCGTTATAGAGTTTTGCAACAGCTAATGGATGATGGCCGGTGGTGGGCATACTGGGTCTGTACGCGAAAAGGATATGGAGTGAGTAGAGTGGGTTGTCCTAAAGACAACATATGGCTACCTATAGATTGGTGTTATGTTTTTAGATCGGAGTAAAAAATAACGCGACTTCGCACAGCAGCACGGTTGATGCGTGAACTGAATAATAATAGTCATGGTGATACGTGGGAATGGGGCTATGCGCCAGTACCTTATTCACCTGTTCATTACATAGAACATTGTAACCGTGATGGTATTTTCCTGGAAGTCTTTGAGTCGCCAGAGGAACATCCTGCGAAGTGTATAATGGATGCGTGGCAGAGTGTATTTGGTGGAAGAGCATGACAGATCATCTTGTTGAGTTCCGTTGTACAGCTTGTGGCCGCATTCAGGAAGGGTATAATAATCTTCGTCTATGCCTCTATTGCAGCGGTGGTATACTTGTGCGCTGGCCATTATCAAAAGATACTTTGATACAGTGGTTTGGCGGTATAGCCATGATACGAAGTTGGTTAAGAGAAGCTGCCGGCGAAGAGTTAGTAAGACGAAGTTTAAGAGACCGCATTACTGATATATTCCGACCATGGTTCATACGACAGCAAGGCCAGGTACTTTTCCCTAAGTGTGAACTGGATAATATTGTAAGTGACATCTTAATAATTATAGGGAGTGAAAATAACTAAAGGGAGAATGTCAAATGAAATACCATAAGATAAAGACAGTGTATAAGCGAAACCCAGATGACAAGTACCGCACTCTTATCGAGGGCGTATATAGTACGGAGACGCTAGAGTATTTGGCCGACAACAGATGGGAATGGACAGAGAAAGTTGATGGAACAAACATTCGAGTAGTGTGGGATGGAAAACTGGCGCGGTTTGCGGGACGAACAGATAAGGCGCAATTATACGCACCTCTCGTTAGTCGTTTACAGGATTTGTTTACAGCAGAGAAGTTAGGTATATTCGGTGCTGGCGATATACCTGCTGTCTTTCATCTCTTTGGCGAGGGATATGGGGCTAGAATACAGAATGGTGGCGGTAATTACATTCCAGATGGCGTGGACTTTATACTCTTCGACGTGCTAGTTACACCTAGTCCAGGTGTACCGGGCACTGTCCTCTGGTTAAGTCGCTTTAACATTGAGAATATAGCAGAGAAGCTGGGCATTCAAGCTGTTCCTATAGTGGGGCGCGGCACACTATCAGAGGCTATAAATCTTGCACGAACAGGGTTTGAATCACTTATTGCAGCCACATCAACCATAGCTGAAGGATTAGTAATGCGTCCAGCCGTAGAGTTAATTGATCGTCGCGGAGACAGGGTTATGTGCAAGATTAAGCACAAGGACTTTCCTGTGGAATGAGCACAAGTCATAGAAACATTTTCTGCGAGGATTGCCTAGAGACTATGGAGCGACTAAGTGATGGTGAAGTTAATTGCATTGTTACTAGCCCTCCGTACTGGAACACTAAGCCCTATTCACATTGGCCAACTTATGCAGAGTACATGCAAGACGTAAGTTTATGGCTAAGTGGTTTGTTTCGTGTCCTTGAGCCTGGCCGTCACTGCTTCTGGGTTATCCCCGACAAACTACCCTATCCGCCTAAGGTGAGTGGGGTGAAGGAGCGACTATATCTTTCCATCTATGCTGACACTGAACGTACTGCGGCTGAGGCTGGGTTCGTTTGCAAGTATCCTATTGTGTGGAAGAAGCCGCACGGAACACAAAAAATGTTCGGGTCATATCCTTTCCCACCTACCGTAATCCATACTCCTATGACTGAGCGAATCTGTATATGGAGAAAACCAGGAAAGTATATTAGAAGGTCAGGGGAAGTCAAGGAATCAAGCCGTTTTACCAAGGAACAATGGGTAGCTTGGGCACAGGATGTATGGGAAATAAGGCCGACAAGTCGAAAAGATCATCCCGCTCCCTTTCCCGAGGAACTAGTGGTAAGGATTCTCACCCTATGGTCTTTTAGAGGAGATTTAATTTATGATCCCTTTATTGGTTCTGGTACTACTGCTGTAGTGGCAACTAGAATGGGTCGCAAGTTTATCGGCAGTGATATTCACCAAGAGTATATTGACGCGGCGAAGAATAGGTTGACTTTTACACCTAACATGGTATAGAGAAATATGACTGACACAGAATATATCAAGCGCATGAAAGAGTGTGCTATTCGGGCATACATGAAGTCATGCAATATGCTTCTCGCCCAAGACCCAACGGGCGAAACTTTCTTGGCGAAACGCAGTAGGCTTTACAGACGAGAGCAAAACGCAATCAAACGGGGGGTTATGCCCTTTGTGGAATTGCAAGACAGTCGCACAAAGAGATGGAAAGTTTATTCTGTACTAGGAATGGATGCGACTATAGGTGTAGAAGCTCGCAAGAATCGGTGTGGGTACAATGATTGGGACGTTCGGCTTGCGGAAAAGCGGTTAGCTACAGGTTTTTCGGAAGGCCATTGGACGGGTGTAGCCGATGCCTTGATTGCCTACTGGAAATTTGTGTCCGACAACGCGTGAAAGGTTGTCTTGTAACTATGACTAATGATTGGACTAAAACAGAGTTAGAGAGATTAGTTGATATAGCAATACACAAGCTACATGTATGGATGAACCTACCTGCACAACATACATACAAAACACCTATATCAATGATACACGGTATCGCCGCAACTGTAGCGCCTAAAGATGCCACAAAGATTCTACGCCTACTAACCAACAACATACAGTTGGTGTTTAAAGATACTGAATCATACGTACAGGGCAAATACTCTACAATATATACAATGGGAACTGCTCTACTTCGAGAACATATCTTTGAACTACTTTGGGCAGAGTACTTAAAGATAAGGGGGACAGAAATAATTGGCTAATGCTAGATAAACTAATTGCTAACGCAAAAGAATCTCTGCATTTATGGATGAACAAACCGTTCGTAGAGCAAAGTAGGGATAACGCACGTCATAGCGCGATACGTCAGATTGCTATAGCAGCGGTAGGAAACAGTGATGTTCTGCATATTGTACTTAATAACCCGCACTTAGCAACACGCAGTGCAGCAGAATACATACAACAATCAAGAATGCCAACAGTGTATAATCTAAGTCTTGTGGTGCTTCAAGAGTATATAGAACATTTACTTATGCAGGAGTATCGAATGAGTGGAGGAATACAATGACAATGCAAGAAAATCTTGATAATCTTTCCTACCTATTGGATGATATTTGGGACTCTGCCAAAGAGGCGCCTTCCAGTGCCCTAGAAGATACTCTGGATACCCTTAGTAATATCGTTGTTGATGCTGACCGAGCACGACGCATTCTCGTGCAGGTTCGTGAGGAAATGTCATGAGTGAGAGCCTATCAGTTCTAATTGACGGTGCAAAGGCCGACCTACATACGTGGATGACACTACCCGCGCGATATACTCGTGGCTCCATTCCCTCGCAAGTAATACACGACATTGCTTGCGCCATAGTGCCGGAGGACAATGACAGGGTTCTACGAATGTTTCTTGGTAATATAGGACTGGCTTCTGAGTCTATACCATGCGCAGGCGATCCTTCAGTGCATGAGTTAGCAAAATTCGTACTTCAGCACTACATTGAGAAAATACTTTGGACAGAGTACGTAGACGTGGGTTCAGGAGGAACACCATGACCACTCTTCTTTTAGCCGCAGTCATCGCACTTGGTTTGGGGGCTATCGTTCTTGGAATTCGCCTATTGCAAATATCAGGGAGGAATAGAACATGACTGACGCATTCATGGACGCTCCGAATTGGGCACAGTGGATTATAGTGGCTTTTGGGCTAATCGGCACTCTAGTTTCAGCTATCCCTGCGGATGGGTGGGAGTGGTGCATACTGCGGAATGCGACGGCTTTTGCATTGTTTGCTTTTGGTGCCTTACTTTTTTACAACATTTACTTGAGCTAGGTGGAGGGTATGATGGAAGATATAGGTGTGGCGTATTTAGCAGCGGTGATGTTTGCGGGGGTGGTTGCTAGTATAGCAATAATGGTCGATGAAAGACGTGGCACTTTCTCTAGGTTTTTTGCTATCCTAACAACAATTGCTTGTTACGCGGGAATGTTCCGTTATCTACGCCAGTTCTTCAAGGGAGGGTGAGATGAAGGTAGGGATAACCAATTTTGTTAAACTTGGCGCGCTAGTACGCGATGGTGTTACAGACTGGTTAGAGTACGGGAATGTGCGTGCCGTGTACCACGAGGGACTAGTTCTGTTTAACTATACAGCAAAAGCACAGTTCCAGAATCGCTGGAACTGGTTTGAGCGTGTGAGTCGCGGGCTAATTTTAGACGCAACCACTGGCAAGGTTATAGCTCGCCCCTTCGACAAGTTCTGGAACTGGGGTGCATTCGGGCGGACGACTGACGCGGACTTGATTGAGGTAACAGAGAAGCTAGATGGGTGTTTTACTGGCTATACAAAACTAAATCTATGGGGTGGTGGTACAATTCCTATTAGGGAAGTAGTAAAAAAGCAACTAGCAGTAACACTTATAGGGATAAATAAGAGTGGGCAAGTTGTTCCTGCAAAAGTTGTTGACTGGTTCAACAACGGTACAAAAACTGAGTGGCTTTTACTGACGGTAGATTGTGATGTCTCTAAGCTATCAGGAACTCGGACAGGGAACCATATTGTTGTTACACCTAATCACCATATACTCCTAAACGGACGATACCAACCAGTAGTTAATGCAAGACCAGGTGATTATGTTTTAAACTATGGATGGTGGCCAGATGATCGTCAGCAAGGCAAACTTATACGGCGAGTAAAAGAGGTGAAAGTTCTTGACATACAGCATCTTAAACATGATGGTTCACACTCACACTTTTCCGCTGGGCGTGTTGGTTTCGATGTAGAGACAACGACGGGAAATTATTTTGCTAAGGGTGTCTTAGTACATAATTCGCTTGGCATTATGTACTGGCATGAAGGCAAGTACAAGATTGCCACACGCGGATCATTCACAAGCGAACAGGCGTTGTGGGCGACAGAGTATTTGAATACGAACTATGATCTTAGTACTTGTGATTTTCCTGGCACATTGCTTTTTGAGATAATCTACCCAGAAAATCGTGTCGTGGTGGATTATGGTAGGCAGCATGAAGACTTGGTGTTAATCGGAATACGGCTGCGTGAATCAGATTATGATGCCCTTTATCCTCATTTGGAATATTTTGCTCAGAAATACGGATTTACTTTGCCTCAGACCTATGAATTCTCTGACATAGCCAGCATTCTCGCCGCCCGCGAAGAGATTGTAGGCACTGAGCAAGAGGGCTGGGCACTACGGTTTGCTGATGGGCAACGATTTAAAGTGAAGGGAACGTCCTACCTAACACTACATCGTTTGGTTAGTCGTGCAACATATCCTGCTGTAGTTAAGGCTATGATGCGAGGCGAGTTGGACGAAACATTGCAAGATTTGCCCAGCGAGCTATCGGGCGAGATCGTAGAATGGCGGGACATAACTAATGAGAGAGTGGCGCACATAAAACGGTGCGTTGAGCTGAACTTTGCCATTGCGCCACAGGGAAGTCGGAAAGAGTTTGCTATATGGGCTAATACGGTTTTCCCAAGTCTCGCTCCATATCTATTCAGGCGGCTAGATGGGTGCGACTATACACAGTTGATCTATAAGAATATTCTAAAGGAGTGCTAGACTGCATGGAACACTCAGATTTAGCTGCAAGCCTTCACGTACTTCATCCTAGCCCCGAGTGGGTATTTGTAACAGAAGTGCGGGTTAGGGCAGGATGGGCTGACTATAGCGAGCGCAATCAGGCTAATGCCGAGCGAATAATAGATGCGTTTGCCATGAATACTTGGCCATCGCGTGGTCACTTGCGCATTGCCTATGAAGTGAAAACATCTCGTTCGGACTGGCTTAGAGAACTTCGCGACCAAATGAAGAGTGTGCCGGCATACTATCTCAGTCACCGTTTCTACTACGTACTAGCCGAGGGGGTATGGCGTCCCCAAGATAGGTCAAATCCCGCACTACGAAGCGCAGGAATTATTCTGGTAAGGCAGGGTAATTTTGAGAGGTTAAGAATTGCTACTAAACGAGTAGCCTGGCCAATGCCCGAGGGGTTTGTCGCCATGCTACTAAGGCGAATGCAGGACGTGTCAACATGAACCTTACTACATTAGGACGACTACTTAGAGCCTCACCTGGATTGCTTGTCGGGTTGGCCGGCGATATTATAGTCGGTGTGGGCTGGTGGCTGTTAGATATAGGCGGAGCATTGTTACGCTGGAGTTGGAAGCAGTACGATCAGTTATCCTGGAAGCAATAAGTGGAGGTTTGCAATGATGTTGGTTTACCTTGTTGGTCCAATTAGTGGTATGACGTGGGAGGAGTCAACAACTTAGCGACGTTATGTTGAACACGCACTTAGCATAAGTAATATTGGTGTCCTCGACCCACTGCGCGGTAAACAATTTCTAGAGAAGCGAACAACTAATGGTGTTATCACGGGCACTTATGAAGATGACGCCATTACAACAGCACAGGGTATTGCCGGGCGAGACATTAACGATGTACGGCGTTGCGACGCAGTGCTTGCTAACTTTCTAGGCGCACGCAAAGCCAGTCAGTTCTCGCTTATAGAAATAGGTATAGCATTCGAGTGCCGGAAGCCCATTATAATTGTAGTAGATAAAACAGGCAATCCGCACAACCACTCATTAATAGAGGAACGCATTGCCACTTATACAACCGATAACCTCGATGAGGCTATAGATTTGACAAAACATCTTCTCGCGCCTATTCCAACGACCACCCTCACTATTATGGGTTAATATGGAGTTCAATGCTAACACTAGGACCTTACACCTTGGGACCTAATGACACACCCGAGAACGGGGTGTATGTAGGTGATGCACGGGAGTTAGCGCGTGCTATTCCTGACGAGTCAGTAGACCTAATTTTCACAGACCCACCATGGGATAACAATAGCGTAGTTTTATATGATGACTTAGCACAAATGGCTATACGTATTCTCAAGCCTGGTAGTCTCGTCTTTGCATATACAGGAAATGACTGGCTGCCTCGCATAATGCAGGCCATGAGTAATGCTGGCCTATCTTGGCTTCGTATGTTTGCAGGCATACAACTTGCTAGCAATAATAGATATTTTCGCAAGCGTTTGTTTGTAAAGTGGCGACCAATTGTAGTCTATGTTAAAGGTGAATATAATCCCAAGAGTTGGCTCCCTGATGCTCTGCCAACTAACCGTGATAAACGGTATCATCCCCGGGGCCAAGGTGCAAAGCCTGTCCTTCGATGGATTCAGAATGCAAGTCCACCAAACGCTATCGTATTAGACCCGTTTGTAGGTGGTGGAACATTTATCGCCGTGTGTAAAATGCTTAGTCGGCGTTTTCTAGCTTTTGATATTGACTCAAGCGCGGCAGACATAGCTCGTCAGCACGTGCGCGATACTCAACCACCACTATTTGTACTGAAGCCAAAGCAGGGGGACTTACTGTGAGTATTGGACCGTATCAACTCGGCCCAAACAATACAGCTGAGAATGGAATATATACGGGAGATGCACGCGATCTTGCACGTGCTATCCCTGATGAGTCGGTGGACCTCATCTTTACCGACCCCGTGTATCAAAACATTGATGATTACCGGTGGTTGACAGAGATGGGGGCGAGAGTGTTAGTGGATGGTGGAAGTTGTATTGCGCAAATTGGACCAGAGTATATGCCAGAGGTTCTGGCTGCAATGACACCCGCACTAGATTGGGTTTGGGAGTTAATGGAATGGTATGGCTCTGGCGCGGGCAAAATCTGGTACAAACGTATCTTTTTAGCTCATAAGCCGTGGCTTTGGTTTAGTAAGGGGCCACGAGCGGGCAAGTGGGTTAGAACTGGTGGGCAATCAGTAAGAGACAAAAACCACCATCGGTGGGGAGACAGTGCGGGATTTATGCTCCCCTATATTCGTGCCCTATGTCCCCAAGATGGGGTTACCCTCGACCCATTCACCGGAGGCGGTACTGTTCCCGCCGCCTGTAAAATGCTGAATCGCTGTTACTTGGCTTTTGAGATTGAACCAGATACGGCAGATGATGCACGTCAGCGTATACGTGAAACTCAACCACCGCTGCCACTAGAGATACCGACACAAGGAAAGCCACTAAATGAGTGTCTACGTTGATGAGCTAAGAACTTATATCATTCACCAGCGACATGGCCCGCAGTGGTGTCATTTACTAGCTGACAGTGTAGCAGAATTACACGTCTTTGCAACTCGTCTTGGTCTAAAACGTCACTGGTTCCAAGACGGGCGCTGGCCTCATTATGACCTAACAGTAAATAAGCGTGCACTGGCTATTCAATTAGGGGCTAAAGAGATACATAGTCGAGACTGGATAACAGCTCATAGTGAAGAATTACCGGGGAGGAGTTAGCGACAATGCTAAATAGCAGGGAATAATGAAACTTAACGAGCACAGTGGTAGATTGTATTGGCGCTGTCCACGATGCGGTAATCGGTATACTCTGTCTATGTGCTTGCAACGCGAGCCGAAGAACCCGTGAGACTAGAATTACAGCCTATCTCATACCCAGAAGCTTGCGCATTCATCAAAGAGCATCATAGCCATCACCTGCCACCGCAGGGATGGAAGTTCGGAATCGCTGTCAATGATGGTGAGAAAATCGTCGGCGTTGTAACGGTGGGGCGTCCAGTGGCGCGACACCATGATGATGGGTGGACGCTTGAAGTCACTCGTTGTTGTACGGATGGAACTAAAAACGCAGCAAGTAAACTCTACGCGGCGGCGAGTCGTGCGTGTCATGCACTAGGCTATAAGCGTCTCATTACTTATACACTTCTAGAGGAGCCGGGAACATGTCTTCGTGTGGCAGGATGGAAGGTCATTAGTATCTCGCATGGTGGCACGTGGAACCGAAAGGCCAGACCTAGGATAGATAAGCACCAAACTGGTCAGAAACGGCTTTGGGAGGGGCCATGATTATTCTTTTACTACTTCTACTCATCTTCCCCCCATTATTGCCATGCGCGTTTCACGGTATAGTGACTATTAATGGTGTCAATGCACCTGAAGGTACATTCATTACTATGGGAGGGGATGGGGAGACAGTTTATGCCCGAACTACAGTATTCCCATATGAGGATATATCAGTTTACCGCATTAATATACCGGGTGATGATCCCGATACACCCGAGCGCGAAGGCGGTATAGAGAGTGAAGAAATATGGGCCAAAGTATCTGATGATATTCAGATCGAGGAAACGCGAACTTGGAGCTCTGGCGAGCCGTCAGAGTATTGGGATTTAGTTATAACAGGAGGTGCCACAGTAACGCCGACTATACCACCACCACCGGCGACTGTGTTTCTCCCGCTGATTATGAATAATTACCCCCAAGTGGTCAGCGGGGGAAGTAGTATGGGGGATAAATATGAAGAGGGGACCTAAACCTCGAAAGCTACCTGTAATGATCGCACAGCAGATTATCACTCGCTATCAAGCCGGCGAGATAGGCACCGACCTTTGCAGTGAGTACCATATAGGTTATGATAGGTTTCGCAATATCCTAGCAGTACATAGTGTCAAGATACGCCCGTATAGGCGAAGGCGCAGAACAAAGGACACACGGGAGCGGTGCAGGAGTTGTGGCATCATATTGGAAGAATGTGAGGACTGGGAGCGAGCACTGGAGCGCGATGGGCTGTGCGGGGGGACTGTGTGCCGAAAGATTATATTATGAGGAGGGGAGACAATGAGAATACTGCTAGCATGGAAGAAGGTCGCGACATGAGAACCAAAAGAGTGTTGTGGTCTCTAGCTCTAGCAATCATCTTTAGCCTGAGCTTGCTTACTGTTCAGGCTTGGCGACACTATACCATCTACCTGCCATTAGTGATAGGGGGTGGTAGAGAAAGCGGGCAAGTCAAACCAACTCCCACTGCGATACCTATACTAACAGATATGACCAAAAGTAAAGGAGAATAAGATATGAAACTACAGTGTCCAACATGCAAAAGAGAATTGAAGGTAAACCCCAAACGTGAAGCGTGTCTTGCATGTGGAGTTATTGATCACAAAACATGCGCCACATGTGGAACCACGGTAACTCTGCGCTTTCCACCATCTTTGCTTGTGCTGCAGTAATCTTCTACAATGTATTTATGAGGTAGAGAAATGGGACTTAGTCGACCGATGAAGTGGGTACTTTTCTTAATGCAAACAGAGAACGTTAGCATTGAGCGCTTCCTGCGAACTTACCGTTTCTACCCATGGCTCCAAAGTACTAAAGCACATCCAAGCCGAGTCACAGTACGAGCACTAGAAAACAAAGGGTATATCGTGCTAGAACGCAGAGGCGAACGAAATCTCTGGGTTCTTACTGATAGCGGCAGAAGACAACCCGTAATAAAGGAGAAGGCATGAGAGTCGTAACTATGTTTTGTTTGTTTAATGCTACGTGTTTGTTTTGGGCGCGAAAGCTGGGTTACATTGGCAATAAAGATATATGGGGTTTTGTAGCATTCGTAGCATTTGGCGTAATTTCTGCAATGACTGAATATGGTCAGAAATACAGTCAATCAATAACATAATACTATTACAACTACTACCTGGAGGAACAAGATGAAACCACTTAACGTGTTTAATGTTAGACTTGGACTAGCAACTAATAGTAGTAGTTCGCACAGTATTATATTCACTGAGCAGCGCGTTCGAGATAGCTATGATAACTTAGAAGGGTTTGGCTGGGATTTCTTTACACTTGCGTCGCAACAAGCAAAGGAATCGTACTTTCAAGTCGCACTATATCAAACCCTACGCCATACCGTAGGCAAAGACATTGCAAGGATGGTTGCACAGTCATTTGTGATGGAGCCACACCACCTCACAGAATCAGCTAACTATCTATTCCCCTACATTGATCATCAGAGTGCGCCGACAATTCCTAGTGACTGGGGTGGGCATGGGATAGACATGGAGTTTGCACAGGACTTCTACAACTTCCTCATGCAAGATAACTTAGTAGTGCTTGGCGGTAATGATAACGACGGAAAGGTTCACCCCCTAGCTATTAATGGTGCCGTAACATTACCATTTGCTAACTGGGGAAGTTCAGCGGCATGGGTGGCACGCAAAGACCACGCACATAACTACTGGACACTTTTCAGCCGCACATCAGGTGCAAAGCTTAGATTTGGTTTCAATGAAGACATGACAGCGCCAGCCCGGGCTTCTGTACCTGAACTAGTAGATATAAAGATTACAGACTACTGCGACCACAATTGTCCTTGGTGCTACCAAAGCTCGTCTGTTGACGGTAAACATGCTGATTATATCCACCCAATTACAAAGGCACTAGGCGAGCTAAAAGTCTTTGAAGTTGCGCTAGGTGGTGGCGAGCCAACCCTACATCCTAGATTTACCTCAATACTCCGAGACTTTCAATATTGCGGTGTAGTGCCAAACTTCACCACCCATAAACTAGCTTGGCTTCGTGATGATAGCCTGAGACAAGAGGTTCTTGCATCCTGTGGTGCATTCGCATACACTCCAGATAATATAGAGCAAGCACGAGCACTATGCTCTCTAGTAGACGTACATGAAATTAACCCACGGCGAGTATCAATACAACTTATTGCTGGATTTTGGGAAGGGCCAGTCTTTGAGAAACTTCTTAGTCTAGCCCATGTTCACAATATTGGTGTTACACTTCTAGGCTATAAGGCTACAGGTCGTGGTGCTAACTATAGATACCAACCGACACGTGAAAGCCTCGATGAAATGTGGACGGTAATTCTTAAGTTGCGAGCAGTGTATGGTGCTCCGCGAATTTCCATAGATACCGTACTGGCCGAGCAGCTAAAAGATAAACTTGTAGAGACCGAGATTCCGCACTGGCTATACCATACGAGTGATGGTACATTCTCCTACTACATTGACGCCGTAAGTAAAAAGATAGGACCGTCGTCTTACTGTCCAACTTATCGACTTATTGATATGAGCGCGGACTTAACGGCGCAAATAGCACGAGTATTTTAATATAATGGATATTACATCAACAAGTTGGATTGAGTACGGCTTGGGTCAGAGCGCTACCCCCTTTGCGTGCGCAAAGGAAAAAGCACTATCCTGGTATCGCTTTATAATATCGGTAATCTACTCCGGACAATATGATGATGTAATAGTAGGTGAGTTAAGAGAGGGAGTTCTTGCACAAATGAATGATGAAGTGCGTGCCGAGTTTGATAAACTAGTACAAAGTGGCTAAGTGTAAGCATAATAGCCTTAAACTAAAAGAACCATATGTGAAGGGTGAGCCCATGATCTTCATATGCCTAGACTGCGATCAAGAAATTACAAGAAGCAAGCACAAGAGAGGGGCAAAATGACTCACCAATATCCTGAATCAGTTAATATTCTTGGCGTAAATTACGCTATAGCGTATCACGACAATCCTGCGGAGGTAGACATATATAAACGCGAGTCGTTATGGGGGCAAATAGATTACTGGACACGTACTATTCGCATCTATGATAATGAACGTCCCAAGCAGGATGTTTGGCAAACGATTCTTCATGAGGTAATGCATGGCATTATGAATATGTTACACTTGAACAAGCTGCATGATGACGCTGCGCATAGTGAAATGGATTCATTAGCACTGGCTCTCACGGATGTATTTGTAAGAAATGGATGGTTGGTAGGAGTGCGGGAGGATGACGCGGATGACGTGGAAAGAATCTAGCATTTCTTGGACAGATTACTCAGGTGGTGCCGCAAACTTTGTGTTGGGCTGTACGCCTATATCGTTGGGATGCAAGAACTGTTATGCTCATCGTAATTTCAGGCGGTTTGGCAAAGACTTTTCCAAGGTAGTTTGTAGTCCAAAGAAGCTCAGGGGACTAGCTAGTACCAGATTTCCAGTATTCAGCCCTAAGCGTGGTGCACCACATAAACCCATGGTGTTTGTAGTAAACATGGGAGACCTCTTTCACACATCAGTTACAGACGAGTTTCTCTTAGATGTGTTTAGAATGTTTCAGGCTCGCCCGAATGTAGTTTGGCAAGTACTAACAAAACGCGCAGATCGAATGCGACGATTCATACTTAAGTATCTAGCGCATCCCTATAGTGAATTTGGACGCTGTACCACAAAGCATCCCTGGCCCTTCCCTCATGTCTGGCTTAACGTGTCAGTAGAGTCACCACAGTATCTCTGGCGAGTTCGAGAATTGCTAGACACACCAGCCGCTATACGGGGTGTAAGTTTAGAACCACTACTTGCTCCCGTAGATTTGCGACCTTGGATGTTTGATGGTATGGGGCATGATAATCACCCCAAATATAAAAGGTATGAGTACCCCACGGGTGCAATTGACTGGGTTGTTGTTGGCGGCGAGTCAGGTCCAAATCATCGCGCCTTTAATAAACAGTGGGCAATAGACATTCGTAATCACTGTATCGGCCATACACCATTCTTCTTTAAGCAGTCTGCCGGTCTCTACCCCGGTACAGACCCTACGCTTAATGGACAAATCTATCAGCAATGGCCAGGATATAAAGCAATTAGACACAATAACTGGACACAATAATTGGACACCTTGCTAATAAAAAGGAAAGCACAACATGACAAGGCGCAACGTGGCAGAGTCAAATTGGTTACGGTGCGAGCAATGCACGCACTGGCATTACGTAGATGGTATGGCATGGCATAGCAGGCAAAACAGACCTATTAATGGCATCTGCGTTAACCCAGAGTCAGATCACTGTGGCCATGTACTTGATAGACAGCACCATATTTGCAACCCAGACCATTACCTTCCGTTAGTTAAAGCTCGCTGGTGGGAAAAATAATGTCATGGCAAGCAACACTAAGCATAATTAAGAAGTCAATAAGGGCTGAAGGCTGGCGAATACTCTACAAGGACCTAGAAAAAATCAGGACACCAGATGGCATACGTGCTGTTACAGAATCCATTGACTTTGTTGGTAGAATAATCTATCTCCCCAAGGCGACACAGGGCACAGAGGAAACCCTGCAACAATTGGCAGATGTGTGGTTGAGCATACAGGGTGTTATTGCGTTTGAGAATCGAATGAAATCAACAATTAATGAAAGAACTGATGAGCCCAAGGAAATAACAGCAATAACACTACCGCTCTCTCTATTGGACAAAAACACAAAAGTGTGCTATGATGACGGATAGTATTAGTCATATAGCAAAAAGGAGAGATTGGTAAGTGCTTAGAATACTTTGGCATTCCAATGCGGTTTGGGCAAGAAGTGGTTATGGTGGTCAGAGCAAGATAAATGGTGAAGCGATAGCACAACTGGGTCATACAGTACATTATAGCGCTAACTGGGGACTACAGGGTTCCATAGTTGACCTCGATGCGAATACGAAGGTTTATCCGTCGCTACGTGCTGAATCTGGTGATGACCTATTACTTCCCAGTCATGCCGAAGCCATGAAGGCTGATATTGTTATTACTCTATATGATGCTTGGACTTTTGATCCAGTAATTACAAAGCAGTTTTGTTGGATTCCATGGTTGCCAATTGACATGGATAGAATATCAAAACAGCACTATCAGGCATTAGCACCGGCATATCGGGTAATTGCATTCACGCGGTATGGCCAAAAGAAGCTTAAGGAAGTAGGTATAGAGTCAAGTTATGTTCCCCACTCACTAGACACTCGTATATGGCGACCACTTGACAAAGCCGAAGCCCGTGAAGGCCTTGGTTTTCCGCCTGATAAATTTATAGTATTAGTAACGGCAATGAATAAGGGCTACCCAGCGCGAAAGGCATTTCCCGAGATATTATGGGCGTGGAAAGCATTTGCCGAGGGTAAGAAAGATAAAGTTCTGCTTCACTTCCACTCTAATGATGGCCCTGCTATCGGTGGCCCCAGTATCAGGGGAATGGCCAGCGAACTAGGCATTACGCCCGAGACACTTTCTATTGCTGATCAGTACTCGTACTTTCTGGGTTACAAAACATCCTATATGGTTGGACTTACTAACGCGGCTGATGTGCTACTTCTTCCCAGCTATGGTGAAGGATTTGGGATTCCCCTCATCGAAGCGCAAAGCGTAGGCGTACCTGTAATCACCAGCGACTTTGGCGCTATGAAGGAACTATGCAATGCTGGTTGGTTGGTAGAGGGGCAGCCCTTTCTTAATGTGTTGGCCGGTTTTTACCAAGTCCCCTTCATTGACAGTATTGTGGCTGCACTTGAGGAATCATATAAGTGCCGCGGTGATACTAGCTTGTCGGAACAGGCTATAGAAAGTATGAAGCAGTATGATATTCGTTATGTTACCCAAGAGCATTGGACACCAGTGTTAGATGAGATTGAAGAGTCTTTGAGTACCGGTGGCGAGCTAAATCTCTTTGAGGGGCTAGAGTGATAGACTTCATATTTATGCGTAAAGCATTAGTTACAGATTTCACCATAGCTTCCGGTGTAATGTCTGTTTTCATTCTCTTCTGGTTAATAGGTAAAGTAGCACGCCGGTTGTTCACCAGTGAGTAAAATACTTCTCCTTAATCCTCCCGTCCATCACTACACAGGTTTTCAGTTTAAGATTAACCCCACTCTTGGCCTAGCTATTATAGCGTCACTATTGGATACAGCAGGACACTCAGTGAAGGTAATAGACTTAGAAGCTGTCGGAATAACGCCCAATAAACTACATGCCTACTTTAAAAATAACAAAGATAATTGGCCAGACATAGTAGGATTTACTGCGTTATCAGTAGCTGCGCGTGGATGTAAAGAATCTATCAGTGCTATACGTGCAGCAGGATACAATAAAAAAGTTATGGTTGGCGGTATATATGCTACGCTATCCCCACAAGAGCTGATAAACGAGGGCGCTGACTTAGTTGTTACGGGTGAATGTGAGGGGAATATTGTTGAAGTAGTAGATAATGATATTGTTGGTGTAGTAAGCGGTACAGCAGCACCTATTGCAGATATTCCCATACCTCTTTGGAATAAGCATGTTCCCACAATCAATACCTACCAGGGTAATCAACCTCATATTGGCTGGCCCGAAACCGTAACCATGTTTACACGCGGATGTCCACATCGTTGTATCTTCTGCGTAACCGGTGATACACGTATAGAGACGCTTGCAGGTAGTAAAACCATTATTGAAATTAGCAAGGGTGACGAGGTGCTTACCGCCAATGGTGTAGCTGCTATACAAGACAAGCAAATACTAAAAGCTACAAACGGTCTTATAGAGATAAATGTCCAAGGTATGTTTAACAACTTAAGACTTACACCAGACCATAAAGTATTAGCCATTCGATATAAAGCACTTAACCGTATGGCCTCGGCAGCCAATGTAAAACACCGACCGGCATGGATACAGGAAGAGACGCCGCATTTCGTGCAAGCCGGTAAGTTACAGAAGGGTGACTTTTTAATTGCCCCCTATCCCACTAAAACTGTTCCAACCCACTATTCTGAAAGTGACTTTGAGCTTTTCGGACTATATATAGCAGAGGGACATATAAGTAAACAATTGCATCGCAAGAATTACTATATGCTTGTATTAACTTTATCAGCTCGTGAAGGGGCTTTGGCTAACCATGCATTAAAACTACTACGTAAATTCCTTGCAACAGATAAGGGAAGCATCTATCATAATCAGTGCAACAATACACTACAGGTTACAATAGGAGGGCGCAATAAGATTCTATGGTTTAGGGAAACGTTCAGAACAGGCGCAAAACACAAGACACTTCCACCTTGGGCGCTTTTAGCACCTAGGGCACATCAGATTGCCCTACTACGAGGTATGTTTTGGGGTGACGGACATAATTCCCATAGCGGCATTCGTTACACAACCGTATCACGAGTTCTTGCAGAGCAATTGCGACTGATACTATTGCGTACAGGCGGTGTTCCTAATCTTTTTCAGACTCCTGCCAATAAACGACCTAATCAGATACAAGGACGAACTGTAAATGTAAGTGATACTTACGTTGTTACCCTATTTGGACCGGTAGCCGATGAAATGCGTCATGAGTTCAATTGGGTTATTCGTAACGATAGTGCTAACCGGCGTTTTAATCGAGCTTATAACGTAGCGGGCAAGGGTTATGCGCTCTATCCTATTCAAGCTATTAACAAAACGCCGTATGAAGGTGTAGTGTATGACTTAACTACTAATGGAACATTTGTTGCAAATGGAGTGGCTATCTCGAACTGCGCCAATACTATATTCGGACACCAACCCATTAGGTTTCGACCGCCCGAGAACATTGAGCAAGAACTTAGATTCGACAAGGACCAGTTTGGAATTCAGTCACTGTTTGTTTATGATGATGAACTCTTTGGCTGCAAGTACTCAAGTGGTTGGTTTGCGGAAGTGATGGAGCGAATAACACCACTAGAACTCACGTGGAAAGCACAGGGTCGGTGCTCGGAGCGCTATGTAACCTCCGATGTTTTAGAAAAAGCATACGCAGCCGGTTGTCGTGCTATCATGTGGGGCATTGAAAGTTTCAGTCCTAAAGTCCTAGATGCTATAAAGAAAGATACAAAAGTTAGCGACATATGGGCAACTCTTAAGCGAGCCAAAGCCGCAGGTATTAAAAACTGGGCTTTCACAATGATTGGTAACTATAAGGAGACTGAGCGTGACTTGGCCATAACAGCTGCCGCTCTAGAGAAAGCTAAGGGTATGGGGTTAATTGACTGGCGTCAAACTACTATCGTTACTTCGTGGCCGGGAACAGAACTGTGGGATATTCAAGAACGTGAGGGTTGGCTGACACCGCCACCTGATACAGGACCGCAGACACAGCAAGTATATGCCGATACACCTTGGTTAACTAAAAAACAGATGTTATATTGGCTGGGAAAGTTTTCTACCATTTGTTAGTTAAAGGAGAGAATATGAGTGATAATATCCTCGTAACAGGTTCGGCCGGGTTCTTTGGTGAATGGGTAATACCGGCACTGGAGGGAGCAGGGTATAATGTTATACCATACGATATTGTAGACGGTGATGATGTTGGTAATAGGAGACGTCTAGCCGGCAGACTGCGCTCCTGTCTTGGTGTTGTGCACTTAGCTGGTGTGGGAATGTTGGCTAAGGGACAAGACTACGGATGGCATCACGCCACCATTTACGAAACGTTTACAAGTACATTTCTGACATTCGTTGCGAGTCGAAGTGCCACCCACTTTATTCATATGTCGTCTGGTGCTATCTATGGGTTTGGACCCGAGCAAATGAATGGTTGGCTTACAGAGAATGATATGCCAATAAGTGAGTTATTGATCCCCGACACTCAAGCGCGAATAGATATGCTCAATGCGTACTCGAAAAACAAATGGGAGATTGAAGAGTACTTAAGCAATGCCGACTTGAAAACAAAAGTTGCAGTCTCTCTGCGCGTAAACTGCATCGAGCCTCATAACGCGGGTGCAGTACAACGCGGTGATCATTGGGGCTGGTGGTGCTCGCAGCGGTTAGTATGTGATGCTATACTGGCTGGGTTGCGGCGGCAGGAATCTGGTTTCTTTCCTGTAAATGTAGGCGAGGATAACCCTAACCTTGACAAGGAAAACTTAACGGAGCTTTTACGCTCATGACAAATAAAGAGTGGTTGCTGTGTGCTATTGACATGGCCGGATACGACGGTGTATCGCTGCGACAACTCGAAGTAATAATGTTTCTTATCTACCACGATAGCCCAATATACCTTCGGGGCGAGGGAAGCAAGGATACATTACCTGAATTAAACTTTCGTCCCGGACTGTTGGGCCCTATCAGTTACGATCTACGCGATATGCTCAGAATATTGGTAGACAAGAAATTAATTCAGACAAAAATGCTCTACGAGGGAGACACAGTTCTTCTCTACACAATGTTATACTTTGTAACTAATGCGGGACATCATAGAGCTCTGGGTATACGCGGAAGGTATTTGGCCCGAACATTCACTGTACGAACACTCGAAATTACTTTCCCTATTACTTGGCTGACAAAGTTCCGTATAGTGCTAAAAGAAGTACAATCACAACAATTCTTGAAAGTAATTAAGGCACTTAGTCATAAGTACCCGAACTTTGCATCACCACTTTTCAGTGTGAACTAGAACTACTACAATTTATTCCTCATTATAACTACTACCATTTCTGTAGTAGTTATACCTATTCTACTACTAAGTTAAGGAGATAAATGTTTATCTGTGATAAAGCCGGTTGTAATGTAAGAGTAGATGAATCCGAAGTAATTGAGGTGAGCAGAGATGGTAGTTATTTTCACTTCTGCTGCTACGCCCATCTCTACGATTGGGCCAAAACCCAAATGTATAATGAGTCAGGCTTAGGCGATAATACCCTCAGTATAACAATATATCAAGCAAGGCGTTTTAGGAAATGTCCCATTAACTGGCATATATCTAATTACTTTGCGAGCAGGGAATAGGCGAAATGATTACTGTTAAGTGTCCCAATTGTCAAACAATGATGGATGCGTATGACCCTAAGAACTGGCCCGGTCGTGAACCTGATGCTGAGTGTCCGAATTGTGGCGCGCTAGTAACTAGTTTGGGAAATGGAAGCACCTTTGCTCGTACTGGGGTAGGCTTCGTAGCGGTCTTATCTACACCTATTGCGCAAGAGGACCTTCATCAATGACACACATACTTCTTAACCCAACATGGTCATGTGTAAATAAGTGCGCTTATTGTTGGCTTAATAGCACTATAAGGAAAAGACCTGAACTATTAAATGCCAAGACTCGACCATTTGACGACTGGCTAAGTGCTGTTAAAAGAGAGTTAGTTAAGATAGAAACTACCACTGGTCGCACACCACTCGTCATAGATATTGCCGGCGGCGAACCATTTCTTCTTCCCTGGATTGTAGAGTTCATCGCGCACTTTCCTGAAGTACCCGTTGGTTTATCTACTAATGGATTACCTGATCACGTACTTCAATTGGTGCGAAGGCCCAAGTTACCCAACCTAATATCAATCAATATGAGCTATCACCCCGGCACAACAGAACGCTACCCTGACTACGAGCAATTCTTTCGCAATAGAGTACTAGACATTTTAGGTACTGGATACCCGCTGCATATAAGCGCTGTAGGTTATGGAGAGGGCGCACGGCTTGTACGCGACCTAGCTGGTTGGGCAACAGACATAGGAATTGACGTATATGTATCTCCCTATGAGGATATGGCTATGTTGGCAGATAAACAAGAACAAGGTCTCGTGTGTAAAGGTGGAATAAACCATATCGTGGTTGCGCCTGACGGCACTTCATGGCCCTGTCTCTCTACCTTGCGTTCACCATTCTGGCGCGAGTCAATATTGGGAAACTGGCTAGATGATAACATTGATATAAGCAAGAAGGAACAACCATGCCATATCTACTGCGTGGATTATTACTTTCTCAAACATCACCATAGAGATGGTGACATGTGGGGCGTGGAGGCACGAGAAGCATGAGAATAGGAAACTTGGAGGTTACTTTTGAGCAACTACAACAGGCGCTCGGCTTACCGTCGGGTACGAGAATAGTCAGCATTGATTGTGGCGCACGAGAATCAGCTTGCCGGGTAGTGCATATCTATGTAGAACATCGGGCACTTAGTGATATTCAGAGTACAACCATACCGCGCGTAATACACAAAACCGTTTGGCATAATACGGATGGTACAAGAGCGTGATAATACTACTCGTCCACTATAATCCTCAGCATTACGGTGGCGCAGAAAGTAATCTGCACGACCAGGCCAAGGCACTCACGCTTGCTGGTCACACCGTCATAATTGAGCATAAAGACCCAGTGGCAGCATATGAAAAGCACCAGCCAGATATAGTACACTTTCACACTATTCATCTTGGCATAGGCGTAGGTATACTCACGTGGGCACAAAATCTAGGTATCCCTCATTGCATCAGTATGCATGATTACTGGCCCTTTAGCCGCAACAGACTACTAATCATTGACTTCGATCAGTCCTGTCCCGGTGTCACGGGAGTCTGCGATAGAGATTGTATACGCTTTAACAATTGTCCGTATGGCCCAGCGCACACCGCGATTCGAGACGCCGTTAACAACACACCAACTATTGCGTTTAATACCTACTCGGCTGAAATCTATACAAGAAATGGTATTCGAGTAGATGCTGTTATTCCACACGGCATTGATACCGATTACTTTTGCCCTGAAGGCGAGAAGGACTGGGGAAAAGTAGTAACAAGCGCAGCATGGGCAAATCAACCACATAAAGGCGTGCATATTCTCAAGGCGGCTCTGCGTCGCGCAAAGGTAGATGCTACACTTATAGTAGGCACAACACGCGATAACGTTAGAAAAGTATTACAACGATCAGGAATTTGGGTGGGAAGTAGCGTATATGAGGAAACATTTTGGCTAAGTTTAACAGAGGCAATGGCGGTTGGTTGTGCTGTTATTGCTACGGATGTAGCAGGTGGTAAGTTTCAAGTTCGACATGGCGCAACAGGACTAATAGTTCCCAAACTCGATATTCAAGCTATGGCTGACGCAATCACCCACCTCGTTAGTGATCGTGAGCGTGCTATGATTCTCGGCAAGAACGCTAGGAAATGGGCAGCAGAAAACTATAGCTTCGCACGCTGGGGTCAGAACCTCTTACAATTCTATGAAAAACTTCTACAAGGATAGTCATGGTAAACTCCGTTGTAAAACGCGATGGGCGTACTGTGCCCTTCAAACAAGAAAGAATTACAAATGCCATTTTTAAGGCTGCGCAAGCCGTAGGTGGTGAAGATCGTGAACGTGCAGTTCTAATTTCTACTGCCGTAGTAGATAGTCTTAATGCGCAGTTTACTGACGATAACATACCAAGTGTTGAGCAGATTCAAGATACCGTAGAGAAGATACTTGTTGCGTATGGTCACGCAAAGACAGCAAAGGCGTTTATTCTCTATCGTGACCTGCACAGTAAATTGCGTGATATTCACGCACTAATAGATGCTAACGAGCTAGTACAAGGGTACTTAGATCGCCTAGACTGGCGAGTTAATGAGAACTCGAACATGAGTTACTCGCTACAGGGGCTCAATAACCATATTTTTACTGCTGTGAATAATGCTTACTGGCTCAATCAACTATATCCTCGCAATATCCGTAATGCACACATGAATGGCGATATTCACATCCATGACCTCTACCTACTGGCAGCATATTGTTGTGGCTGGAGCTTAGAGGACTTGTTGCTTCGTGGCTTTGGTGGTGTGCCGGGTAAGCTAGAGTGTAGTCCGCCTCGGCACTTTCGCTCCGCTTTGGGTCAAATTGCTAACTTTCTTTATACTGTTCAGGGCGAGGTGGCGGGCGCAGTAGCAATTAGTAGTTTTGATACACTGCTTGCACCTTATGTTTGGGCTGATGACTTGGAATATGATGAAGTCAAACAAGCTATGCAAGAGTTCATCTTTAACATGAACGTGCCTACGCGAGTAGGGTTTCAGTGCTTCTCAGAGGATACTGAGATTCTAACTAGTTATGGGTGGCGAAGTTACCAAGATGTAAAAGTTGACGACGCTATAGCTACATATAATCCCGATACTGAAATAATAGAGTATCTCCCGGTACTACGAATGTTTAGTGCACCATACTCGGGAATAATGTACAACCTAAAAAACAGAGTGAATGACCAGCTTATATCACCTGGGCATAGAGTTGTAAGGCGGGGGTTCAACAATAACAAGAAGATTACTATTCAGCCAATTGAGCAAGTACTAGAGTATAATTCGCCAGTTTGCATACCACTCCTGACAGGCGGAAACTCTATGGGTAGCAGCGAGCTAAATAATGACCTCGTTCGTATTGCTGCATGGATTATCTCAGATGGAACTTGGGATAAAACTGGTAGAGGTTTTGGAAGAATAACCATTTTCCAAAATAAAGACAAACACCCCGATGCATACCAGGAGATTATAGAAATCCTTGACAGACTTGAATTGGTCTACTCTATTAATGATAGCACTACTGGGTTTGGCTCAGTAACTCAAATACGTATTGACACACCTGGCTCACGACAGTTGGTAGAGAGTTTATGGAAAACTAGCAAAGACCAGGGCCTAAAGTTTATTCCAGAATGTATATTAAACGCAGATACCCGCCTTTCACGTCTTTTCATAGAAACTTACTTAAAAGGTGATGGCGATACCATCAGAGTAAGAACATCTACAGCGAGTAAAGAAATCAGGGATGGCTTGATCCATGTAGGAATAAATGCGGGCTTTATGTGTACAGTCTTTACGCGGGAATTTGATGGTCATTCGACCAATAAACAGGACTTATATGTTATTAATTTCCTCCGTTCAGAAAATACATATATTCAGGGAGTACGAGAAGTTCCTTATGAAGGTATAATTTGGTGTCCAACTACTAAGAACGATACTGTTATAGCGCGACGAAATGGAAAGACATTTATCACGGGAAACACACCATTCTCAAATATTACTATGGATGTACAGGTTCCCGCACACTTAGCTGATGGTAGTGTTGTCTTAGCTGGTGCATATAATCCACATACATATGGCGAGTTTCAAGAACAGGTTAATATGATTAATCGTGCATTCGCCGAGGTAATGCTGGAAGGCGATGCCAGCGGGCGAGTGTTTACTTTTCCTATACCTACATACAATATCACAGCTGACTTTGAATGGAATAATCCTAGCCTTGACGCTATGTGGCAAATGACGGGTAAGTATGGCATTCCCTACTTTGCCAACTTTGTCAACTCTAATATGAATTTAGAAGATACGCGTTCTATGTGTTGCCGGCTTCATATCAATACCAGTGAGCTAAACAAGCGTGGCGGTGGGCTTTTTGGTTCAAATCCGCTAACGGGAAGCCTGGGTGTAGTTACGCTGAATATGGCACGCATAGGATACACAAGCGATACGGACGAGGAGTTTCTAAATCGCGTAGCCGAACTAATGGATATAGCGCGCGACAGCCTACTCCTCAAGCGACAGGTTATAGAGGGCTTTACAGAAAAAGGGTTGTATCCCTACTCTAAGTATTACCTCAATAATGTAAAGAGGCGTTTTGACTCCTACTGGGCCAATCACTTTAACACCATCGGCGTCATTGGTATGAACGAGGCGCTACGTAACTTTATGAATGTAGACTTAACTAGTGAAGTTGGTCGCGCCTTTACATTGCACGTTCTTGACTTTATGCGTAAACGGCTACTGGCATATCAAGAAGAAACTGGCCAGATGTTTAACCTTGAAGCCACACCGGGGGAAGGCGCATCCTATCGCCTTGCACTACTAGATAAAGAAAGATTCCCCAATGCCTTCACGGCTGGACAAAATGTGCCATACTACACCAACTCTACGCAGTTGCCTGTAGATGCAACTGATGACCTATTTGAGGCGCTTGGCTGGCAGGATGAGATTCAAACTCAGTACACTGGCGGCACAGTCTTTCACGCTTATCTGGGCGAAAGCCTATCAAATACAACTCTGATTAAGCAAGTTGTCAGGACTATAGCTCTTCGATTTCGTCTGCCATACTTTACTATTACACCAACATTTAGTATCTGTCCCGAGCATGGATATATCACGGGGGAACACTTTACTTGCCCAACGTGCGAATCTGACTGTGAAGTTTACTCAAGGGTGGTTGGTTATATACGACCGGTGAAGCAGTGGAATAGAGGTAAGCAAGCTGAGTTTGCCGAGAGGAAAAGCTTTGAGACAATGCGTGTCGCCGCCGTTCCCAAGGAGTAAGTAGATGAAAGTATTATTACAAATGAGTGGTTACTCATGGAGATTATGTCATAAATGAAGATAGGGCCGTACACTTTGGGTTATAATGACGAGAATCAGGGAATATATATGGGTGATTCTCAGGTTTTAAGTCAAGAGTTGCCCGATGAAAGTATAGATTACATTGTTACGGACCCCCCATATCCTCGAAAGTATCTGCACCTCTATGAGTGGCTGGCAAAGGAAGCTAGTCGTGTTCTAAAACCTGGCGGTCTTTGTTTGGCCATGAGTGGTCATTACCACCTACCCACCGTTATAGATTTAATGGGTAAGTACTTATCCTACCACTGGATATTTGCAATATATCTCCCGGGACCAAAGAATAGTGTTTTCCCACGAAAGATTCTGGCTAGTTGGAAACCAGTTCTCTCCTTTTCCAAGGGCAAGTATACGGGACCCTGGTGGGTGAAAGATATTTTCTTCTCACCAGCGCGAGAAAGCGGACTTCATATATGGCAACAATCGGTAGCAATGATGGAGTGGTTCGTTTGTCGCTTACCGCCTGACAGTATTATTCTCGATCCGTTCTGCGGGTCAGGAACTACCTGTGTGGCTAGTCGTATGAATAATCGAACATACCTAAGCTTTGATAATGATGAAGTGGCTGTGCATACAGCACGCGAGCGACTTAAGACAGTGCAACCTTATCCTATTATGGTAGAATATGAGCAGCCCATGATAGGGAATTTATTATAGAAGAGGATAAGAAAGTTCGACATTCATTATGAATTCGGCCCGAATATTCAATGTTTACAGTATACAGCAATACACGTATACTACTTAAGTAGTACTGGTATACATGTATTACTGTTTGCAGTAAACAAATAAGATTCGGACCGAATTCTGAATGAATTCATAACTTTTGAAGGGGAGCTATAACGTAATGAAAAATGATCGCTCGCTTATGTTTAGAATGCCTGAAAATCTTTTTCAGGTTCTCGAAAATTATGCCAGCGAATTACACGTAAGTAAATCAGAGTTCATGCGAGGTATGCTACGAACTTTAGCATCCAATAAGGCTATAGAACCAGAAGACTTTGCCAAAGAAATTAAAGCTGATATTGTGTCTACCAAAGAACCTCCCAACATAGAGGGTCATATCGTCTCAACACGGGTACCACTCGGGCACCATGATATAATTTCTAGTTATGCTGATACAAAAAATACCTCAGTTTCAGCCATTGTACGCGCTTTAATCAGGGCTTTTGCTGAGGGTAAAACCACAATTTCTAGTAACTTGCCAGTCAGACAACATGTTCGGAAACAAACGAATCCAGATAGCGAAGGAGTTTATAGAAGTCAAAGTAAGTGGGCTAATGCAGTAAAATCACGCGATAACTATTGCTGTGTTGAATGTGGAGATCAAGGGCCAGTTGTAGCTCATCATATCATTTTTATTGAGAGTGGTGGGGAACACACATTAGAAAATGGCATGACTCTCTGTCATCCCTGTCATAGCAAGAAACATACAGTTGACGACTACATAGGCATAGACGTTCCCAATGCCTGGAAAACCAGGGAGAGAAATTATAAAGGTAACCATGGTGGCGAGACAGAAGCATTCTGGAAGGAGCAATTGGCCCGTCTAAACACTCGCCGATGTATCAAGTGGACAAGGATAACTAAGAGGTATATTAACACGTTTCTACAAGATATACCTGAACACGTTGTCAAAAGAACAGTCATTACGCTGTGTCCAGACCCGCGCGCTATTAAACAGAAACCCGTAGAGTCATTCATACCTTATAAGGAAGAGCTTACGCCACCAACTTTGATTTGGTTAGAGGGAGAACAAGATGCGAGCACCAAGGAAGAATCTATCAATACATAAAGACACCCATAAGTTACTAAAAGTCATTGCGCTATTCCAAGAGGAAACAATCACGAGTCTTATACATCGACTGGCGCTAAAGGAAGCTAGAAGAATCGGCGAAGAAACAATCCTTCAGCATCTAGCATCACTTCTTCCGAGGGAGATATAATGCAGTATGAGGACGTAAAAGTAAGACCTGCGACACATCAGAAACTTCTAATGTTGCGCAAAGCTACTAGTTTACCCATGGTAAGAATTATTGATGCAATGACTGATAAAGCTATGCTGATGGTAATGGGCGAGATCGCACCAGAGCTACAGATCAATTGGGGTCGGCAAACGAAAAATGCGCTAGAAGCTCTTGCGGAAGCACAAAAAGAATCAATTGAGACCAAAGAGCCGCTAATGTGGATTTTTATGAAAAAGATGGGTATGAACAGGAATGAAGATGAATAAACAGCAAGGCTTGCTTGACAATAACGAACACATACGGTCTTTGCGAATTTTTGACAAAAAGAGGACAATGTGCTAGAATCATTCCCCCTGCTTTATCCCGCACCAACAAGTGGGCGCTTATGGTACAATCACAAGAAGTAGAACAAGATCGGAAACTTCATCTCTTTAGCCCCGCAGCTAGTCCTGGCGGGGCATCTATACCTGTGGCTAGTAGAGTATCAACGGAACTATACGACACTATCACACGGCTCGTAGAACATCCCAACAGTCCCTGGGATACAAAGGCCGAGTTTATGCGCGATGCACTTGATAACTTCATAGACTTTGTGGCCGGCGGTGTTAGTGATGGAACAGCAATACCGCAAATCATAATGTTAGTCAGAGTACTACGAGATCGTAGCGAACAATCCACAACACTTAGAAAGCTATCAAGGAGCGTTTATGATACTCTTGAAGAACTAGAAATCTATTATAGAGATAGGGACCTTGCCAAGCTAGCTATACGAATGGAAGAGACTGCCGAAACAATACAGGCAATAGAGGATTACTTCTGGTTCAGACGAGCTATAGAAGGGTTATTTTCCAGTTCTATAACAGTTAAGATTATGGAGGCATTGGAACGCAGCAACAATATCGGTCCAAGTGCAAAAGCTATTTGGCAGACCTGGCAAAATCTGAGGGAGGAAATACCCAGTGAAGCCACCGCAAAAACCGAGTGATTTAGGTTTTCCAGAGTTTGAGGAATTCAGACCTGGTCAAGCTGAGATTATTGCCGAGATTGTTAACATTTTCCAAAGCGGCAAAAGAATCATAATCTTAGAAGCGCCGACTGGTAGTGGTAAAAGTCTCATTGCTATGTCGGTTATTGCCGCACTGAATCAACGTGCGGTAATAACAACACAGACTAAACAACTGGCTTCGCAGTATCACGACGCTCACCCGACCACTACCGTTATTCAGGGGCGAGAGAATTACCAGTGTGCACTACAGCCCGAGTTACCTTGCGCTATAGGTCCATGTATAGCAGCAAGTTTTGAGTGTGCAAGCAAGAAGTCAATTTGCCCCTACTACCTTGCCAAACAAGACGCACTAAAGTCACCATGTGCCATTATGAACATTTGGTACTTTATGTATGAAGCCAACTACGTGGGCGGATTCTCTAATAGAGACTTGTTAGTAATAGATGAGGGGCACTTGCTAGAGAGTGCACTAATGAGTTTTATTTCCATCGAACTATCTAAGCGGCAGCTTACGCTTCTCGGCTGCGAACTGCCGTCGTTACAAACTACGCAGCAAGTAAGTATGTGGGCAGAGAACGTAATGCCCAAACTCCAAAGTATGCTTGCTGATGCTATTTACGAAGATAACCCACGGCGATATAGAAACTTACAAACACAGAATAAAAGAGTACAAAGTATAGCAAGCACTGACTTAAGTAAGTGGATACTAACGAAGACCTATCATGGTTACACGTTAAAGCCGGTTTGGGTTACAACTTATGGTAACCCGGCTATCTTTCAACACGCTAGTAAAATCCTAATAATGTCAGCTACAATTAGAGACGCCAAGCAGTACTGTAAGTGCTTGGGTATACCACAAAGTTCACTGCATTACATGGAAGCCCCATCACACTTTCCCAAAGAACACAGACCAATAAACTTTTGGCCTGTTGCCAAGATAGGTTATAAGTCAACCCCACGTGACTATAGTAAGCTTGTAAAAGCTATTGATACTATTTTGGAACTTCATAGGGGCGATAAGGGAATCTTGCACACTGTCTCATATAAACTGCTAAAGAAAATTGTAGCTGCTTCACGACATAATGGCCGTATACTAACACATGATTATAAAAATAGGGAGGAAGTTATAAGAAGGTTTAAAGAGTCTAAGAGAAACCCTGTTCTAGCATCACCATCTATTGGTATTGGATTGGACTTACCAGATGATGAATCACGATTTTGTATTATTGCCAAAGTGCCCTGGCAAGATATGTCGGATGAACAAGTAAAGAAACGTGTTAATGATGATCGTGGCTGGTACTCTTGGAATACAGCTTGTGCAATGATACAAATGAGTGGGCGGTGTATAAGGTCGGATACCGATTACGCCACCACTTATCTACTTGACGGACATGCTGGATGGTTTATGCAAAGGAATGCACGACTATTCCCAATTTGGTGGAGGGAATCTGTATACCATGTAGAAAAACCGTCGCAGTTTGTTCTTCCTCGCACTGTAATGCAACCCAAACTAGCCTGGTAGGTTGCTTTGCAGATATATAAGGAGTAATAATGACCGATCAGAACGCAGTACCGAAGAAATGGTTTGAAGAGACACCTGATAGTATTGTTGTGCTTGTTTCGGGCCTTGATATTATCCCCACACAACGCTTCAATAGAGAGGGTGAGCAGGAGCTCATGGACACCATTGTTCTGCAATGCGATGACCTCACTGGGCGATTTCCTGATGGCACCACACAGTGGTTTACGCCCAGCAACCACCCTAACAGTAAGTGGCAGAAGTGGCTCAAGGTTGTAAAGGCCAAGAGTGGAGTGAAGGTGCGGAGCTCTAAGGACCTAGTGGGCCGATACTTCATAGCCGAGTTCCATCAGTGGGAGTGGGGTGGCGGCCTGCCAGCTAGTCGCGTACTTGAACTTGTCGAGGAGTTGCCGGGCCTAGAAGTCGCTGAGACTAAGGCTCGTGAGTTCGGTGGAGGTTCTACAACGAGTTCAACAGGAGCTACTTTCGATGACCTTACAGATGAACAGAAAGTAGTTATCGAGCTTATTGACGGCAAGACCTACGAGGCATTTTTAACCGAAGCCGTCACTGACGCAAGGGTTTCCAGTAACCCAGCGCTGCTAACACGACTTGTAGACCCTCAGAGACTATTGGTTGAGGCGATGATTGACCTTGGTTACCTCAACCTCAATGATGACGAGACATATTCGGCATCACAGTAGTTTACCATTCATCCTCTCGTCAAACCAGGCTTGGCGAGAGGATGAAAACATAGGAGATTAATGATCCTTGTAGATAAGTTTGAACCACAAGAAGTACTAGAGGCCCTAAGCGAACACGCCCGGCAAGCATCAATGGATACAGGTGATTACGCCTTTACTACATGTAGTGGGCAAAGCGTACTTATAGAGCGCAAGCAAGTTAGTGACCTTCTACACTCTCTAAGCACAGGCCGACTAATGGATCAATTACGCCGCATCATCATAGAAAGTGATATTCCCATCCTACTCGTCGAGGGATTCATCACAATTACTAAAGATGGCTTTGTACGATACAGGGCTGGTAAGTCAAGGTGGCGCTATACCTCCGTACAAAATCTAATCTTAACAGCACAGTTATCAGGTGTTTATCTTATTCAGTCACCAAGTCAATATAATACGCCGCGAATAATTCTTAGTCTTTATAAGTACTTTCAGAAGCCAGAACATACTAGCTTAGTACGGCAGAAAGTCTTTACCGTTTTCCCCAAAGATAGAGATTATAAGCGTGCTGAAATGCTTATGAGTTTACCAGGTGTGGGCGTAGAAATTGCTACACGGATGGTAGAGAGATTTGGTACGCCAATGACAGCATTTAGCGCATCAGATGAAGAGCTAAATGAAGTAGGTGGTCTTGGCCCTAAAAAAATCAAAGCCATAAGAAAGTTTCTCGATGACCCTCGATAGGCCCGATAACTATAATGAACGCCTTCACTACCTTGTGGCTAAGTATGTAATGGGATGGGAACTAAAACATATACAAGAAGGGTGTCCTAATTACACGGATTATGGAATGTGGTGGCACTACCTTACATTTCCGTATAAACATAAGAGTTGGTGGAGACCCACGCATGAAGATGGCGACACGGAGGAAGTACTAAAAAGACTACACAAGCTAGGTTATGACGTACACATAGTTCGATTTGCTGAATCACATTACTGGGAGTGTATTATACACATACCGGCAGGACTTAGTTTTACTGCAAGACATAAAATAAGAGGACATGCTATCTGTCTTGCAGCATGTTTGGCAGTGGGGTTAAAGGTAACTACATGTTAGACCACCTCTCGTACTCTAGTATAGTAAGATTTATTATGTGTCCTAGGTCATGGGAATACCACTATATTCACCGTATCGCACGCCCAGTTTCTAGCGCACTCTTTGTGGGAAGTTGTACGCACGGTGCCCTAGAGCATAACTATAAACAGAAAGTGTTAACGCATGAGGACTTGCCAGTAGATGAAGTTCTACAGTGGTTCTCAGATCGGTGGGACACTTTGGACCCATCAGTGGGGCGTCCCGCAAGCAGTACCGGCGCTGAATCATTGGGTATAGACTGGAAAAACAAAGACCCAGGCCTTGAGAAAGACATGGGTGTAGCCATGGTTGGTAAGTATCAGAAAACAATAGCCAAGACCGTACAGCCTGTAGTTGCTGAACTTGGCTGGAGTCGGAAAGTAGATGATATGAAAATCATCGGTCGCGTAGACCTTATTGATGATAACGCTATCGTTACAGACTTTAAAACAGCAAGCCGGCGACCGCGAAGAGGTAGCTGGCATACAGACTTACAACCAACATTCTATGCACTTGGTATGAAAAGCGCAATAGTTTTTGAGTATCATTACATGCTTAAGTTAAAATCGCCAGCTGTAGAAAAGTACCGCACGCAACGAACGAAATCTGACATAGAATGGATAGTGAAAGTACTTATACCGCCAATCGTAAAAAGCATTCGCCGAGGTATATTCTTCCCTAACACGCAAACATGGAAGTGTTTCTCGCTAGATACTGAAGTACTAACTAATAATGGATGGAAGGGGTATAATAGCTTATCTTATCAGGATGATGTTTTAACCCTAAATCAGCAGACGGGTTTTCTAGAGTGGCAAAAACCCTATGCCATCTTTACACGGAAGTATAATCAACCTAAGCGAATAGTATCATTCGATGGTAGGACAATTAGCTTTAGTGTTACACCAGATCACCTAATGCTGAGTCGTTCCTGCGGTGCTAAGCAGTATAACCATCCTTGGCAACTTAAGACTGCACAGTCTATCGCCGGCGTAAGTTCGAGAGTTTTCCGAATAAGCGGGATAATGGAGCGAGATAACTACCCTATCTCTAACGACCTACTACAACTGACAGCGTGGGCACTAACCGAGGGTCACTTTCGACAGTGCTCTCAAGCCATAGAAATAGCACAGAAAACTGGTACAAGATATGTTAATGACATTCAGGATATATTAAATAGATTATCGTACTCATATACACGAAGAGATAGAAAAGATGGCTGCACTATATTCTATATTAAGGCAAGATCAGGTAGACAACTTAGACAGATACAGCCCGATAAGAGTGCGCAGCCTTGGTTATGGAAACTATCCAAAAAGCAGTTTGACCTATGGCTAGAAACTTTTGTAAAAGGAGATGGTAGTGCTCGTAGGGGTGGCTATATAATTAGTCAAAGAATTGAAAATACTATTGATCTTATTCAAGGTGTATGTATCTCGCATGGTTATAGTGCTATAAAAAATCCAGTACCAAAACATTCTAGTTTCGGTGGTTCTGCATATTCTTTATCCATCACTAAAAACAGACAGGAGTATAAAATGGGTGTTGGTCCGGCAACAAAGTTTTATCATAATGAATCAGCCAGTGCCGTTTGGGATTGCGCAGTCCCTAATGGACTTATTGTAACAAGAAGAAATGGTAGGCCACTAATAACGCATAATTGTTCACCATCATACTGTGAATACTATGACATATGCCGAAGGGAGAAACAGTTGTGAGTGATGAAGTTATTGAGGGTGTAGTTAAGGAAGTTAATGGCACGCCCTCTGTGCAAGACATATCTCTAATACCAGCATTCAAGTCCCGGGTTGTTAGCCCAATTATGACTGTTGACGAAGCACAGGAGGCGTGGGCGCAATATCAAGAGCTAGAGAATACGCTTCTTACCGACGATGACTACATTTACTTTGTCCAATGCAAGATTAAGGACCGAACACAAAGCGCTACTTATATGACTAAGGCTGATGCTGACCGTGGCGCAGATACTTGGAAGGCTATGGGTTACCCTGTAACTCTAACAAGACGAAAGAAAAAGTCAGCCTTTCGCAAGATGGCAAGGTTCTTTGGCTTGTCTATTCCACAGCAAAATGATAGCGCAATAATCACTATTGAGCCTCTTGGTAATAGTCACTTTGTAAAGACAGAGAAGGGTGAAGGTTACTCCGTTATCACTTACATGGATGAGGACATGGATACTGTCAAGTGCGAAGCATCTGTATCTGTTATGCATCCGGGCGGAGCTACTATGGTTGGACTTGGTACGTGTTCAGCAAGAGAAAGAGGATTTACACATCCCGACCACGACATTATAGCCACTAGTTGGACACGCGCACTTAACCGCGCAATCTCTGACATGGTGGGATGGGGTGAGGTTTCGGCAGAGGAAATAGATGCAATAACGGAGTCGAATACTAAGCCTAAAGCGCAAGGCGAACCTGACAAAGGTAAGTCCGAAGAGTCAAAGAGCAAGGTCGAGGAGTCTGTAGATGAAAAAATGGGACTAGCGACATTCTTGGCCAGCGCCTTTAAGCTTGGCGAAACTGCCGAGAGTCTTGCTGAAAGCTATGGAAGTCTCTCGGAGATCGAGGACTATGCCGCGACTCTTAATAGTATAAAAGATGGAAAGGAGACTAAGGCATCAGCTGAATCATCAGTTGGTTAGAACATCAATCAGTGCCAGTGGGTAATATCGTTATGTGACCAATCGCTGGCTTCACAGCACGACCGAGGGTATCTACTCCCTTTAGTTCATGGTAGTAGGTGCCCTCTATACTCAGGGTATCGGCAGAACCAAGCGGGACAGTTAGCTTGCCAGAGCCCGCGTCTGTAATAGTTATAGTTAAACTACCACTTGTCTTTATAATGGTGGGTACGGCACTACGCTCATTAGGCTGCATAATCCAAGTAAAATCGTAGTTATTTATATTCTTTCGCGTCGTATCGGTATCATCTTCCCAAATAGTGAAGTTAATATCTCTATCTTCACCGGCCAGCATAGTAAAGTCTTGTTGAGTACGCATCGCTATACTTCTCCATCCAGGTCTACGTCTATCATATGTGATCCATCAAGCCCCGTACTTATAGTCCATGAACCATCTGCTGCTATACTCAAAATCCAGGAACCCTTTAGCGCCACAGGGATAACCGCTATACCCTCTGCAAGGGTGAGAAGATATATTTCATTCAGTATTGAAAATGTCACTGATGCCAGGGTAGATACTGAAGCACTTTCGTCTACGTCTAGGGTTAGTGCTAGTGATATGTCGGCCAAAGCTGAAGATAATGCAGCCTCCGTTACCCCTGCCTCGCGCACTAGAGACATAGCAGCTAATGTAGCGGCTGCACTTGATGAACTTAATCCTACAAATCTGTCTAAGGTAAATGCAACATTAATATTCTGACCTGTAGCGACAGTTATTGCATTAAATATCTCTGTAAGGGTATTGGCCAAAGTACCGGCTAATGCTGACAATGCTACTTCATCAGAGCGCGAAAGTGTTGTAGATGCTAGAGTTGCCGCCTCGCCCGTCGGTGTTATCGCGGCTAACCGACTTAGGCTCAGTACCACTAGTCGATCTGCTACTCCCGTAGTACTAACCGCCGCACTTCTTGTCAATGTGGTATTGGCTAGGGCAGCAGCTAAAGCCGAGGCTGACACTCCTGCATCACGCTCTAATACTAACGACGTAAGTCCCGCCGTCATACCCGTGCTTGTTGTCCCCACTTGTCTTGCTAGAGACGTGGCGGCTAATACGGTAGCCAGCGCTGAAGTTGATATTGCACTGTCTCTGGTAAGTGTTAAAGTGGCTAGATTTGCTGCCTGACTACTACTCGCCAAAGCCGCAGACCTTGTTAGGGATACGTTGGCTAGAATTGCCGCTAGTGCTGAAGTCGAGATTCCTCCTTCACGCCCAAGTGTTACCTCACCCATGTATACCGTGCCGCGCATAGCAACTATAGCGGCACTCCTCGACAGCGAAGTATCTGCCAATGTTACGGATGTACCTGCGCTAGTTAATTCTGCAACCCGCGCCAGAGAAGCACCTACCAACGTTGCCGCCAAAGCTATGGTTGCAATTGCACTATCGCGGTTTAAACTTAGGTCGCTCGTTCCAGCTGCTAATGCTAGTGCTGAAATTGCATTATCCCTGGCCAAACTCACGTCGGCTAACCCTGCCGCCTGACTTGTACCAGTCAACCCTACCGACTTAGCCAATGACGTAGCGGCTAATGCGGCAGATAGTCCCTCTAGGGCGACACCAGCACCCCGCGCCAAAGTTATATCGGTGTTTCTTGTAGCCTGACTTGCATTTATTAGTCCCGCTAACCGATTTAGTAATGTACTAGCCAGCGCAACACCCTGTCCGCCACCGCTAACACCAATGGCACGACTTAGTGATGTAGCACCGAGGGCACCAGCTTGACCGGCTGACGTTACCGCGGCTACACGCGAGAGCGTTAAAGACACGTCGTAGTTTTGACCAGGCGTTAGCCCACTATACACCCAAACAATATGTTGTCTATCACCTTGGTCAAGTGTACCGTCGGGCAACACCAACGTAAGTACAGATGGTGATAGTATCTGCGTAGACGAAGCCCGTTTAGAGCGTGTGTCTAAGTTAGCCATTAGGGACCAGTTTCAATCTCGCCCCGAGTAAAGGTGGTATCATCATCTGAGACAGTTGCTTTCTGATCAACAGTGTCTCCAGCATCATTATAGACGCTTAGAGTCGTGGCAGTCTGTGTAAGCTTGTTGCGAAGAAACTTGTAAAGATAGCCGACCTTCGCCACAAGTGATGCTGTGGCTGCTGGGGCACCTTGACCTGGTTCGGCATAAGTATCAGTGCTCAACGCATCTACGACCTGACTATTGACTTCGGTAGGGGTAGCATGTGATTGTATCTCTTCGCCAAAACTTCCCCCTGCTGTGTGACCAGAGATTGGCTCGTCAAATACTGTATCTGCAATCAATAGACGGTGAGTGGCTTGTGAAAGAATATCAACTGTATCACCAACCGCCATAACAAATACACCGGGGTCTGCTATAAGTGTGATGGTTTTAGAAGACCCAACATAGTTCAAAACGTGACCAGTACAGTATCGAAACACCGTCGTAGTATCGTGTATGATAATACACATATCATTATATGCGTCATCATCAGATGACCCGTTTGCTAAAGTGAAACTGGTCTGCGAAGCTAATGTAGCGATAGTTGTTGATACCATGGTGAATGGCACAGACTCAGCTGCCACCCTCCCTTGAGGTATGATAATGAATATACTTGTATCATTAGGATTCGTTGCCCATGCCCTTTGCACCGATACTACCTTAGTACTCCCAACATAGTTCTTGATTCGCCGAGATTGCCCCGCACCAGTTCCGCCAATGATGCAAATTATAGCATCAATGTAGAGGTCATCAACTGCAGATGCGCCAGAGTCAAGTGTGATAGACCGAGCCTCTCCTGCCTGAGCAGTGCCATCCCGTATCAAGTGAGCAAAGCGACCAAAGGAGCCCGCTGCTACGTGGTCTGCTCGTGGCTCGTCCATGACTGCATCTGCTATTGCGGCAGCCGTCGGATCATTTAGTCCGGCAATCGAATCGTCAACTTCGGATTCAACTTCTGCTTTCATACCATCAGACATACCGCCCAAGTCACTCAATCCAGCACCAGCCGTACCAATCTCACCTGTATCAGTGCGTATCTCGTCCACCTGGTTCGCCATTTTGCCAACGGTCCCTGCATCAAGTTCACTCAAGCGTGCAGCAGTAACTTCGTGAGTATTCGCTAGTTTAGTATCCAGGTCAAGCTCGCCAGCGTCACTAATCGGAAGACCCCCAGCTGCGTCTGCTGCCGCCGCAGGAAGTGCGGTTCCAGTAAGTCCGCGCGTCGCAGAATATGCCAAATCAATCAAAACATTATTCAGTCCAGCAGCCCGGAACCCAACAACTGGTCCACGCCAAGGCAAAACGCCAGTGGCAAAACCAGTGAACCATCCAAATCCCTCAGTGTCATTATCAATCGTTCCACCACTAGCCGGTATCTCTAGCGTATACATACCATCGCCCTGATGTGCCCAGTCATGAATACCGCTGGTTGTTGGGGTTACAGCAGTCTGTGTAAATGCGCCTGCCGTGGTGACAAAGTTCCACACCAGGTCCATACCAGCCTGGTCATAGGTAATAGCAACTTCCCTGGTTTTAAAGTCAGTATCATCGGTAAGAGCCAAAACATTCACTGGCACCTCGGCCAGTGCCGCATCTACATCATACCAAATATCAGGCATAACTCACCTCATTGTTGCTGTGCATAGTAGTACCAGGGATTACCTTCCGCTGCCGCCTCTCCCTCTATCGCCACAGCCCACATATACTTGGCCGCAGGTTTGACCGCCGTGTAGTTGAGCGTCCAGCCATTCGCGTCGAGCGACACAAAGCTAGCCGTCAGCCCCGCGCTGCCGTCGTCGTCGGGCAACTGAACAGGCACATCATCGCTCAGTGACTGGGTGTCCGTGGTCGCTGCGCCATCATCAGCGCATCCAGACGTGGCGTAGGCATCGTCCTCATCAAACGCGCTCACCATCAGGGAGCCACCCAGAGCATCGGTATAGACCGTGTTCACCGCCTCGGCCATTGTACCGTGCAGAATCACCGCTTGGGGCGTGAAACTTGGTCCGATCTCTGCATCATTGCCTGTCTCGGTGGGAGTCGTGTGATCGCCTACCCAAGAGGCGACCGCCGGACCCGAACCGAAACGCAGGGCCAAATAGGCCCAAACCTTCGTAGTTTCTTCGCTTGCCGTGGCCGTAAATCCGTTAGCATCAAAAGTCCCCAAGGACACAGAGAGCCCTATCGCATCATAAATGAAGGCGCCTGTGACATAGGCATTCGAGTAGTAAACCGTCGTCTGCGCATCTGCACGGTTGTCCCGGTTGAATCCCAAAACACACCGTTGCGTGATACCGCTGGCCCTGTCGTTATGACAGACCCCGAAGCCCCACTTCATGTTGCTGCTCGAAATAGGCCAGGAGTTGTGATCATTGCCCAAGACGAATACCAAGTCTGGCTCAAATCCTGGCGCAGTAACGTCCACGGTATCGGTGCCAGGGAACTTGATTATGTCCACGTCGGCGGAAACATCCGTGCCTGCGAAGAACGTCACGGTTAGAAGCAACGCGCTGGTCGGGGCATCAGTGATGTTGATTGTGACGCCATTCGTAATCCAAGCGGAGAACGCCGCCTGACAGTCCACTGACCCCGTGGCTGGATCAACGACGTAGATAGGCACATCCTGGTTGCTGTAGCCAGTATTCGAAGTGGCGAGGTTATGTTGGTCCCAGCCGTTATGACACTTGCTGACTACGCCATCGGTGATTCCTACCATGAGCGAGAGACCGTCTGCGGCTACGCCGTCGGTAACGGCCCAAGACAGAAAGAGCATCGCCGCCTTGGGGGTCAAGCCACCCAAGTCGTCCGTGGTGATATTCTGTTCCCCTGTGTCCGTGTTCAGAGCGACACGGGTCGTGGCAACCGTCACACCCACCCTGAACTCCTAGATCGCATTGAGCTGCGCCCGAATCTCTGCGGCAGACATATAGCTGGGCACATCGCCCTGCTCCCAGAAGGTCAGGATGCTGCGGATACGATGCACGGCGCGGTCGCGGTGGTAGTCATCTGCATGTGCCGTGACCCGCCCCACTAGCGTGTCAAACTCGGCTTCGTCCTCGACGGTCATCGCGTAGAACGCCTTGACCTCGGTGACGGTGTGATAGCCGCCCAGCAGGCTGAACATCGCCTCGCAGAAGGGATTGAGCGCGATGTGCCGCGCGTTTGGCTCCCCTCCAGGATCATCCGATGGTATCTGACACAATCGCTCTACCAACGCCATATGACTCTCCTCCCATAATGGCCGTCGTGCTGATCGTCTTCTCGTCTACCCGTATATCATCTGGCTTTGTACTGATAATTCTAGGCATTTAGGATTAGCTAGCGCTGGCTGTACAAGTAATTGTCAGAGTGAGAGTATCGTCGTCATCAATAGTCTTGTCCCCAGCCGTGAATGCACCGCCACCGTAGAGCGTATCTACAGTTGCACCTTTGACTGATGCGGTACTAAGAAAAGCTCCACCAATAGTTGTATCGTCGGAAGAGATAGTAAAGACTGCTTTAGACGCTGTATTATCTACCGACTGTCCCGAAACTGCTCCCAGCACCAATGTCTGCCGAGCTGCCTCATCGTAGGCAGTAACCTCAACCCAACCCGCATGGCCTGATTCTTGGTCGCCCGCTGCAAAGGACGGCGTACCATCAGTCAAACCTATATACCAGGCAGCTGTGTAACCGCTACCCTTAAGGTGCTTATCTAAACTATCGTCCAATCCAGCATTCACTACCAGATTAAAGATAAAGTCTGTCCAGATAAGATCAAGCATCTCGGACGGAACTGACTGACCAAGTGCGCGAAGCTGACGTACCTGAAGCAGGTACTCCGGCTTAGGTCTATGACACACAACATCATAGCGAGTGGTCAATTGTCGTGCCAATATCGTTTGTGTATTCATTTCTCTAATTCCTCTTTGATAGTACTTTACGTCCATGCAACAACTGACCAGCTATGATAGCACCAGCAGCAATCTCAAACAATGCCTCCACCCACTCCTGCCAACCACTCGGTATCACGGCTATCTCGACATAGTTGAAGATTGTTACCGCCACTGCGAAAACAATACATGCTATAACTGCTGATAGCGCAAATGCAACTATTCGCTTCGCTTCAGCAGCAAGGCCGGCCAGAACACGCCATCTCTCGACAAGTTGGAAAGCGAGATATGCTGCTCCACCATCACTAATTATCCAGGTAATCGCACTAATCAATGTCACTTTGAGCCTCCTCATTCAGGTTAAATCTATACCCCGTGACTTTACAGCGCCGCCCATCTATTCTCTCGCGTTGTAACTGCGCCCTATCTACAACGCCATTATCTAAGCCTTCACGGATTAGAATTCGTGCACTTTTTACACCAACACCAAGCTCTTGCGCCCATTCTCTAGCAGTCTTAAAACCCATTGGCTCAACTTCATCATTCTGATCAATGAATTCTATTAATTCCTCAAGCGTAAAGCTCGGCCTAGCATTCATTTGACAACTTCCTTACACTTGGCAACGGCAAGGGGAACTTTTCCTCATCCACTTCAAAGCGCTTGCCATTATGAGTAATCTTAACATAGCCAATGTGAGGTAGCATTGAAGTGGCTTTACGGTAACCAAACGCTGTTTTTAATTGCCATGCCGGCGTTACAACTACACCTACATCTTCTCTAACGTATACGTGCCGATGCCTGTGCGAACGCACTACCAGTTTAACATTAGGCATTTCGTCCTGATATTCGCGAACCAACTCTGACAAAAGTAAAAGCGTATCACGTAGAGGTACTGTAGCCTCATACCATGGAACACTAGATGTGCCTATGTGATGTGCGAAATGAATTACATCTGTATTGTCCGCCCACTCTAAAAATAGTTCCCATTGAGTGTATTGACCAGTAGTTGGATTTTGTACAGCACCAATAGAACGTGCTAGCCGACTAACATCCTCAGAGCAGCGCCCCTCATGCCACTCCGTACCTCTAATCACATAGCGCTCACCAACTAATTCCATCAACGGTGCCAGTAGAAGTTCGGCAGCATTAGCCTGAATATCACCTCTATTAGTAATTAATTGACCGTCCCTCCAGCTTTTCCCCTGAATAATATCACCATTAATAACTAGTGTGGGCTTAGGCGAAATTGTTGCAATGTCCTCACACATCGCCTGCCAACATTCCATTAACCACTCTTGATACTTATTGAGTTGATAACGCCCGCCACCCTCCAATATGGCACCCACAGGCCATAGCCCTACAACTGAACCGACATGAAGATCACTAATTACAACTACACAAGTCATAGATAATCTGCCTTTCTCGGCTAATTGATGCGTGATTATAGCATAGTTTGCTCACGGTGTCAATGTCTGCTTGCGACGTTAATTACTGGCATCATCATCACTAACTTGTTCTATAACATAATTTAGCTTGGTTTCAAGGCGCTCCATGCCAACGAGAATCTCTAACCTATCTTTTCTTGCTTCATCATTGGCAGATTCTAGTGTTGTGATTCGTCGCCTATCATTTTGTATATCGGCTTGCGTTGTACCCCATGCAATGCCCATTGTTACAAATAAAGCTATGATAGTTATTACAGTAGCCAGCAACTTAACATGACTATGATTGTTTAGCATATTGTTTTATCCCACTGTGATTTCCGCTACTAGTTTCCACGTATCAGACTCAATCTTTAGAGCTACAAAACACTTCTCGCTAGGCTTATAAGCAAGACAGTATGCAAAAGCTGCACCCGACACATAGCGTTCCTGAAGCCATATGTAACCAAGGGCAAGGCATACCTTCCTAGTGGCGGGAAATACATAGTAGTCATTACGCATTAAGGCTGATTCAGTGGCCGTAAATTTTTGCCCGGATTCTTGACCGTAGTAGTGATTAAGGATTTGACGGTAATTCGCTCCTCGCCTCGCCATTTCCCTAGCACCATACTGGCACATGCGTCCAGGCCATTGCTTATCCAAGTGCCCATTCTCACCTTTACAGAAAGGACAGTTAGATAAACCACACTTGTTAACGTACATTCCACTACTTAGCCAAAGTTCGCCCGTAGTTTCACGAACGGCTTGATCGCTGCGGTCGTGAATTGTTGCTACGTTATAAACCTGGCAATGTGTTGTATTACAAAGATGTGCTTCAGTACCATGACGCGGAGATTTCATTGCACGATCAGCGTAAGTTCGTGCGGCCACAGCTTGGGCCTTTAGGGCTTCCATGTGCCAAGAAGCAGGCATCTCGGCAGGCACAACGGCACGCAGATACTCCTCTAATCGTATACTTGTAACAATAGACCCTTGTAAGAGCAGAACCTTGTCCTCACGATAAGCGTTACGAACGTACTCAGCTAGTTGGTTCTCGATCCTACTCCCTACAATATCAAAGGTTTGCCAGTCCCTCTTTGCTCCAGTCTGGAATATGGCGGCCCACTCAATCTTGCTATCCAACTCAAGTTGACCATCATACTCTACCAACCAATGAAAGTATGCGCCCTGATCTTCGACACTCCAGAAGCCAGCATTAGAAGCATTTTTCTCAGCCAGAGCTACATCCCAACCAATCTCAGTTAGAAAGATTGTTGGTATTCTATATCCCAAGTCTTTCAGAATCTCTATATCGCGCCGATAAACAAAAACACACCATGGACTCCACTCCAGCCCCGGCTTTGCATATTCATGTTTACCTAAGATTGCGTTTGGTTGTGCCAGTGGCTCCTCGTAGAACCGCCATAATTCCGGCAACGGACGTGTAGGGGCAAAGTTGCCAATGATAACATCGAACTCCTCACGCGCCATCAATCGGCATAGTTCAGCCTCACATGCTGCCAAGCCCTTCATTTCATCAGCATCGTGAATAATTCTCTCATTTACACTCTCAAGAGTGTTAACGCCCAGTACATTTCGCCAGTGATTTGCGTCACCAATTAGTGCATCAAAGAGACGACGTGCGCCACTCGTACCATTCCTGATACATTCAGAAGCAATATTATCTGTCCAGGTGCGGTGCCAGACAAAGGGTCGGTTAAAGCCAACATCATCATATGCTGAGTAAATGTCATCACGAATAAACTCAGGCGAGGTAGTTCCCATACATTTAAGCGCCGGGTATAAAGCATGACGTAGGTGATTCTTGCATTCATCACTAGGCAATTGTATATGTCCCGCTAACTTTGTCACTTATCTTCCACCTTTCTTAAACATACTTGCAGGTGCCAATGATTCTGAATTGAATGACGGTTGGTATCAATTTCTACTAATTTATAACCCCTCTCGCGACATAGTGCACGCGCTACACCCATAGCTATATTTTGCGTATAAAGTACTACACCATCAGAAACTCTATTACAACTCACGTGCTCGTTTGGTACAGCCAGTAGGCGCAGATCAAACTCTTTCTTATCTAAATCTACAGCTACGACAATATCAGGTGAAACATATAACCACTCTGTTAAGTGAGCCTCGGGCAAGTGCGTGGCCAACATACAAAGGGGGCAGTCCATTATATTAACCTTTCTTTATAGTTTCTATACTTGCTTCTAGTATCTTTATGAAGGCTTCGTTGGTACCATTACTTGTTAATATTCTAATGTGGTCATTTACACATAGAATTGTTATCATAATCTCAGCTTCATTTGGTAATATGTGCTGCTTTACTTGCTCGCGCAGCTGTGAGTTCTCACGCAGCAAACCAATCATTTCCTCATTAGTCGTCTGTAACTCACTAGTTAACAACTCGCATTGTTTACATTCTGGCATTTAAGTAACCTTTCCCGCGCAAGCATCAATGAGGTCCATGATCGCTTCCTTCTGTGCCAGATTTAGCGGTACAGGGTTATCCTCACTATCTGGCCCTTCAGTAGCAGACCAGTCGTGATGTAGCATTAGCCCGTGTGCCCACTTTAGCATGTCATCACTAATGCTATATTCAGTCACTGCAGCACTATTACCAGTATTAAGATCATCCCAAGTAATACCACGTGGACGACGCGGTGCCTTCTCATCATCCTTGTGCTCATCGCCCCAAACCTTCATGGCGTCTTGCCACTCGCGCATTTCCTCCATTGATTCCTCGGCCAACTTGTCAAATTCTTCCCAAGCCTGCCGAACCTGGAATCCACGCCGTATAGCACGAATGTTGGAAAGTTCTACACTCGTTAACTTCTCATCAGTTTTCGCCCCTATTGACATCAAAAAGTTTCGTAACATACAACGTTGTGCGATACTAAGTGAAATTTGCGACACTATGCTACTCCTAATCTAACTTCATAAAAATCATCCGACTTCGCCCATAACTCACCTACTGCTGCACCAGCATTTGCTTGACTTGTGCCGGTCTTCATGGCTGGCATTAGGTGGCCACCATCTTTCAAGATCGTCTCTCGCAGTGTGTTTTCAGTGTAAAGTTCAATTATGCCACCAGCTATGTTTCCTGCTACCAGTCTCACTTTCCCCGGATGTGCACCATGTTCGTTACCGGAGACGATGATCGAAGCCCCACGAGTCGCGTCGCTGGTGCCACCGCCGGTCAGAGCGGTCTGTTTAGTGTCCGATCCGTCCGCAGTGTCGGCTTTCATAGAGAAGGTGGCTGCGCTGTAGGAGATGGCTCCTGCAAGGACAAGATTCAGCGCGACGGTCAAACCGTCATCAGTCTTGAGCATGTTCGCTGCGCTACGGTACAGGTTCACGTCTGACCAGTGAAGATCTTTGCCGTCCGCGATAATGATGTCGTCGCCGACGTCGAGACCACCATCGATCTTTACATTGTCCGGCGTTCGCATCAGATTAGCCGCAGAACGATACCAAAGCGCGTCTCCACCAAGTAACAGTCCTGCAGTAGATCCTTGTAACGGAAGAGCCAACTGACCAGCACGACCTAGACCGAGAATCTCGGAGTCGTCCGCTTTGAGAACCTGAAATCGCGAGGCTGCGAAATCCTCGATTATGTTACTAATCGTGTAGCTATCCAACTGGATATAACCAGTTGCATCATTAGGCTCTCTGAAACATTCAATAAAACTCATACCTCCGCCTAGCGAGTGGGCTTCGAGGCGGATGGTGCTCTCATGTGTGGGATAAGAGTCTGCTTCAATGTAGATATTTGAGTTTGTATCGTGATCAGGATGAAGAACATACAAACTCACGTATGAATCAGTTTCAGTTATCAACCCCCGGAGCCTCCCAAACACGTCCCCCGTACTATCCCTAAACTTGTAGGCCCTAGTATCACTATAAGTGTCTGAGACTTCGATTCCGATCCCGCCGGAATTGAGAAAAACCACGCCAGCGCCAGCTTCAATAGCGCCTGTCACTGCATCGAATTTCGCCTGCAATACATCAACGAGCAGACCATACATCCCCGTGCGATCAATCCAGATACCCGTACCTGTTGCAGGCAGGCCGTTTGGATCAGCTATAGGTGGCGTCGAGCCGATGCTGATAGCACTGTTCTCACCAGGCATGGTCAACTTCTTGGTGATCTCGGCCCCTAGGGCGGCGTCGAGTGTGATGACCGCATTTCCGCCGCTATCCTTCACCGTCAGGATGCCAGCCGAGGTAAGCCCTATCCGTTCTTGCGAATCTGCCCATAGTCCAAGG